ATGAGAGAGATTAAGTTAGACGTTGATAAGAACGAAGAAGGTTATAAAGTGATTGGCTACCTTGATGGTAAAGCTGTCATTAGTGCGAGCGACCGGAACCGCACGAAGGCGTGGGAAATCGTTCAGAGTATTAGCTTGGTGGGTGACTTTGACGATGCTCAGGCGATTCTGGAAGTGATGACAGAAGTGAAGTTTAAAGTGCTGGAGCTGATGTAATAATCGCAAATAAAAGAAGACTGCTTAGCCAGTCTTTTTTTATGTTGAAATAAAAAAGAAAGTGCTTGCACGTATTGTCATTAAAGCGTATACTTCTTTTATCGAAAAGAAACAGTGATAGGAAATAGAGCGATGAACGATTGGATCGAGATTAAAGAGATTACTGAAATCAAGCCTCACTACAGTGGTAAAGCGTGGGTTATGGTTGGTAAGGGTCGTTCGGACTTACGCAACTGCATCGTGGATTTCATGCACGTTGAGAAAAACAAGTCAGATTTGGATGCGCTGAAGGTTGGGATGACAATCGATAAGCGTATTTAATAAAACAGGGGGCTGCTTAGCGGCCTTTATTTATTGACAGAGGTGTAAGATGAAAGAAGTCGCAATACTGATTGGCTTTGATGGTGGTAAGGATTGCTGGTATGTAGAGATTGGGCATAAAGAGGTTTTCCAATCGAGAGAGTATGAAGAGAGTTTAGCTTATGCTCACGGAGCGAAAGAAGCGTTTGCGCAATGTGGCGTTAGCGTAGACTTTATTAACAGCGGCGAAGAGATTTAAGTCTTTTAAAGAGAGCCATTTCATTTAAGATTTTTTACGAGGTAAAAGATGAGCAAGTTTACTGCGGGTCCGTGGAAGAAAGTGAATGGTGATCTGGTTGGCGCTAACGGTAAAGATGTCGTATTAGGCAAAAGTGGTTTTAGCCTGAGCACGGCGGGAAGCTGTGATGAGGAAGCGATTCATAATGGTATCCTTGCGGGAACGGCTCCTGAGCTGCTGGCTGCGTTGCAGCACTTTGTGGAGTGTGCGGAGAAAGGCGAGGTTCCTAATGGTGTAGCTATCACTGGGTCGAAACGTGTGATTGGTAAAGCGCTGAATAAGGGCTAACCACCAGCAAAGATAAAAGAAGCTGCCTCCGGGTGGCTTTTTGTGTTTATGATAAAAAAGTGCTTGCGCGTATTGTCATTAAGGCGTATACTTCTTTTATCGAAACGAGAGCGGGAAGAAGAAAATGGCTTACTTGAGCAAAGAGCATAAAGCGAAGATTGTTGCGGCGGTAAAGGCTGTATTGCCGAAAGATTGGAAGGCGAGCTTTGCGATTCGGAATGCTTCGGGCATTGTGATGACGATCAAGAGCACGCCGTTAACGCTGGAGCAGATTTTTGGTAAAGAGGCGTGTGATGCTCAGGGTGATTATCGTCGTTTTGATGGAGTGTTGGGTCATGTAGAGGTGCATCACTTGGGTCGTCTTGATCGTGATATTAAGGATGAAGGCGCGCGTGAGATTCTGGAGAAGGTTGTTGCGGCGTTGAATCTGGACAACTACAACAACAGTGATCTGATGAGGGATTACCATGATGTAGGTCATTATGTCGATCTGCAGTTTGGACATTACAAAAGGCCTTATGCGGTGAAAGCGTAAGAGAATAAAGAAGCTGCCTCCGGGTGGCTTTTTTGTTGTGCAGGATAAAGAGTTTTAATATAATGGGATAATAATCCCGAAAAGTAATCCAAAGTGGGATAATATTCCTATAGGAGAAAAACATGCTGAGTATGTCAAATAGTGGTACGGTGAGTATGAGTCGAAGCGGTTCGAGTGCGGCGATTATGAATGGTTTTTCTTTTTCAAAAGAAGAAGGTGTGATGAACTTTTCTGATATAATGGCGATGTCTAACGTTCACGGAACGGCAAAGGCATTTTTGGATAAAGTTGTGGCGTGTAAAAATCGCTATGATAATACGGATGATTTTGCGGTGAGTTATCGGAGCAGTTCGTTGGCATTAACTGCGGGCATTCTTTATGTAAATGATGGCTTCAGTGTAGATCGTCGTGAAGAAAATTACAGTAAGAAGTTAGCGCAAGGCCTGAAGATGTATGTAAGTTATTTCAGGACGAGAAAGGTGTATAACTATAACAAGGATGTATCGGGTGTGTATAAATCGCTGAAGGATATCCGGGCCAAGCTGACTGTTGATAACATTTTAGAGGCATTGCGAAAAAGCGATGTTTTCTGTATCTGTTCGGATTATTACCGGGTAGAGATCAGTAAAGGTAAGACGAAGAGTATTGTAGAGGTGGATGGTCATAAGATTGATTTATCCAAATAGGGAATAACGAGAAGCTGCCTATGGGTGGCTTTTTTATTTGTACGAGAAAAGGGAGTATGATAGAATGGGGGAAAATGGGCGGAGAAAAATAATGAGTGTTATTAGCTATTCGGATTTAATGAAGAGTTTTGGTGATGTTCAGGGGACAGCGAAGCCATTCGTTGATGATTTGATTGGGCGTAAAAAGCGATTTGACGAAGAGAGTTTATTCAGAAGATTTTCTTTTTTATTTTTTGGTTATGCTGTTTTGCTGAATGACCAGCCATCTATGACTATGGATATTGTGGTGAGTAAAGATGCGCCGGAGCAGGAGTTAGCTGAGAAGATTGGAGCTTTACTGTCCGGGTTTCGCTTATCGAAGCGTCATAATGAGATTTTGAGTGGTGTGGATTTTTATCGGTTGGTGAGAGATTTCCATAAAAAGTGTAATGTTGAAAATATTCTGCAGGAGCACAAAAAGAATAATGGTGTGTTCAGTGTGCATAATGGGTATTATTCCGTGGGATTGACTGAGCAGATGCCGGACGGCGAGATAGAGTTGAATGGTTTTACTGTAGATCTGTCGAGGTAATGAATGTTGAATAAAAAGCAGAAAGCATTGATAGATTTGGAGGGTGTGATAGACGATGGGATATCGTTGGGTTCACACAGTTTGCAGATTAAGGTGTTAGGTATGGCCTTAGAGGAGTCAGCCAGGGGGACGGCGCATTACTATGAGGCGTTAAGGTTATTGTCGTTGATTTTGCCGGAAGAATATACAGAGGCATTTGAGCGATTAAAATAAAGGTCAGGCAACTACAGAGGATAAGGTAAACATGTCAAATGAAATCGCGGTATCGTTAGTGCATAAATCGGCAGCTAATCATTTTTACAACAGTTTCTTTATTATTGAGGAAGAGAAGCTTGGTGTATTGGCGCGGTGGAATCCTGAGCTTAAGTTGGTGAGTAGTAATGGGGAAGTGTATACGTGTCGCTTTAATGATTTTGAGGTAAATGTTAAGACACGTTCTCAGAGCATTATCAAATCGCTGAGGGATCATGATATGGCGGGTTCGCCGTATGGCTTTGACATTCTTGGTCTGGTTGCTGAGTTAGAGCCTGATTGGGAAAATCGCGAAGAAACGGCTTGACGGTATTGTCATTAATCATTATACTGTTTTCATTGAAGGGCGATATGCCTGATTGAAATGAAAGGTGAAGACATGAAAGTGCGGATTACGAAATCGAATACCTCTTTTGTGCGTGTAGGTGAGATTACGGAAGTGACTGAGCTTAACGGCGAGCCGCATCGTATGTGGAGTGATTTTTGTAAGCGTTATGAGGATGTGAGCTGGTGTAAGCGTATTTGGTCTGTGGAGTATGAAGTGTTAGAAGAGGCGAGTGTTTAAGGTTTAAGGTTGATGAGAGAGCTATTCGATGGATGGCTCTTTTTATTTATCTGTGGCTGATTAGGAAAGGGCGAATAGAGATGAACGAAAAAATTATTAAGCGTGGGAATTTGATCACGGTAAAGAAAGAGGCGGTGAAGCAGTCAGAGATTATTGATTTTCTGAAGGTTCATGTGCCGGAGGTGAGTGCATCGGAGCGGCGTTATATGGCGACCTTGTTGAAAACAGAAGGTGTGATTTTCGACTACAAGAGACTGTTGGAATCTATTTTGCTTCTTAGCTGATTCAGGTAGGTTTAAAAAAGTGAGAAAAGGGCGAAATATGTATTGTCATTAAGCGTAGGTTTCGCTATACTGTTTTTATTGAAGCAGAGCACGAAATCACCCTCACTTTTTAAGGAATGCGTCATGATCACAACTATCTCTACTTTAGAAACTTCAGTTCTAAAAGCGGTATTTGGTTTTGCTCAGAAGAAGAAGAACGTGAGCTTTCCGAAAGAGGTGTTGGTGGGTGGTGAGGTGTTGAAGCAGAACCAACTGAATACAGTTCTGATGAATCTGAAGGCGAAGAACATTATTCAGGTGAACGTTGATCTGTTTGGTTTTTCGATGGTGTCGATGACATTTGACGGCATTAAGTTTTGTGAAGGTCTGATGCGTAAGAAGGCGAAGAAAGCCGCGTAATATAATAATGTGTGAAGGGCCACCAGCGAGGTGGCTTTTTTGTTTTAAGAGAGGCTTCTCATTAGAAGTTATTCTTTTGAAGAAAAAGCTTGAAAGCGATATTGTGTTGTCATATAATGATTTTACTGAAGCGAGACATTCATTAACTAACGGGTGCTAACATGTTTAAACAAATCGCGGGTTCATCTTTGGTATCGGGTTCACTGGTTCTGGCTCTTTTTGAGTTTAAGCGTTCGAACACGTTCCATGCGGCGAAGACGCGCATTGTTCTGAATGAGGACGGCAGTGTTTTTGATTACTGCTTTGCGGATGGCTCGAAGCTTAACCTGAATGAATTGCCTACGCGTTATATGGCTATTCCGGCAGACAGTGAGTTTACTGAGCTTACGGAAGACATGAAGAATGCGCCGCTGCAGGAAGATGTGCTGATTAAATTTGCGGACGGTTCTATTGAGAATGCAACATTTGAGCTGGATGATAACGGTGATGTGATTTACTGTTTGTTTGATGGTGATATGCTCACGTACAATCCCACTCACTTTATGAAGATGCCAGCGATTGGCTAAAGAGAGAAGCCGCCTGCTGGTGGCTTTTTTTATGGATAACTGAAAATAAGTGTTGTCATTAAGTGATGATAGGGGTATACTGTTTTCATTGAGACAGAGAACGAACTTAAATCACTTTTAAAGGAAAACATCATGAGCGCAGCGACTTCAGTAATGAAAGAAGAGAAAGTCATGATTACTAACATTTCTGCTTTAGAGACAACTGTTCTGAAGGCGGTATTTGGTTTTGCTCAGAAGATGAGCAACGTGAGTTTTCCGAAAGAAGTGCTGGTTGATGAAAAGATTCTGAAGGCGAACCAACTGAATACCGTTCTGATGAACCTAAAGGCGAAAAATATTATTGAGATTAACTTGGATCTGTTTGGCTTCTCAATGGTGTCGATGACATTTGACGGCGTGAGATTCTGTAAAGGTCTGATGCGTAAAAAGGCAGCGAAAGCTGCGTAAGATTGGAAGAGCTGCCTGCGGGTGGCTCTTTTGTTTTTAAGAGAGAGCCTTTTCATTTAAGTCGCCGTTAAAAGCTTTTATTATTGTCATTATAATGCTATACTGATTTTATTGAAATGAAGTCAACCGAGAGAGAAATCTGATGAAAACGAAGAAGCCAGTAAACGTGCGTATTGTTGAGCGTCATTTTTATGATGGAAGCAAGACGTATGAGGTTGAGGTTGAGCGTGTCTTCTTGGGTGTGATCTCGTGGTGGAAGCGTGATAAAAAACTTGACTGCTCCTATGAGTTCAATCGTGATTTCAATACGTATGCTGAAGCGGAGCGGCATATTGAGCAAAACTATACCCACTATTCGCTTCTCGAAGAGATGGGGCAGGAAGAAGTGAGTTGTATGTGGTAAAGTAAAGCTGTATTGAATAAAAGAGCTACCTTCGGGTGGCTTTTTTTATGGGCATAGGAAAGTAGGTGTGGTATTAGGCCCACCAGCGGATAAACGGGCATGTGGTTGTCTTTTAAGAGAGAGTTTTTCAAAGAAATGGATTTTAGGTTTTTGAGGTAATGTAAAGATAGATGATTTTGATATGGTTTTATGTTATAGTGTGGCAATGATAAAATAGGGGAAATGTTATGACTTACACACATGATCAGATGAAAGAAAAGTTTGGAACGGTGTTTGTGATTAATGCGTTGAAGGGTTTTGCGGTAGAAGAGCATTACCATACGGGTTATTTCCCTTATGAGGCTTTTTTGACGGCGGAAGAGGCTGCTGAGGATTTTCGGGGTAAGGCGCTGGAGCGTTATCGTGAAGAGACTGAGAATGCGGAGCGTGAGGTTGCGGCTTATGAGAGTAAGCCTGTGATATTACGTTTGCTGTCATGGGGAGCGCGTAGGCAGGATTATGTTGTGGCTAAGGGCATGATAGAGGAAGCGGATCGCAGGCTGAGGAAGAAGCTTGCTCATGTGGAGAGTGGTACGGTTAGTTATTTGGATAAAGAGAAGACGTATGAGATAGAATATCCTGAGCTGAAAGTGGGCGATAAGGTGTATCTGGTGGTTCTGGAGAAGAACTTACTGGAGGAAGGGCTATATACAGGAGAGATTTTTGATATCAAGTATAGTCTGGTGAATGGTAATAAAGTGAGATTTACCGGGGCGTTTCGTCTTGATGTGGGTGGAGAGCGTGAGGAGCTGCAGTTAAATACGGATAATGATGGCGGGCTGAGTGATGGTTGTATGTATCACGAGGTGTTTTTGGATGAAGCTGAGGCGAGGGCATGTTATCAGGCGAAGATGGTAGAACGTCTGGCATTTTTTGAGAAGAAAGCTAAAGGCGAATAATATTAACAGCTAAGAGGATAAAGTATGAGTCAATATGACGATTGGGAAGAGATAGAGTTAACTGACGATAGCGATAAATATAAGTCGGTGTCGATCAAAGCTGCGAATAAGCTATTTCCTGCTGGGCGTTATTATGTAGGTGATTTATGTTATTTGCTGGATAAAGGTGAGAACTACGGAGTATTGAAAAGTATTTATTTCCATTATGTTTGTGGTTATATTTGCGGGACGGATTATCGCAGGAAGAAGCGTTTCGTTGAATGTGAGGATATTTCTTTCTTAGCGTATTTTGGTATGACGGCGCATGGTGATGGTGGATTTAGTGATAATCAAGGGCGTTCTTATTCTGTAGATGCTGGATTGATTGGCATAGTGGAGTTGACGGATAGTGATTTAGAGGCCAGCGCCAGAGCAGTGGAGGCGAGAGGTAGTGGTCAGGTGATTGATTTTGTTGAGGCGTTTGAGGTGTCATCGAAACGCGGTGTGTTTAACTTTGGTGATATTGAGATAAACACAAGATAATCACTGTTGGTTATTATAATGGAATAGATTAAGAGCTACCTGCGGGTGGCTTTTTTATTTTAAGAAAAGCGTGGAGAAACACTTGGTATTGTCATATAATATAGGTATTGCGATAGAGGCGGAGTCTGAGATGAAAAAGATGCGAGTAGTGCAGATGTCTAGCAGCGAAGGCATTTCTTATTTGGTGGAGCATAAGGTGCTGGGATTGTTCTGGTATCGTGAAGGTTATGAACTTTTATCGGGTCAGCATTCATTGGCAAAAGACTTAGGTTTTAGGACGTATAAAGAGGCGGTTGCTTATCTTAAAGGTCGTTTCCCTAAAGGAGAGTTGCTCAAGCTAAAAGTTGAAAGTAACTATCCTTCTGGTGAGTGCTATTAAAAGCTTGCGCTGCGTTTAATGTTGTCATATAATATTTGAAAACCTGATGAGGAAGCGGACATGAGCGGCAACTTTACTATTCTGAAAGACAACGTTAAGCGCGAGATTGAGAAAGGTGCTGGCATCTGGAGTGCGATTAACCGTCATGTTAACAAATACAACAACATGGCACATTTGTGTGCGATGGAAGATCCTACGTTGTATGTAAAGAAAGAGAAGAATGGTAAGATTCGTTATGAGGAAGGTATGACGAATATTGATATTGCTCTGGTGAACGTTCAGAACAAACTTTACGATTGTTTCTAAGCTGAGGTGAGATATGCAAATAGATAAAGCGTTGGTTTATTTAAATGCGTTGATACGTGAGGGATATGAGTATCCTGATGCACACACAAAGGCGGTATTGAAATACAATGTAGACGGAGATGATCTGTCTGAGGCGTATGACAATCAGTAAAAAGAGAAGCTACCTGTGGGTAGCTTTTTTATTGTTTGCTTTTAATGACAATGCTATTATAAAATAGTGGCATAGAAACACATTATTGCTGAGGATATAGAAATGAGCTTTACAGGCACAAAAGGGCAGTGGTATTTGGACGAAGGCTGGTTAGATGGGCATATCAGCTTGTCGAGTGATGATCATGGAGCTTTTGCTCAGATTCTGGTTGAAATGGAAGATACCACCAGCGAGCGGCAACGTAAAGAGTTTGAGGCTAACGCTAAGGTTATGGTGATTGCGCCGGAGATGTATGCGTTAGTTGAGGCGATAAAGGCAGATCAGAAGGTTTATGATGTGCTGAAGGTGTTGAATCCGGGCTTGGTTGAGCAGGCTGAGAAAATCCTGGTCCATATGGAAAGTGAGATGGTATTGCGATAGAGCTTGATGTTGATAAGGCGCTGGGCTATACTTTGTTGACTTTAAAGAGAGGATTATTCAGATGAGTAAGATTGTATTAACGCCGGAACAGAAAGTAGCGCAGATTGAGCGTTGCACTCAGGTAATTGTTGCATTGGCTCTGGATGAAAGCGCTGGAGTTATCACACCAGAAGGCCGTTTGGATCTGGTAAATGCTAAGCTTGCGCTTGCGCTGCTGATGGCGACTCCTGCGGGATATGCGACTGAGCGTGCGGTGAGCCATGAGGTTCACAATAGCGGATCGACGTGTTTCTATGGTGAGCGTCAGGATGAAGATGACGTTGTGCTGTATGCGTTGCCTGTTAGCATTCCGGTTGACGAGGAAGATGAAGAATAAGATTTGAAAAGAGCCTCCTGACGGGGGCTTTTTTATGGGAAGAGTTTATTAAAATGTCTTGCTTGTATTTTATTGTTGTCATATAATGGCATTATCAAAGAGAAGAGGGTTTAGCGATGACTATGATCGTAAAGAAAGACGAAAAAACGTTGGTAGAGGCATCGGTGGATGCTGAGAAGCGGACGGTTGAGTTTAATCTTGAGCAGAGTGGTTATACTGAGGAAGGTTTTGGCACTGATTACACGAGCTTTACGCTCTCTAAAGAAGAAGCGTTGGCGCTAGCTGCATACATCACAAAGACGTTTTCTTAATCATTGAATGATTATATAGCCTGTTAAAGAGAAGCTGCCTCCGGGTGGCTTTTTTATTGGAAGAAACAGCTTGGCTTGGACAAGTTATTGTCATATAATATTTTGACTGAAACGAATGAGGTAGAGATTATGTCTAAGATTGCGGTTATTGATTACACGTCAGACGGGCATGTTTATCAGGTTGCTGTTGGCGCTGAGAAGACGGTAAAGCAGAGCTACAATGAGGCTTATGCGTATGCTAAGGCGTTGTTTTTGTCTGGCGAGGTTGAGCGAGTCGATAACAGGATTTTTGAGGAGCATTCGTTAGCTTAATAAAAAAGAGGCCGCCTGCGGGTGGCCTTTTTCTTGGAGGATTTATGAGTAGTGCTGAGAATACTGTGATGTTTTGCATATTTGGTTTACTTATCGGATATGTGATTATTAACGTTGCAATAGAGATTAAATATCAGATAGAAGTAAGATCTGAGTTAAAGGTTAAAAAGAGCCGCTATCATGATATTGATGTTTTTTAAGAGAGAGCTTTTCAAAAGAGGTTTTTAAGATGAATGAGCAGACATTTGTATTGGAAGAAGGCTTCACTGCAGATTTGTGCATGAGGGTGCAGAAGTATTTTAGTGAGCCGGGTGAAATCCGCGTAATGATTCCGGCAGGACTTGGCGAATATTTATCGGTGAGTCGAACGGTTAATCATTCGGAGATTTACCCTGAGCTTGAGCTGTATAAGTTGGAATATTATGAGGATCAGGGAGAGTATGATGGTGAGAAGGTTTATAAGCCGCATGGCCCTGAGTATTTCTCTATTGGGGATGAAGCGAATCTGTATAAAGCGGTGCTGCAGCGTTTAGTAGATGTTTCACCTCAGAGGCCGAGCGGATTGGGCTTTGCTAAGGTAGACTGTGTAGCGGCGTATCATCATGTAATTAATCTGAAATAAAAAGAATAATGGTGATGCCTGTTATTTTTGTGTTATTCTGTTATGCTGAGAAAATACAAATATAAAGGAGAAGATAATGAAAGATAAAACGTTCTGGAGAAGTTCGCTGATTTTTTGTGGAGTGGCGCTGGTTTTAGGTTTGTTGAGTGCATATTACCATGATGTAGTGGTTTATTATCGTGATTACTGTGTATTGGGTGTGATCACCACGCTCCTTGCATTTGAGTTGGGCCGTCGTCAGAAGCGCTGTAAGGCTTACTACGAGACGGAAGAATACAGGGATATGTATGCTCGATTTAAGCCTGACGACGTGAAGTTTGTGGGCTTGCTGATGCCGCATAAGATAAGTGTGGTGTGGGCGTGGTTGAACCGTATCTCAGCAATATTGGGATTGTTTGGGGTGTTGTATTATCCGGGCTTCCTGGCGGTTTATTTGCTGTGGCTGAGCGTGGTATTAAATGGATATGCTATTTATCATTTATGCACTACCCCAAAGGTGAAGGCCGTGAAAACGGTAGAAGTAGAAGTGGAAAAACCAGAGTAAATAAAAGGGCCTCTTAGGAGGTCTTTTTTACGTTTAAAATAAATAATAAGTGATTGATTTAATTGATTTTAAATATAGAAAACCGGACATATTTTGATTGAGAAGTATATAGATTATTGCTATAATGGTATTCTTAAAACGAGAGGGTATGAAAATGGCTGCTGAGAAAAAAGTGATGAGTCTGGAAGAGTTGCGCAAGCTTTCTGGTGATGACCTGGCGGAGCAGATGTGGTCTTTTCGTCATGATTTTAAAAACTCACTGGATTCTGAAGATGAGCCGGAAGAGCAGTGGTCTTGTCTGGTAAGTTTGGTTGAAGACGGCACGGTGAAAGTTGATGATCTGCCGGGCTACGGCTTTACGTATTTGCACGACAATCAGTAAGGTGTGCTGTGTCTGAGGATTACGATAAGGCGAAAGCGTTGGGGTTGACGGATAAGGATCGGTGGGGAGAGGGATTGCCTCATCATCCGATGTCGGAACGGTTGATGACGTTTCTGAAGGCTCATGACAGGGAGGATTATGGGCGCGTCTTTGACTGGCGCACGGGCGGTGATGGAGACAATGGAGAGACGCTGATGTATCAGATGGATGCATTCTTTGAGAAGCTTGAGCAAGAGCAAATAAAAAGCAAATAGTGTTGTCATTTAATAAAGTGTTATGATATAGTGTGTTTATTGAGTCATAAAAACTACTGCACTTTGACGGGAGAGACGATGAAAAACATTTCTGTGGTTGAGCAAGATAGTAATGTTTTGCCTGCGGGTAAGTATTATGTAGGCGATCTGTGTTATTTGCTGCCTGATCGGATTTACGAGCAGTATGTGTGCGACAGTGGAAAAGAAGAAGCTGTTGTTGAGATTACAGCGCCTCGCCGCCTGCCATTTTTAGCATTTTACAATCATACGGCTTATGGTGATGGTATTTACCGTGATAACTTTAAAAATCAGTATGGTGTTGATGCGGGTTTGATTGGTGTGGTTCAATTGACCTCTGAGAGCCTGTTGAAAAAAGCGCAGACGCTGGATAAGCGTAAAAATGGTAAGGTGATTGATTTTCCTCAACCATTTGAGGTTGACGCGAGTAATGGCGTGTTTGAGTTTGGTCATATTCGGATTAACACGGATTTTGAATAAAAAGAAAAGGGCTGAAAAGCCCTTTTTGTTGTCATTTTATAAAGAGTTGTGCTATAGTATTGCTATTGAGAGATAGGCGTGTTGACTATTTTAACTGGAGAAGACAATGACTGTATCGATTACTGCTCGTAAAACTGCGTTGATGCCTGCTGGCACGTATTATGTCGGAGATCTGTGCTATTTACTGACGGACAAAACCGATAAGGTTTATGATGATCTGGTGTTAGGTTTTGATAATGATGGTAAAGCTGTAGATATCAAGGCGGGTCGTCGTAAAGTATTTTCTGCGTTTTACGCGAACACGGCGCATGGTGATGGTCAGTATTCTGATAATATTGGCAACAAATACAGTGTAGATGCGGGTATTCTTGGCGTAGTTCAACTGCTGTCGGCGGATTTGATTGCTCAGGCTAAGAAGCTTGATGCTGATGGTCATGCGAAGGTGATTCTCTTCCCTGAAGACTTCCGCGTTGACCGTGATGAAGATGGCACGTTTACATTCGGTCATCTGACCATTGTTACTGATGGGTCTGATCAGGAAGAAGAAGATGATGATAGCTGGGATGATGACCGTTGGGATGAGGAAGACGAAGATGAGCTAGAGGATAACGATGATCCTTATGCGATTCGTGAGGAATAAATAAAAAAGCCGCCTCCGGGCGGTTTTTTTATGAATGAGAAATCGATTTAGTAAAATAATTGTTGTCATTAATCCGTGATAGGCGTATACTCTTTTTATCGAAACAAAAGAGAGATTAAAAAATGAAAGAAGCTCAAGTTCTGCGTTGCCTGGTAAAGAAACCTGAAGGTCAGGATATCCGTTGTGCGACTCGTCTTGGTTTTGCGGTGAATATTCATTGTGCTGAAGGTTATATGTGGGTGAAACTGATTAACGTTACGGTTGATCAGATGGAAGAAGCGATTGCTCAGGCGGGTTTTGAAAAAGTAAGCGAAGTAGAATACCATTAATATAAAAGAACCACCTTCGGGTGGTTTAATATTTTATAATGCTTGTATTAAGAAATGGTAATGGGTATAATATTGTCATTAAACTGATGAGGTGAAAACATGACTACTGCAGCTCAGACTTTTAAAATAAACGTGCGTAATAAGAAAAGCAAAAATTCGAAGACTGAAGAAATTGAATTAAAAGTAGGTCAGGTCGTTCGTTATGCTTTTTATTCAAACGTAACATTTGAAGGATTTGATGAGAAAGGTCATGCTATTTTGAAAGACAAGAGCGGGAATATTAAGCTTGTTTACCGCAATTTATTTGAACAATATGTAGAAGTATAAGATTAAAAGAGCTGCCTCCGGGCGGCTTTTTTGTTAAGAAATGGATCGGTTGAAAAATAAAGAGGGATGTAAAAGTTTTTCAAGAGAGTCTGGTCATTAAAGATTTATCTTGATGTGTTGTCGTATTGTTGATATACTCGTTTTTACTGAGAGCTTGCTGTGCGGGCTATGATTTAACTAAAAGAGAAAAAACAATGTCAAAAGTTTCTGTAGATTCATCGAAGGTAGCGGTTCTGTCGTTGGCGGCGGCGCTGGTAGGTCATGAGCGTTTTATGCTGCATTCTCAGGCGGTATTTGAGAGTGAGTTTGTGTCGGTGGGTGAGAACGACATTGAGAAGAAGAAGGTGACGCAGAAGTTCACTAAGCGTCTGAATGCGATGGCGAAGGATATGGATAATCTGCATAATGTGAAATCTGCCCTGATGGGTGTATTAAAAGATTTCGGCTGTGCGTATGTGATCGTGCGCAACGATGTAGGTTATGTGTATCTGGCTAAGCTGTATGCTGCGCTGGACTATGCGTTGAAGGAATACGCAAAAGTGGTTAAGGCTCAGAAGAACAATCCTGAGTTGTTAGAGCTGCTGGCTCCCTATGGTTTTGTGCTGGAAGCGAACGCCTTTGAGATGATGCAGCAAGATTTCGCTTATCTGGAAGGTGTGATGAAAGAGCGTCAAGCTGAAAGTAAGGCGGCGTATCCTGATTTTGAGCCACGATCTGTGGTGAGTGATAAGCCTGATTGGGATGAGGTAAAGGCGGCGTATAAGAAGCGTCTGGCTGAGCTTAAAGAGAAGAAGTAAAGAAAAGCGGCCTTCGGGCTGCTTTTTTGTTTTATCGAGTTAATAATAAAAGGCAAAAATGAGTTGTCATTAAGATTGGTTGAAGGTATACTTTTTTCATTGAGTAGGAAAAAATAAGATTAAACCATTTCTTGATAGAGAGGTAAGTATAATGTATATGACATCCAAAAAAGACCGTAATGGCGTGAGTCATGATGGATGGGCAGATGTAGGAAAGGCCAATCGTGGTGGGTTTAATAAGGACGCTGATTATCAGAGAAAAGTGAAAGAAGTCCAGGAAAAAAGCCGTTCGGATTATGGGCGCAGTAGTGGATCATGGTGGGATACTAACGAAGATATATTTTAAAAGATTGAAAGAAGAGACTGGCGAGTATTGTCATTAGCAGCTATACTGATCTGATGTTATGAAAGTATAGCTGGATAAAAGACTAACCTATTTGGAGTATTTCATGATTAAGCCAATCGCGTTGGGAAGCAATCCTGAAAATATGGCGCAAGCGGTGTTTGTGGCTTTGGTGTCAGAGAGTAAGGTGTGGAAGGATTATGAAGGTCTTTCTGCTGAGGCGCGGGAAACGGTGGTGCCATTGGTGCTGATGCTGCAGCGTTGGGACGGCGTGAAGGGTTTTGTAGGTGGCGAAGTTGAGTCGGGTGAGACACTGAAAGAAGCGGTAAGCCGTGAATGTCGGGAAGAGATTGGCCTGACATTAAGTGAGGCTGAAATTGCTGCTGCGCGGTTGGTGTCTTCTCACCAGACTAAGAGCCGGGTAACGCATTTAATGACGGTAGAGGTTTCTCCAGAGCGTATGGTTGAGGCTGTGAAGGGTGCTGCAGATGCTGAGCATTTTATGAGTGAGACGGTAGCTGTGATGCCTGTTCAGTTCATGAACTATCCTCATAAGAAAGCATTTGATAACTTTATTCAGAATAACTTTGCCTCGACAGTGAAGGAAGAGATAGCTGATCTGATTAATGCGTTGGGCTGGTCGGAAAAATATGCTTTGCCTGTAGATTTTGTTCCAGTGGGAATGACACAGAAAGGTCTTTAAAAGAGCCGCCTCCGGGCGGTTTTTTTATATGTCCAAAAGGTTTGATATGGTTGTCATAAGCGTGATATAATGAGGTATTAACAATAATAAGGATAAAAGATGAGCCACTTTCAAACCAGAGCAAATCCGATTCAGAACATGGTGCGTGATAAAATGCTGCAGGGATATTTCGATGAAGCTGAAAAGACTTTATCGGAGTGTCTTGTGGGTATTAATGAGTATCAGGTAGGTCGGGTGTTAAATGGTGATGCTGCACTTATTGATGTTGAAGGTGGAATAGACATTCTTGAGCAAGAAGATGTGGAATACAAGAAGGTTTTAGCTAAAGTAAGGGATAGGCTGGCTGAGCCGGAAAATGTGAGAAAGCTGGAGAGTGAGCGTTTAAGGAAGGCTTATCAGAAAAATCATGAAGAGTTTGGCTATCATTATCTGGAAGATGGAAGGGTGAGTTTCCCTAAAAATTTGATGGAGCAGATTATCAGCGAAGGCTTGGCTGAGGATGTTGAGAAGCTGGACATATTGATTAACCCGGATGAATCGAACGAGGAAAAGACGGCATTATTGATTTCTGAGATAAAGGCGTTTGGCTATCAGATTGGGGATATCAGGCTTTTTAAGGAAAACCAGACATTTGGACGTCTAACGGGGAAGGTAAAGACTTTAGAGGACCGTGCGAGTTTGAGGGACACAGATATTTTATTTATGGATCTGGAAGACCGTGAGAGCCTGATAAAATACTTTTCACTGTTTGAGAAGGTGGGTGCGGTGGTAGGTTATGCTTCGATGACATCTCTGCTGGCGCATCATGATATTTTTCATAAGTCGAAAGAGAGTTATATGCAGATTCCACTGCTGTTGATTAACAGGAGTGATGGTAAAACATTTCAGGATTATCGAGGAGAAGGGCTGACACTTGATTTTAAGAGAGGCAGGATCTCAAAGAAATAAAGCAGACAGAACCGCCTACTGGCGGTTTTTGTTTGGCTTAAGAAAAAGCTTGAATGTGTTGTCATAAGTGTGTATAGTGGTTTCATTGAGTTAAGGCATTCTACTAATATCTTACTGGAGTAGTAAAAATGGCTAAAGCGATTAAAATGAGTGGTAATAAAGAGTTTTTTGTGGTGCGTCTTAAAAATCGTCCTGAGTTATTTTTAAAGGATGTAGAGCATTACGGTCATGATTTTTCTGATGCTTATCTTCGTGAGAAAGGTTTTTGGGATCTGGTGGTTCAAGCTATTAATGATTATGAAAATGAGTATGAAGTTTTACGTTTCGTCTCAGTAAAAGAGGCTGAAAAGGCTATTTATGATTTGTTGAGTCGTCTTGAAGAGAAGCCAGGCCCTTTCAAAAAGGACTCCTTTGAGATTATTCGTGTTGAGGTATTATTAAAGTCTGAGGTAGTAAAAACGTTTGATAACGTTGGAGCGGTTCTCGAACTGGCTGATGGTTTGGGTGCCAAGATGTTGCGTTTTGAAACCTATTTTGTTGGAACACCGCTGGGGCATAAGCTCAATGCGACAAAAGCGGGCATGAAAAATGCGCGTAAGAAGGGCTTTGAAGGTTATGAGATTGAAAGCTATGATAAACATTATCATAGCTGGTTAGAGCTTAACGACGAAGCTTAAAAACAAGCCGCCTTCGGGCGGTTTTTTCATATAAAGGTTGTGACAATAAAGGCGTTCTGCTATAATCAATGGTATTGAAAGCAGGAGATCGCGATGAAAGAGCTTGATATTTTCACTATGGATTACCTCTTTGAGAATGGTTTTAACGAAGATGGTGGTAAAGTGGTAGAAACATCAGTTATTGTTGTTGCTGAGGATGTTGAAGGTCGTCGTTTTGCTCTGAACGATTCGGATTTAACAACGGTAATGATGAGCCTGGAAGAGATTTCAGATATTCAGAAAAAGCGTATTGATAAGATAACGGCGCATCTGGATAACGGTGGTGCGTTGAATCTGGCACACTGGAACGAGATTGATCCGGCGTATGGCTCAGAGGCTTATCAGAAGCTTGACCGGACAGGTTATTTCAAAGAGCTTGAAATCAGAGCTGAAAACGAATTTTTTTAACTAAACATCTGATGCTCTATGCTATGGGCAGCTAACTTAAGGATTAAAAATGAAAAACAAAGTTATGATCTTCGCAAGTAATGGTGTGATGTTAAAAGAGATTTCGCATGATAACATTGATGTTATCAATAGCTGGAATATAAAAGTCGGTGATAAAGGTGAGATTAGCTGCCGTCATAATATTTCCTTCATAAAAAAAGATCGTAAGCCATTAAATAAAGAAGATCTTCAGTATCTGGAAGTTTACGCATATAGCACATTGGTTTTCAAAGGATATGGTATTTATTATAGCAGCAGGCATAGTGCGCCTTATATCTTTGCGGAGATTGAAGGGGAGTTATTTAAGATAGATATTCAAGGAAGTCTTGAAGAGCATTTAACCATTTTGCAGGACTGCGAATAAGATTATAGAAAGGCTCTCGCTTTGTATTTTAAAGGAGAGCTTTTTCATTTAAGTCGCTTTTAAAAAGCTTGCTTTTGTTGTCATAAAAATCTATACTATCTGTATTGAAACTGAGATTGCTGAGGAAGTGGCTATGATGAGTCCTTTATTTTTTGTGCTGGAAAATACGCAGATTCACACTTATTTTGCTGATAGCGATACGATCACTTTATCTTCTGAGAAAGTGAAGGTGTCGGAAGAAAATATTGAGATTGATTCAGGCGTTTATCCGGTGTTTGGATCAGTAGCTGCAGCGATGGAGAGTATTGCTGACCATCTTAAAGGCAAGTATGTCTTTGTTGATGATAACGGAGTGATTCATAACGTTGACAAAGAAGGTCAGACAAGCACATATTTGGCTGAGTCAGGCCGTATGGAAATCCGCTTTGAGGATGTGGTTGATGCGGGATTCCCCGGTTATAAATCGGTGAGTTTTGTTGATCCAGAAGGGATTATCGAAGACCAGGGCGACCATGTTGCTTGGGAGCCGGAAGAGTTGGCTGGGCAGCTTGATTACGCATATAGTGAACGAGATTAATAAAAAGAAGCCGCCTACGGGCGGTTTTTTATTGTTGAAGAATATTGTACTGCATGCTGAAAAAAACTATAATAAAAAAACTTATATTAATGAGGTATCAGTTATGCATTATTTGCTATCACCATCAGGTTGCAATTCATTTCAACATGATTTTTCTGCCTGTGATCTTCTTTTTGCTGTTAAAGATGTAGAAGATTTCAAGAAACGTTTATTTTACGCGATGGACGATTATGTTGATAAACTTAATAAAAATCAACATGATTGTTCTGAGTTTGTTTTTGAGGGTCAGGAATTTCCTGAGAAGAATTTTTTCTTTTACGACAAATTTAATGATTTGTGGTCATGCTATAAGCCAATATTAGTTGAGTTGGTGTCGAAAGATGATTTGGAGTGCTTCGTGGTAGAGGCTTCTATAGGAACGCAACGTTCTTATTTACCGCCTGGTTATAGAATAGTGTGGGGCGAGAGCAAAGCTGCAGTTGAGGCTGAGCTGCAGAAAGCTTATGAGTTATTAAGCTCAGATAGGGAAATTCCTTTTTATTCAATGCTGGGGGCGTATTTTAAAGTGGATGAGATAGTTGGATATGAGTTTCATTCGGGGGATGAGCCTAAGTTGAAGCCTTTTAATGCTTTAGGAAAAGTGTTTTCATTAGAAGAGTTTTTCTCAAAAGAAGCTGAATAATAAGCCGCCTCCGGGCGGTTTTTGTTTTAATAAACTGTTGTAATCTAGTAAGAAAAAAAAGAAAGAGGCTCAGGCCTCTTTTTTGTTTAATGTGGTAAGAAAAAGCTTGCTATTGTTGTCATTAAAACCTATACTGTTTTTATTGAAACGGGTGATTAAACTTTAAAGAGACGTAAAAAATGAAAGAATTCAGAATTCTGCATGTTACAGATGAAAGCTTTAATAAGCAGTATTACGTTGTAGAAGAAAAGAAAGTTTTTCTTGGACTTTTTAGTTTTTGGAAAGTGTGTAAATATTTTTCTGGTGATCCGCGTAGTGATGAAAGTTGTTATGTGTCATATACTTTCAAAAGTGTAGAAGAAGCAAAACTTTTCCTCAAAGAAAAGTATGTAGATTTTTCTTTATGTGAAACTGTTCTTGAACGCACTTATCCAGACGCTTTTGAAATTTAATAAAACATCTAAGCAATCAGAGGAAGAACATCATGAATAAAACGCCTGTAAAATATGAGCTAACTTTGAGTGAGCTGATTGAAAAGTTCAATGTAAACAAGAAAACCAAAGACCTGAAAGAGTTTTATTTTCAGGGAGAGAATTATAAATCGCTTTGCGCAGGCTATATCAGTGAAGATGGTTTTCTGGAGCTGCGCACCTTTGCTGAAAAAGAAGGCGTAATGTCAGAAGTGATTTGGCACAGAACGGCGCTTAGTCTGACGACTCGAAGCTTTGCTCAGAAATACCGAATCATCGAGAGCCTGAATGAGCTTGTTTGATAAGAGATAAAAGCCGCCTCCGGGCGGTTTTTTTGTTTAATGTGATAAAAAGCTTGCTATTGTTGTCATTAAAGCCTATACTGTTTTTATTGAAACGGGCAGTTAAACCTGAAAGAGAAACTAAAATGCTGAATGAAAAAATCGCTGGTCTGCTGAAATCGCGTGAAGAAGCTGATGTAAAATGTGAAGATGCGCGTAAAGTTCTTGATTCTGCGTATAGGGTTCGCTCTGGCATTCAGACGAAGATTGCGAAGGCATTTGCTGAGGGCTTCACGGGTAGCGATGAAGAGATTTTGTTTATGCTTGATTTAGATAACTCAAGCGATGAGATGTATGCGTTTCGCTCTAAGTTTCTGGCAGAAAAGAAGCTTAAGGAAGCGGGTTATAACACATCCTCTCGTCAGTATGGCGTTGGTGTAAATCTGTATGATGATGAAGCAGATCTGCGCATAGCGGCTGAGGCGTTAAAGGATTTATTCCGGGTAATCAAGCCTGTTAAGTGTGATGGCTGGGCTGGTAAAGGGACTGAATACGTTAAGGTTGAACTGAATATCTCGTCGGTTGTAGAGTATGAGAAGTTCAGTGATAACGTTTATCTGGTCAAAGAAGGCGATCTGTATCAGGCAACCACCATCGAGCGCCGTCATAACAAAGTGATTGTTGACTGGTCGGAAGATATCGCTGAGGTGATGATCAAGGCGAAAGACTATCTGGAATCACATTATGGTTATCGTGAAGATGATGAGTGTGATGAAGACTGAGTGAAATAGACCGCCTCCGGGCGGTTTTTTCTTTTTAAGAGAGGCTTTTCATTAAAGTTTCTTTTAGGAGAATAATGCTTGCGCATGATTTATTGTTGTCATATAATGTATTCATCGAAACGAAAGAGGCTCTAAAAATGCAAAAATTCATTGATTTCCTGATGTTTTTTGGTGAGTATATTTTAACTGTTTATATTCCTGTTGTAGTGCTATCTGCAGTTCTCTCGATTGTATTCGGTTTGGTCGTGTGGAAGCTTATCATTGCATCTCTGAAGTGTGTGGATTTTCTTTATGAAATGAAAAAATCGATGATATGTGCTGTTAAGGACCGTGTTGAAATCAGCAAACTGGTCCGTCACTTTGGTCGCCCTTTGGTTCAAACAACATACTATCCTAACGGACGACAGAAAACCCGTAAGTATTACTTCTAAGACCGCCTCCGGGCGGTTTTTCTTTTTAAGAGAGGCCTTTATTAAGGTTTATTTTAGAGGAAATAATGCTTGTGCATAATTGATTGTTGTCGTATACTGTATTTATTGAAAACGAGTAAGTAATCAATCTGAAATGAGGCATCACAATGACAAATGTTAAGAGTAATAAAGCCGTATCTTTTTTTATTAATAGCATATCGATTTTATTAGTGTCTATAGCATGTAGTGTTGCGGCGCATTTCAATGACTCGCTTTATCTTGCCCTATGTCTGGCTGTAGCATATAGCACTGCGGTAACATTATGGGGTATTTTTTGCTATACGATTTTCCTTAAGGAAAGTTTTTCTGCGGCAAAGACATTTTCTTTCAGCACGTCAGAGGTTTTACTTGGCTTATTTAAGCTGCCACTGCTTCTGGTTATTCAGGGTATGATGTCAAAATTCTGGTTTGATATACCGCTTCACGCTGAGATGTTGTGGGTTTATGCGGCTATGATTATGGCGTATAAGATTCGTCTCTGGAAAGCATAAACCTAGAATTGCTGATAAGTAAGAATTTATAGACCGCCTTCGGGCGGTTTTTCTTTTTAAGAGAGGCCTTTCATTAAGGTTTATTTTAGAGGAAATAAAGCTTGTGCATGCTCGAATGTTGTCATATACTGTATTTATCGAAATCGAGCGTCCAATCTATCCACAATGAGGCATAAAATGACAACGATTAATAATAGCGTTAAACGTTTATCTTTCGGGATTAACAGCGAATTTGTTTTATTAGCGACTATAGTCGTTAGTGTTCTGGCTCATTACGTTGATGTTTTTTTTCCTTTCATGGTAATCCTCTCATCGTTAAATGCTTTCCTGGCAATATGTGGTATTGTTTGTTATGCGATTTTTATGAACAAAGCGTTTTCAGTTCCACGGACATTTTCTTTCAGCACATCAGAGATTTTTCTTGGTATGCTTAAGTTGCCGTTGCTTCTGTTGATTCAAGGCTTGATGTCAAAATACTGGTTTAACGCGTCAGCTTGCGCTGCGATCTTGTGGATTTATGCGCTGATGATGATGGCTTACAAGATTCGCTTCTGGAAATTGTAAACGCTAAAGGCATTTATAAAGGATATAAGATAAGCTGATTAAGAAGCCGCCTCCGGGCGGCTTTTTATTGTTTGGCATAAGGCGAGATGTTATAATAGTGTTTTAACTGGAGAGTCATATGGCAAACGAAAACGCGAATAATGTAGCTAACGCAAAGCGTTAGCTTGAACGTATTGGGGCGAAGATGATTGGTTCTGATAACACGCTCAGGAAGGTTATCAATCCGGTAAGCTCAAGGATTTTTATTCTTTTCAATGAGAGCTTTCTTTTTGAGGGCAATCCTTATGATTTTGAACATAACGAAGAAGATTTGCTGATCGACTCCTATAGTGCGCTCATGTATCATGAGAAGCATGAATATGAAGATGCTTATATGGAAGAATACATGAAGGAGCGCTCAGAGCATGAGAAAAAACGGTATTACTATGCGAAAACGAAAGCCAATAGCGCAGATGAGTTTATTGAGCTTCTGATCGCTGCAGTAAAGGATATGGGCGGAAAAGTAGTTTTTGGTGAAGATGAAGATTTTTTACTTAGCGATGATGAGTTTGATGTAGAGTGTTATCTTGATAAGCGAGACATTATAACACTGGAACATAACACCATCAAGATAAGTATTGACAGGTCTTGTGATATGGAACGTGTCGAGGTTAATGGCGTGGAGATAATGGAAGGAAACTCACATGATTTCCATCCGGGCTGTCATGGTATGGATTTGCCGAGTTTTAATAGCTCATCTGAGCTGGCAAAACTTTTTGATGGTATGTTTAAGTCAAGCGGTAAAGAATCGGAAATCGTAGTTGATCGCGGTTGGAAGTATGATGGTTAAGAAAGATAAGCTGCCTCCAGGCAGCTTTGTTTTAAATAAGTTTGTAAAAAATGAAAATAATACTTGTGCAAGACTTAGTGTTGTCATATACTGTATTCATTGAGAGGCGAGAAGCCTGAATATAAACTGAAAATCTAAAGGTAATAAAATGCATAGTTCATCTGCGAATCACGTTGAGAAGTTTGGTAAATCTAAGAAAGCAGGCCGTGAGCAGCTTTCTGGAAAGCGTGATAACAAGAAGCACAATAAGACCGTTCGCGGTCGTCGTGAAGAAGTTGAATACGCATAATGCGAATAGGCTGCCGTGAGGTGGCCTTGTTTTCTTTGACAGAGGTTAATATGACACAGACGCTGGCGCAGCAAAAGTTTAAAGAATATCAGCATCTGCCGGAGCGCACTGGCACATTGCTGAAAATGATTGATGGTCGTGAAGTGGAGTTTGTAAGCCATTTTGATGAAGCGCGATTCTCTGGTGTGAAGGAGGATTCTCGCTATGATAATCATGAGTATCATTTCAAATACGAAGATATTGACCATGTAATGGTGTATGGTTAAATACCAGATAGCCGCCTTCGGGCGGTTTTCTTTTAAGAGAGGCTTATCATTTTAAATTTGTCTTGTGTTGCTTTTATTGTTGTCATATAATGATCTGATTAAACGAGATGAGGTGTGTCATGACTGAGCATGAGCAGGCGATACAGAAGTTGCTAGTAGAAAATGCATTGCTGAAGCAGTCAGTATTGGGCTGGGCGAAGGCTGTGGATGAGGCTGCTTTTAACCAACATGGTGAGATATTCACGGATAGCGTTGAGAGCGCTCAGGAAGAGCTGGCTACGTTGACGCCTGAGACTGATAGGTTGCTTGAAGACGTGCGAAAAGAGGGCGTGAGCCGCTACGCTGAGCATTTAAAAGAGATTGGTCAGCATGGAATGGCGGCTCAGGTATTGGACTATTTGAATCCGCCTGTCAGAGTTAAAAAGCCGAAACGGTAATTATTTTCTGAAAAATGAAAATAATACTTGTGCAAAACTTTTTGTTGTCATATACTATATTCATTGAGAGGCGAGAAGCCTAAATACAAACTGTAAACTTAAAAGGTAATAAAAATGCATAACTCTTCTGCTAACCACGTTGAGAAGTTCGGTAAGTCTAAAAAAGCAGGACGTGAGCAGCTTTCTGGAAAGCGTGATAACAAAAAGCACAATAAGACCGTTCGCGGTCGTCGTGAAGAAGTTGAATACGCATAATGCGAATAGGCTGCCGTAAAGTGGCCCCGTTTTCTTTATCTTTATAGAGGTATATATGACACAGAAGCTGACAGAAAAAATCCAAGATTATCGGGGCTTACCAGAAAACGCAGGGATACTCTTATATCTGGGAGAATGTCTTGAGGTTGAATTCGTCAGTCACGTAGATGAAACGACATTTTGTGGCTTACTTGATGATTCACCTGATGGAAAAGGTAAATATCATTTCAGCTACAAAGATATTGAGCATGTAATCATGCCTGGTTAAATACCGGATAGCCGCCTTCGAGTGGTTTTTTATTTTCTGATAAAAAATGAAAAAAGTGCTTGCGATTGTTGTCATTAATGCGTATACTTCTTTTATCGAAACGAAACTGATTGTTAACTCACTTTAGAGAGAAAAGAAAATGCTGAATACTAACGGAAACCGTAAACCTAAAACTGCTCTGGTTAAGACAGGCGTAGAGTCTAAAGTTGTTTGGGCTATGCGTTCTTTTCTGTCGAACGGCACCTCTGCTGACGTAAGCAAGCCTGGTTTTGAGAAAGAAACAGGTCTGACTAAAGAAGAGGCGCTGGCTATTCTGGCGGAAAAGCAGCGCAAAAACGCCGACGTTTTCTCTCTGGTGAGCGGTAAGAAAAAGCACAATGTGTCTATTTACATTGTGGAAAAGGCTGCTATTCGTAGCATCGTGCGTCATAGCGGTGAGTATTCAGATGATGTTGAGCTGGAACCGGATTACTACTTCAAGGATGAAGCGGTAGAGAGCAAGAAAGCGAAAATGTATGTGCTGAATGGTAAGGTTATCGTGATTCAGCACCGTGATGAAATTGCGCTGTTTGAGCGTGAAAACCGTAAAGCAACATTTGTTGCGGAAGTTGATGTTAAAGAATCGGATAAAGATAGCGTAACCGTAAAAGTTGATGCCGATTACCGTTCAAGCGCAGCTCATGCTGCTAAGCTGAATGCGGCACTCGAAGCGGACTTTATCCATCTGGAAGCCTCTTCACGTTCTGATAAAAACGCGGTAGACGTAAAGGTTTACAGTGTCAGCAAAAACAAAGAAAAATATAAATATACGACTCGTTCTTTTGCTGTAGCTGAAAACATTGCGGATCTGAAAGATGGTCTGTATAAGGCGAAACTGGATGGCATTGAAAAAGTGCTGGCAATCTCCACAGAAGCCTTCACCAATGTGAAAACCTTCCTGCTCTTTAGCAAAGGTGATGCGCCAATCGCTGATAAAGAAGTTGCTAAAGCAGCCTAAAACTGAAAGCCGCCTGCGGGCGGTTTTTTTCTTTTTAAGAGAGGCATTTCAGTAAAATAGCATTTGAAAAAGCTTGCATTTGTTGTCATTATATCGTATACTGTTTTTATCGAAACGAGAGACTCTTCTCTCTCTGTAAAAGGAAAGTAAAATGACTACTTTATTCGAAATATTTGCTGCAGCACTGAACTTCCTGTTCACTAATCTTGGCGGATTTTTAGGTTTCACTATGTTTGGTGTTGCATTGCTGGGGTTTTTAGGCTGTGTGTTTTTCGCAGCAGAGAAAGCGGATAAATATATGTATATTCACGGTCATAAGTTCAAACCTTACATGCGTAAAAAGTTGGGCATGAAAAGAAAAGTATTGAACCTTGGCTAACAAGCAAAGCAGCCGCCTCCGGGCGGTTTTTCCTTTTAAGAGAGGCATTCCAGTAAAATAGCATTAAAAAGCCTGCATGTGTTGTCATTAAGTCATATACTGTCTTTATCGAAGCGAAATACTGAGGAGTTAAAAATGGAAACAGTTGGTGTTATGTGTAAAAACTTTACTTTGTTTTTACTTGAGGCCTTTGGCAGCTTTGGTGGTATTATTGGATTCATTATTTTTGCAATCGCTATGCTGCTTGTGTTTCTTGTCGTGTTGTATGTGATATCTGTCCTGGATGAATATATCCATATGAATAAAGATATACGAAGATATCGCCTTCGTTCAAAAAAGTTGGCAGTAAGATGTTTCTTTCTTAATCTTCGTTGGAATGTTAAGGAGTTGTTTCGATAATATTAAGCCACCTTCGGGTGGTTTTTGTTTGTTAAGAGAAGCGTTTCATAAAAATGTGTTTAAGATTTTGATTGAAGGTTATAGGCTAAGCTACTATAATAATAAAAATCTAAAAGGAAACTTCATTATGACGTTAAACAGTGTTATTTACGTAGCAGCCAACAACAAAGAAGCTATCTATTTTGACGGTAAGCTGTTGGTTGAAAAAGACAGCTTTTCAGCCAAAGAGTTAAGCTGTGAGCTGGTTCAGCTTTCTCCATTTGAGTTTTTCTCTTTGCTGATTGACGAAGATATTGATGAAATGCCGCAATGTTTTGATGCTTTCAATGAAGATGTTAAAAATCCTTATAAGATTAATAAAGGCGATATGGCAACGTTTACCACTCTGGACGATGATCATATCGTTTATGGTCTTGGAAAAGTCATTGATGTTAAAAGAGACGAGCGAGGCTTTATTGAGGTTTATGTCATCAAGGAGAGCAATAGCGGTAAAACTTTTGTAGTGGCTCCTCATGGAAAAGGTGATGCGAAAAAGCTGGCAGATACTGTTATGCTTTCTCAGAAGAATGATAAGATTGAGTTTGTAGATCTTAGCCTAACTGAAGATGTATTTGAGCAGCGTAAAGCATTGCTGGTGCCAAAAGTAGGCGAGTCTGTAAGTTTTGAGACCAAGAAGGGCGCAGGTGTAGGCGTGGTTAAAGAAGTCTCTGTAAGGCCATACTATGCTTCAGGCTGTGAGTTGTCTTACAGTTGTAAGATTGAATCAGAAGATGGCTCTTTAACAGAGGTTTGTTTTGGAAATAAGCGTTATCCCGAAGATAAAATCACCTGGGATAACGCTCCTGAGTTCCTGAGCCAGGATAAGATTTATTAATGAAGAGAGCCGCCTTCGGGCGGTTTTTTATTGGGCGAAGAAAATAAGTGTTGCTATGTATTGTCCTTAAGCGTTATACTGATTGTCTTAATGTTATTGGGGATCATCATGTTTAGCAAAATACTGAGAAAGTTTGGATTTGTTCACGAATCAGAGATTCCGGTATTGCTTGAGCAAAATCAGGCGGCTAAAGATGAGAAGCGTCTCTATGATGAACTGGCTTTTAACAATCGTGTTTTTGTTGGGAAGCCTGTTATTGGTATTAATAACTATGAGAACGCGATAGAGATAGCGATTATTCATCGTTTTGAGATTATCGAGATGTTGAATAGCAAAAAGATAGTGCCTGTGATGAAGTTATACTATTCAAACCGGACGGATAACTTCCACAAAGACAAAGATAACTGTGTGCTAAGTCAGTATGTGGCTTTCTCTAAGCAACGTCTGAGGGCGTATTTAAAGATGGATGGTTGTGAGAGAACGGCAATGCTGATTAAGAGCTATCAGTTAAGCACGGAAGATATTGAGGAGTTAGCGGTGCTGGCTCCTTACCAGCCTAAAGCTGAGGAAGTGCTGAAAGCACTGGAAAAGACAACCTTTTTTGAAGACAGTAAGGCTTATAACATTTAACTGCATTGCTTTACGTGATGCGAAATAACTAAGGAGTTCACTATGGCTCAAGGCAAATATTCACCTACGGTAAGTAAGTCATATAAGAAAAACCAGAAATGGTTTGAGGATTACCTTGATGAAAAAAGTCTTGGTATGGCTGACAAGGAGGGCTATGATTCATATGGCTATGATGAAAATGGCATGGATCGTGAAGGTAATCAGGAAGATGATTATTGGTTTAATGACGTGCTTTTTGAAAAAGTGTCTGATAAATGGGCGGCTATTCCTGTCATCGGCTCACCTGAGTATCTAGTGTATCTGAAAGAAGAGAGCGTGCGCAAGACTACGGCGGCGGTAATCAGCGAAAACGCGCATAAAGTGCCGGAAATGTTGAAAGTGCTGGAGCAGGTAGCCACAACCTTTGAAGGCAAAACAGAGTCGGAGAAAGCCTTGCTGGAAAGCGTTCGGGCGCTGCTGGCTAAATAATAGGGGCCGCCTGCGGGTGGATCTTTTATTTTCAATAAGAATAAGGTGATGTATGAAAGTAGAAATTAAAAATTTATCTAATGGTGAAAAGCTAAAAGAAATAAACGTTAATGCGACATTTATTGCGCCGCGCATTAATGAATGTGTTCAGTGTGAAGGTGATGAAAATCTTTACAAGGTTGTATCAATAGTGCATATTTATGGCAAAGATGATATTGTTATGATTATTTGGGTTGTCTAAATAAGTTATTGATTTATAATATTTATTTTGTATTTAAAACTGTGACAGAGGTCGCTTTCTCGGATAAGTCTTAGTTGTATACTGTATTCATTGAAGCAGAGCAGTAAAAACCAACTCACACTTGCCGAGGTTAACATGTCAAATACTACTGTAAACACTAACAAAGCTCAGGACTTTCTTAATGGCCTGATTTACAACACTGCGGCGATTCGCTCACAGGTTGAAGGTCGCATGGTGAATGGCGGTAAGAATCAGCCACTGCCTAAAGCGGCGTAAGGAAGGCGAATGAAAAAAGGAGGCTTCGGCCTCTTTTTTGTTTTGGAGGAAATCTCAGTAAAAAGTGTTTGCTTTTCTTTTTCTGTTGTCATAAAATAGCTTTATTGAAAACGAGAGGAAATAAAGATGACTAAGCCACTGTTTGAGCGTTTACTGAATGAAGCCATTGTTAAGGTTGAAGCAGGTGAAGACGTGATTGATGTTGCTTATGAGGTTGTAAACTTCACTGATCGTGTGCCGGACGTTGAGGCCTTTCTGATGGAAGATGCGACACTGGCTGAGCGTTTGGATGGTGAAGGGCATAACGATATTGTTTATCCTGATGATGCCTCTGAATCGGATGTGGTTATCACTAATCTTCAGGAACGTCTGATTGCGTATTTTGACGAAAACTGATTATCAATGAAAAACTGGGCCACTTAACTGTGGCCTTTGTCGTTTGAGAGATTCTTCAAAAAAGATTAAGGGAAAAGATGAACTATTTCATGTTAGGTGCGGTGCGCGAAAGTGGTGTTGATCAGGTGAATGCGGCGGGTCGTCGTCGTTGGTTTTATGATTTAGCGGAGAAGAACCATCTGTATTCGTGTTGGTTTGATGATAATGCGCGTCATTGCCTGCCGGAAGCGTTGGGGAATGACTTCATTCTGATGAAGTTCTTTTTCTTTGACATTATGCGTCATGCTGAGGAGGCTAAGAAATCGCGTGTAGATTTTGGTGAGCATTTCTCAAAAAATATTCGTGAGTCTACTTCTATTCATTATGATCGTGTTAAGCACGAGATTTTTGTTAGCGGTATTGAGACATACAGCCGTCGCACTGATGGAAAGCCGCGTTATTTCCCTGCGGTAGCCATTGCTCGTCGTGTAAAGTGGTTTCTGTCAAAGAGTCCCTTTGTGGAGAGCTTTAAGGAAGTGAGTTATCATAATGGCTTGAGTTCTCGCTTTGAAATCGTATTTAAGACGCAGGTTGAGCCTGTATTGAAATCAGCATAATGGAGAGTTTATGAAGATAGGTTTTAAAGAGAACGCTATTCAGATAGAAAAAGACGTAAAAAATGTTTCTGGCGAAACCTCATTTGAGGCGCGACTGGCGTCTTTTATGGTTAAGATTGACGAAAGGTTAAAGCAACACGCTGAAGGTGAACAGGTTGCTGACTTTGGTATAAGTTTTGAAACGTCTAAAGTGCTGGTAAATGAACATGGCATTGAGCAAGGTGAGATTGTGCTTGATGAGGCGCAAACGTATTATTTTCTTGATGCGCAAGGTGTGCCTTGTTTGAATAGTAAGATGTTTACGGATTTATTCTATCAGTATCATGAAGAGATGATGGGAGATAGTGAAAACCCCGGAAAATATAACCATTTGAATCCTGATTACTTGCGGCTGACTATTTCTTTTTATGATAAGGATATTCAAGGGAGCTTCCTGAAGCGATTTTTTATTAAAGAAACCGTTAATGCGTATGCATCATCATTTGAGTTGTTTAAAGACACTTTTGATAAACTGACGGGCGTTATGGTAGACTTAAAAGTAGCAGAAAGCGTAGAAGTATAAAGCGCTAGGCTGAATAAAAACAATAAAAAAGGAGTAGGTGATGACTGAAGATGAGGAACAATCAAGGCTTAAGGATAAAGAGAAGCTAAAACTGCTTATTGAGACTTTGGATCGCAATGCGGCTCTTGCTGTAAAAGGAGAGCCTTATCAGAAAGTAGGCATTCGTTTTGCTGGGCGTATGGAGTGTCCTTATGATGAGGCCGCGATTGATATTATTGATGAAACCGAGCTTTTCTGCAATGAGGGCGCAGATGGTAAAGCATGTGATTTCATTGATGGCGACGTGTTTAAGACTTTGCTGGCACAATATCTGACGCATTTCACAGAGGTGATTGACACAGATACTGAATACAAAGATGTTCCCAAATATAAGTTTAGTTTCGGTATTAAAATGATGGAAGGCGAAGATTTCGATACAGAGGAAGATGAGGAAGAAGATATATTGCAAAATGGTTATGGTTTCATTCTAACTTTTGATTTTGACCAGATTGAAGACATGATGGAAGTAATCAAATCAAACAATAACAAAGATAAGGCATAATATGTTTAAAAGTCCCCAAGATGCGTTTAAAGATGTAGTAGAGTACATGGAAGCCAATAAAGGCAATATCAGAGGATTACGTTTATACGCCTTCAGCAAAAGTGCAGGCTCTGATGATTTGTTGTTGACTGACAGAAGTGATGTGCTATCCCAAAAAAGAGAAAAGATAGAACAGTCTGAGATTATTGAGCTGCTTGGGCAATATACTCAATATATCAAATATGATGATCCTGCAGAAACGGATAGCTCGAATGCTATTGGCTTAGAGATTGTATTAAAGAACGAAAGTAGAGTGACTGCGTCATCTCTTGATATTGGTTCTCTTGAAATTAAAGCGCCAGAAATGCAGTTTCTGTGCGATTTGAGTGAAACGGAAGCGTTCTGCAGAGAACACAAAGCCGTGTAAAAAGTGGTTGTGCTTAACAGCATTATTTTGCTATAATAGCCCCGTTGATGAGTCGCGGGGCTTTCCCGTTTATAGAACAGTTAAGAGGATATGACTATGATGAACAAAGAGATTTTTGTTGAGAAGCAGGCTTCACTGGCAGAGCAGGAACTGAGCTTTGAGCCGGGTGAGATTTCTTTTGACAAAAACGACATTGGTCCGCGTTCGGTTATCTGCGTAGGCGACGACTATCTGGTAGTGGAAGAGGTAGCAGGCGAAAAGGTTCGCTGTATTGATCTGCTTGATGATGGTTTCCGTGTTGTGAAGCTGTCTGACGATATTGCTGTTATCGGCTCACTGATTGTTTAAATAAAGGCGCTATTATGACTCGAATGGTTTGTGGTGGTGGAGTTGATGTTTATGCTTCAGGATCTAAGATTCCCTCTTCTGTAAACGAAGATGATAGTATTCAAAAGAAAGTGCTGAAGCTGCCACGCGGTGTTAATGTGGGTCGAGTGATCGGCTCTGATGGTCAAATGATGTATTGGATTGACGAGAAGACGTTAGCGCAAAGGCTGGATGCTGCCGGGATTGTTTGGAAATTTGAAGATTAACAAATAGAAAGGGCTGCGCAAGTGGCCCTCTTTCATATAGGTGAGGCATGGATAACAGAAATCGTGAAGTATATTTAAAATATGTATCCTATGGTGGGACAGATTGCACTATGAAGCTTTCAGGCTACAGCTTTGAAGGTGAGTCAACCATTACAGATTTTGGCGTAAGAGAGATACCTGAAGGAAAAATCCGTATTTTGAAATGCAAGTGCGGTTGTAATAACTGGACGGATAACGGACGCTTCATCAATGAATATGAGTGCGGTAGCTGTGGGCAGTTCGTTGAGGCATACGAGAAGCAATCCTGATGAAAACGGCTGAAATGTATTTCAAATATCTGGCGGTTGCCTGCGGTAAGCATTCAGATCGCATCGAGCGTCCGCGCTTTATCAAAATGAATGCCTATGTATTTGACCAACAACCAGAAGTATCTGATTTCGGTGAGGCCGAGGTGTCTCCAGGAAAAGTGCGTGTGCTTGCCTGCCTGTGTAGTGCGAATAACTGGACCGAGAATGGTCGTTTTATGCATGAATATGAATGCGAGAGCTGTGGGCAATTCGTGAAAGTTTATGGAGAAATCGTTTGACGAGCATCAGGCTTCCTGATATTATGACAACAAAGACGAATAGGGGATTTTAACGTGGATAAGCTTGAAAAGAAAGTTCTGAGTGTTGATGAGATTCACGCGATTCGTGAGAAAATGACTGGCAATAACTTCATTGATCGCTCACTGGTTAAGGACTGGACTAACTTTGTGATTGAGGCGCTAAGCGTGGGCGTGTCAGAGTTTGACATTGATCAGTTCGCGTTGAGTGATGATGATTTCGACAAGAAATACCCGGATTAAAAAAGCCGCCTCCGGGCGGTTTTTTATTTAAACAAAAGGCTTTAGTCTAGGCCAAGGTCTTCTTCATTAAATGTATATTTCATATTCTCTCCCTCTCCTTTAATTTGCCTAATAACCTTATAACATACGTTGCCATCATAATCAAATACATATTGAAAGAGCTTAACTTTTTTCATTAAAGGCTTGTAACTTTTTTCGTGTTGTCATATAATAGAGGTATTGAAACGAAAGGAAAATATCATGACTTTTGAGTTTAAAGGCGTTGAAAACATGTTCGAAGGCGGTTTTGCGGAAGCTGAAAAGAATGCTGTTGCTGATGCTTTGATTCAAAAAATGATAGGTAAATATGAGATGATTGGCTCTGGTCGTTGCCGTATGACGTTTAAGTTGAAAAGTGGCAACTACGTTATTAAAGTGCCGTTGAGTGAAAACGGTGAAGATGATAACTGCGTAGAGTCAAGCAAGCAGGATTTCGGTCATCCGGTTGCTAAAGCGCGTATGGTTGTAATTGATGGCTTATACTGTGCTGTGATGGAATATGTTGAGCATTATGAAGGCTTAAGAGAAGATACGCCAGAATGGACTGATTTTGTTGACTGTGGTCAGTTCGGATATACCAAAAAAGGCGAGCTGGTCGCTTACGATTTTGGTTTTTATTGATTTATAGTTTGTGCTCAAGTTGGCCTAAAGGTATAATGAGTATCTGTCTTGAATGAGGTATTGAGCATGACAAAATTTCTTAATGTTCCTGAAAAAATCAAAATCGACACATCACTTTTCTCTGATGAAGTGAAGGAAGTTCTGTCTCGTATTTTGGATGAGGAAGGGTTTATTTATACTGAAAAACCTGTAGGTATCTCAGGCAATGATGAGTATGTAAGAAGAATCCTTGCTTTCCATTTAACCAGCAGAGCGAAAGTGCTACCTAACTTAGATTATCTTTGTTCAAATATTGATGCCTATGATGAAGAAGGCAACTGGTCTAAAGTTCTGGAGCGCAAGTGCGTTCGTCGTCTTGATGGCTACATTCAGGCAGTGCTTGATGTTATCCCTCCTGAGTCACTTTGGTCTAACCGGAGAGATATTCAGGAGCAAATAGAAATGATTGGAGCTTATTGTGAAGAAGATTATCCGGTAGATGATGATATTGAGTTAGAAACAGGCTTAAAGTTGGGCTGATAAATACAAGGCGGAATCTCAAGATAATACGAGGTTCTTTTAAAGAGAGTTGTTATCAAAAAAGAGGTTTTAATGAAACTGAATATTTCGATTAGTTCTGATATGCTGCTGTTTTTTGCGGCGATGCTCCTGTGTTTAAACGGTATCTTTTTCAAGGTCGAGTTTATCCAGTCATGCCTGCATGTGTTTATGTGGCTGATGCTGGCTGAACGTTTGGTAAATTGCGTGAGGAAATCACGAGGAGAGGTTTTCAAGAAAAAGAAAGACATTAAAGGTCAAACTTTTGAGATCTCTGCTGAATGTCACGACTATTCAGATAAGCTGTCCCGTCAGCAGGTATTCACCATTGCTGTGGCCTATATAGTGCTGGCGATCACAGTTAACTCGCGGCTTGACTGGTCGTGGATGTGTCTGGCACTGCTTACAGTAGGTATTGGAACGCTTTACGATGCGTTCACTTACGATAAAGGCAAAGCAAAGCCTGCTGTATAAAATAAAGAGCCACCTTCGGGTGGTTTTTTGTTGTATTGAATAAGACTACGTGATATTATATTGTCATTATATAGAGAGGATAAATTATGTTTTCGCTATTTGTAGACTTAAGTGATTGGGAAGTGCTGGAAAAGCTGCGCGAGCGTCAGATTGATTTTTATGTAGAAGAAGACGATGAGATGCCGGGCTTTTTTAAGGGCTATATCAACTGTAAATCTCTATTTTATAGTTTCACCTCAGAAGAAAATGCTCATCGGGAGATTCTGGCTGAAGTGGTGGGACGCCAGCATTTTTATGAAGATGTGGAATAACGTTTTATTTTTAATAAGAGGAAATACTGATGATTAATAAAGAGAATATTAACAACCATCCTGTTTTTTTAGGTTTTCTTTCAGGAGGAAAATCAGTCGGGCGTTATTTTGAAAATGTCGAAGATTTAAGGTTGGATTCTGGTGTTGCATATGCGCATCAGCTTAATGATCGATTTTACGCTAAGGGCTTAAAAGTTTGCGCCAAATATATGTATCTTTCTATCAAGAAATCATTTGGTGATCATTATGCCTTTAAAGCTGGGAATGTAGAAGTGTATTTAAGTGGGGAGTCCTTTCTCAGTGGCGTGGGCGTTTTTGATGAGTTTGCACACTCAATTACTTTATATGATGTTGATTCGAAGGAGTGTGTTGAATACCATTTCAGCGATGCGTTATGGAATGAAATGGTTGTCATCCAAGACGAAGAATAAAAGCATCGATAGCCGCCTTCGGGTGGCTTTTCTTTTTAAGAGGCGCAAATGTATAAGATAAAAGGCATTGTGGCTTACAGTCCTTTAAGGAAAGGAATAAAATCCAAGACGGATATTGTCGTGCTGGATGTAGAAAGCGCTGATCTGGCGAGTTATTACCAATGGCATATCATGAGACAATATGGAGTTAGATTGCATACGCCAATGTTCGGAACGCATGTGACTATCGTTAAGCCGGAGGAGGCTGATAGTAGCCATAAAACATGGATGAAGTATGAAGGTCAGGAGCTTGAAATTCAATATGGCTTTATTGAGCGTCATTGGAGCTTCTGGTCGCTTAATGTCTATTCTGACGACATAGTAGCAATGCGTCAGGAAATGGGCTTAAATCCCTATTACAGGCTTCATATGACAGTGGGCAAACAAGATGATTGGCAGTCTGATAAAATAATGTCTGGCGTGAATCATGATTCTGACTTTTTGCCGGAGCTTCCGGTTTTAAGATCACTTAAATAATCTCAAAAGAGAATAATGCGTTTAAGGTGGTCCTATATAAAAATAACGCTTGTCTATGTTGTCATAATCTGATAAACTATCCTCATTGAAACGAAATCCTGACTTTAATGAGGGCGGTATATGAACACTAAGCTTCTGGTCTCTAACTTCTTTAGTGCGATTGTTCTGATGGTGAAAAGCGACTATAAGGCTTTTGATTATGATGATCTGAATGCTGTCATGTCTGCTAAGCAGGATGATGTGCTGGTTAAAAACGTATTAGCGGGTCGGACGTTGGCTAAGTTCATGGCAGGTTCTAAGGTTAATATCAATCAGGTTATTCCTGTTGTGAATGGTCAGAATGTAGTGCCTGATGACCTGTTTGCTGCGTTAGCAGGTGCTGAGCTGAAGTTTCTGGATGTGGTTAAGTTCACGTCTGCAACGAAAAATATCGAGCTTCAGTTGGGCTGGAAAGAGAAGCAACTTATCATGAAGTATATCAGTATTTCTTCTCTGAATACTTATCTGTTCCACTCTAAAGGCAATCCTGTAGATGATGCGATTGAGACAGCTATTCGTCTGAATATCGCAGAAGAAATCACGGGGCTTGGTAGTAATGCGAGCATTGCCGATCTGAATATTTCAGACGCAGGAAATCGCGTTCAGAAGTTCAAGCTAAAAGACGGTCAGGCGGCGTGTAAGAACATTCTGTATGTTTCTTATGATGATGTTTACAATGCAGGTGTGAATGGCATTAATAACGTTGTAAACAAGCTGAAGCAGGTTGATGTGATTGCTAAGCTGAAAGCGTTTAACATTGGACTTGATGAAGATGTGGTGCGCAAGAAGGCGCAGGCAGTAATGATGAAGGCATTAAAGGCTGCGTAATAAAAAGACAAAAAAGTAGAACTCTATAGGCGATATATGTTAATATATTGCCTATATTACTTTATAGAGGGCCGCAAATGAGCATTTTAAATCAACAAAATCTGGATAAGCTAAAGCGTGATTTTATCGGGCGTTGCTCTCGTTCTAAAGGAAATGATGGTTTTCTTGAGATCCCGAAAGCATTAGAAATCCAGCCGGAAAAAGAATGGTTAAATACAAAGGAAATTTCTGAGGAGGATATTCAGAAAGCTATTTCAGTTTTCAATCAAGAGAAGTCATTTCTTGCGGGATTTAAAGTTAATTATGAAGAGGTGAGCAAGGGTAAGATTGAGAGGCGTGAGTTTTTCTACGGTCTGCCAGAAGATGTTTTTCCTGAATATAGTGAACTTCATTATCCCATTATTGTGCGTTTGACGTATCTTGTTGCGATGCCGAAGGAAGATAAATCACTGCTACCTTCTTTTTATTTCTGTCCTGAAGTGGATCTGTTTCAGGATTTTGATAATGGTTTGCTTGAAGAAGTCAAAGCAGAAAAAACAGAAGATTACGGTGAGCTACTGCTTATCAAGTTTGAGCGTATCTTTGATAAGGAAGGCAATGGTTATTTGGAGAAGTCAGGTGCCAAATCTGAGGAGCATTTATATCAGGTGCGTCATAATGAAAAAGGTACAAACGTTTACAATGAGATGACTGTGCGCAAAGAGCGTGGTAAATATCGGGCGTTTATGACCATTGAAACTGACGCGCATGACGACAAAGGTAAGACGATTGAGCAAATGGGGCGCTGGCTTCGTCGTTTAGGCCGTGGGATTGAAATTAGCGAGGTTATTGCTGATTAATCAGTAATAATCGATTTTTAGATAACAAGACAGGTGGATCAAATGGCTATTAAGAAAAATGACGTGCTGGTTGCTAATAAAGCATTCAAAGTAGGTGATGCCCATTTTAATAAAGGGCAGGTTTTTCTGGTAGAAAAAGGCGGAAAAAGTCAGGTTATCATGACGCGTAATGAACAAGGCATTTTCATTGGGCTTGAAGGCAACTTTGATACCGATGGTTTTGCAAAAAGCACGATTACCGAAGTGTCTCATTGTGAAAAAGCCTTTGGTAATATTCAAGTAAAAGGCATTACGCGTGTTGATTCTCATGATGGTTATTCGATGTCGGCTAATCTTTTTGTAGATGGAAAGAAAGTTGGAGTCATTGAAAACGATGGCTGGGGCGGTGAAACCTATCTGATTGAAAACAGCAAATCAAGCGAAGAGGCGGTTGGTAAGCTTATTGAGACGGCTAAGGAAATTGCTATACAGAGTGGTGTTGATCTGAAAAATAGACATGCTGGATATGCTGAGACGAACCTGTGGGACTATTTGAGTGAGCAATACTATATTTTTGAGAGTTTTGGTAATTATATGCGCTCCTTTGAGAAGCCAGCAGCCTAAACTAAAGCCACCTTCGGGTGGCTTTTCATTGTTTTGAAAAAGCTTGACTTGAAAAAATGTTGTCTTTATAATCTCCTTATTAAATCTGAGGAGTGGATAACATGGCGTCTTACGAAAGCTTGCTGAAAGGTCTGGACATTCAGGAAAAGATTGAAGGCCCGACAGAGAATATTGCATTATGTCGATTAGTGGTGCCATATCTGAAAACAGGTATGGATGTTCAGGCGTTTTTTGACATTCGTTTTCATCGATATGCAAAGCACTCCTATCAGGCGCATAAGTTTTTGTATGTCAAAGAAAACATCAAAGCGCTTTTTTCGGCTGTTGTTGATGCTGGAAAGGCAAAAAATAATTAATTCATAAGAGGTGTCTATGAGTCTTCGTGACCAGTTGGCAGGCGCATTCAACGCTCAGGCTAAAAAGTTTTCAGTAGGCGAGAAGGTGCTCCTGCGTGGTGAGGATCGCCCTTTTGTGGTGGAAAGTGTCAACCATGTCAGTTATGATCTGGTAATGGATATTTCTGAAGATGAGATTGCCCATCTGAGAGAGATTGTTGCCAAATCTGTTCGCCTGAAAGAGTTGAGTTTCGAGCATTGGATTGAGGTTATCGCCAAAGATACACCGTATTCTCATGAAGAAATCGCAGAAGCGCAGCAGGTTTTGGCCTCTCTTCGCAAGAGTAATGTCGAAGAAGATGAGATGAAAAAGGTTGAATAAAAATAAGACCTAAGCTATAATAGAATAACGGTAAAGACTGACGAGAGTTGGTCTTTTTTGTTTGAATTGGCGGCGAGGTGAGCGTGAAAAATATTGATGAAATCAGAAGTGAGCTTTTTGATAACGTGAGAGTATTCGCATTGTCTGATGCGCTGCTGGGCTTTAAAGATAGTGCTCATGTTGGTTTAGTGCCAATGGTGTATGGCTTTGATGAAAGCTATGGGCCTATAGAGCTGAGTGAAAGAATGCGTCTTTTACCAGGTGAATACAAGTTTATTCCTGAAGAGCGTCCCTATATTAACGATTTCAGGCAGAGCATGGCAAGCAATGCTAAAATGAACCCCTATGTAGGATACTACAATCTTTCTTATGAAAAATGGGAAAAGGTGAGCGTAGGGACGATTTTTTCCTTCCAGTATGGCGGTGATTATGAAGACCATCAAGAATTCGTTTATATTGTTGAGAAAAGAGAAAAAGGCTATGAATTTGTTCCACTAACCGGATCAGGTGCCATTAAAAAGGATAGAAAACCGTGGGTATTTGAGGGCGAGAATCTTTCTGATTTTGGAAAAGATAGCGCAGAAATAGGCATGGTTTACATCTACAAGCGTTTGCCAGATAGTTGGTTAAAAGATACCTTAAGAACACTCAGGGAACTATATCAATAAAAACGAGGCTCCGGCCTCTTTTTTTAAGATAAAGCTTGATTTGGATATGTGTTGTCTTTATAATAGCTTTATTGAAACGAACTAAGGTGAAGAAAATGACGACTCTGTTTGCTGACTTAGATGAAAACGAAGTGATGGATAAGGTTATCGAACTTGCGGATGAGTTTGAGGTGGTCAAAGAGGGGCCGAACTACTTTGTTGCCTATGTCGATGGTGGCTGGTTGCCAAATCCTTTCCAGACAGAAGATAAAGCATATCGCGGTATTCTGGCTGAGGTGCTGGGCGAAGAGCGTAAATACTTTAATAGCTAAAAAAGGCCACCTTCGGGTGGTTTTTTGTTGTCTTTAATGAGGAATAAAGTTATAATGAGTCATTCCTGATAGGGCGTTGAGGCAAGCAAGTATGATTATTGAAATTGCGTTGTTATATGTGCTGAGCAATGGCAATCCGGTAGAGCAGAAAGTGTTTAAAGGTGAAGAATCTTCTTTAAACGTATTGCTTCAGCGTTGCAAACCCTATGAAGACGAAAGTCATATTTGCCTGATGAAAGATGTTAAGGCGAATAAAGACGTGCTTTACACGAATCTGGAAACAATGGATCAGGTGCTGATTGCTAATCATAATCGCTGAACATGTGTTTTAACCAGAAACTCCTTTCAAATAAGAGGCTTTAGAAATGATCAATGTATCCGATATTGTTGAGTCAAATGGTAAAACTGTGAAGCAAAACAAAATGGAACAGAGCCATACCATTCCACTCGGTTCACTGGTAGAGATTTTGGGTGATGAAAATGATGATGATACAGGTCTGCGTCTTTTTGTTGTTCATCATGGGCGTGATTGTGATGGAACGCCACTGTATGGTCTGTCTTTAAAGAAAGATGCCAAAGAAGAAATGGATAAGCGTCAGAAACAGGTTGCGACTCTGCCTGATGGTCAGGATTATCAAATTGCGAAGATGTTCTATTATATGGCACAAGGCAGCATTCTGTTCAACTACAGTGCCGGATCGCTCAAAGTTATCAAATAAAAAGAAGCTGCCTTCGGGCGGCTTTTTTGTTGCTTCATTGTCATTTGTTGGTTATAATGAGCACGAATAAACAAATGAGGTAGACATAATGGAAGCGGAAATCAAAGTTGAGTCAGAAATAGGTCAGGCAATGCGCTGGTATCAGAGTTTAAATACAGAAGCTCTGGCGAATGTAGTGCCTCACATTAATCAGTTAGATTCTCGCACCATTGTGGCTTACTGGAAGCGCGAAATAGCCTTGATGGGCGAGTCAGGGCTAAATGCCGACTATGGTGTTCTGATGACAGGTGAGTCCAAATGAGTCAGGATTGGATTATTGTAAGTGAGCGTCTTCCTGAAGAGGATGGCAAGTATCAGTGTTTGATTGAGCGCGGTGATCGCGAGCTGGAGGCCGTGCGTTTATTTAAGCGTGGTCATTGGTTTGGTGGGTGTCGGCCTTTTTCAGATAACGATGTTATTTTGAAGTGGAAGCCAATCGAAGAATAAATAAAAAGCAGCCGAGGCTGCTTTTTTAATGCTTAAGTTTTAATGAATCTGATACATTGCTAAAATATTGCCATCGTTAGACATAACAGATAGCGTGATATTTTCTAGTCTGACGCATTCCTCAACGATATCTACATGTTCATCTTCAATATCAATATAGAAGCCTTCAATATTAATACGCTTAGAAGCTTTATCAAAAACCACATTATTTATTTGGCTTTGATTGATATCATTCACCAGTAAAAGCATATTAGGTATTAAAATATGGTTAAACTCGTTATTATTACAGATGAGATAAGTATTATTTTTCATATTATGCCTTTATTATATTATTTAAATTTAAATCCATTGTTATTTTTATTTTCTACAGAAATATCCGGCTCTCTGTGTGTGAGTTTATCTTTAAAGTGAAGAAGTCTGTCTTTAAAGCTTGTTCCACCTTCTCTGATTTGATTAATACTGCGTTTGTTAGCTGCTTCAATGTGCTCAGATGCCATTTCAACTGATTTTATTTTTGTTAATACAGCAACAAACTTAGCACCATAATCAGGCGAGTTGCTGTCTTTAGCTTTAAGCATGTCAAGGGTCATTTCATTAAGCTGACTGAAAACGGTTTTAGCGCGTTCGGATTCTTCTTTTGAAAACGCTGCGCCATTTTTAGCAAGTTCTCTTGCGGCATTTGGGGAAAGAGGAATACTATTTTTAAATGATACCGCAGCCCCTATAGCTAAGGCTCCACCTACTACAGCGCCTGTGGCAAGTAAAGCGGGTGCGGCGGTAACGGCTAAGGCAGTAGCAATGGTTGCTTGGGCAACAACAGCAGCGCCTACAGTAAAGCCTGTGCCAGCAAGAAAGCCGCCTGCTTTTTTAAAGAAGCTTTTAATGCCTTCATTTGTTGCTTTATTTTTACTTGCTTCATAGCCATAATCAGCAAGAGTTGCGCTGGTATGAAGTTTATCAAGAGTGTTAAATAACTTATCTTTAAATGTGTTATCCGTAAGAAGTTCGGAAAGGTTATTACGAGCTGCTGCCATATCCATAGTTGATTCCTTTTAAAATGATAAAAATAAATATACGTTTGCTTTTATTATACCAGATGTTTTTTATCAAACAATATAAGTGAATATGATTAAGGGAATATTCTATTTCTTTCCGTATTAATCATATCCATAACTTCCTGCTCATAACTATCGAGTTCTCTTTTTTTGCTTCGCTCAATAATCTTGGTGCATTCTGTGATCTGTTCGCCGTATTCTTCGAACTCAAACATCAGCACATCTTTAACAGAAAGGGTGTTGATATCATTAATCGTAGCAGCTTCCGGGCGTTCATTAAGCACATTCTCAAGATAGATATTGTAAGCAAGCGCCTGAGTTGTATCGATAATGCGTTGATTATGGATAGGCTTGATTTTATTGTTAGGAATGTCGTGGGTGATTGCTAAAGATTTGGCAACAATATTGCTGGTTCTAAGTTCGGCGATGCGCTCACCAATAACAGACATCTCATAGGCAACTATATCTTCAGGAGCAAGCGTAGAGGAATCGTTGCGGACACTGGCAAGATATTCTTTACTGATGACAATCCCTTGCTTGATTAGATTTTTAGTGCGGTAAACAGAGATAAAATAAAAGACAGCGACAACTGCCATGATGATCAAAAACCAGATAAGTAAGTTCATAGTATTCTCCTTGAAGTTTAATAGCTAAGTTATATCTTTTTTGGGCAATAAATCAACAAGGTCGGCAAATAAAGCTTGAAAAGACAATATTATATTGCTATAATGAAGGAAGTTAAAATGAGGTGGCTTTGGTGGCTTATGTGTGAGAAAACAGAAAAATTTATTAGGCGAGCGGTTGCCATTCATGGCGACCTGTATGGCTATGAAGAGACTGTTTATGTAAACAGCGGCACGAAAGTTAAGATTAAGTGTGAAAAGCATGGCTTGTTTGAGCAGCGTGCTAACGAGCATTTAGCAGGCAGGTCTTGCTATGCATGTTCGAGAGAGAAAAGAGTAGAATCAGATTTCGTGAGTAGAGCTATTGCTGTTCATGGTTCACGTTATTCTTATGAAAAAGTAGTTTACGTGAATAATAAAAAGAAGGTTACAATCACATGTGAGAAACATGGGGATTTTGAGCAGCGTGCCGGAGAGCATTTGAATGGAAAAGGTTGCCGGGCTTGTCAATATGATGCTATCAGATCTGACGCAGAGGCCTTCATCGAAAAAGCGATAGATGTGCATCATGGTAAATATGATTACAGCAAAGTTGTGTATACATCTTCGCACCAAAAAGTATTGATTATCTGTGGTATTCACGGAGAGTTTTCTCAGAAGGCGGGAAATCATCTTTGTGGTGATGGTTGCCCTAAATGCCGCGCCTCGAAAGGTGAAACGGCTGTAGCAAATGCTTTGAATGGCTACGGTTTATCGTTTAAAGAGCAAGCGAAGTTCATTGGATGTCGCAGTAAAAACGGCGTTAGGCTCAAGTTTGATTTCTATATTGAATCATTAAACCTGTTGATTGAGTTTGATGGTAAGCAGCATTTTACTAAAGTTGATGCTTTTGGTGGAACTGAAGGGTTTCTGAGTCAGAAGAGAAACGACGAGATAAAAAACCGTTATTGTGAGTCTCGTGGCATTAGTTTGCTTAGGATAAAGTTTAATGAAGATATAGAGAAAGCTATTGATCACATGCTGGAAGTCATTGAAGAAAATGGCTATGGATGTGTGTTTTATGGCAAAGAGATTATTCATGAAAAATGGGCTTCTTTAGCTGCTTAGTGCTTGCACTTAAAGACAACAATATTTATAATAGTGCTTCACTTAATGAGGGTGTATCGGATGATTGAAGAACGTCAGGATTTAAGCAATGAGCGTTGCTCGGTGGATTTTGAGACACTGCACTATGCGCGTGTTGAGTTTTTCTTCTCGGAAGAAATTTTATTTGGTCGCGGTAAATATGACAAGGATAGTCGCTGGGAAGTGTCTGACAAAATGGATGCCAAGATTGCTGAACTGCAGAAGAAATATCCATCGGTAGTCAATGATAACAGATATTGCACTCAGAGTCATGGTTATCAGTTTTTCTCTTCTGACAAAGAAGAGCTTGAGCGTTATGCCAAAGAACTTTCTGCTTATTTCAAGCGTTTCAAGTGTATTGATGCCGTTTAACTCTTAATCAAGGATAAAAAATGTATAATCTTTTTACTCTTCATAGTCTGTATTACTTTCTTGTTTATGTCGCACTTTTTTCTTTTTATGGCTTGTTAACGGGTGCTTTTTCGAAAAAGGCTCGTGAGAATAAGAAGGATTTTCGTCTAAGTATTGCTCTTCTAATTTTTATTACTGTTTTGACTCACGTTGGAACCTGGATCTATTCTGAGCATTCTCGGCAATCCAATCAGGAAGTTTGTGATAATAATGTGACTCAGGGATATAAAATGCGGGGGAATGTCTGTTATCGTCCAGCTTTGCCGGGTGAATACCTCCAGTATGATACATTAGCAACTAAGCTATAATTATCTGGTGCATGATAGCGAGATCTGTTATCATGCATTTTACATTCTGACGAGGAAGCATCATGGCAACGCGTTCAAACATCAATGTTAAAGTAGGTGATAAGTATCATGTGGTGTATTGCCACAATAACGGTTATTTGAGTGCTAACGGCAAGATGCTTTTGGAGCATTACAACTCACAGGAGCTTGCTGAGAAGCTGGTTTCTGGTGGTGCTCTGTCTTATATCGATAAGAGCTGTGATACGCCGGGAAGCAATCATAGCTTTGACACTCCAGTTAAGGGCTACAGTGTATATTATGCGCGTGATCGCCTGATGGATGAAGAAAGCATTAAGATGCGTGTTTCTGATGAAGTCATTGACGAGCAGGAGTATCTTTATGTATGGGATGGCGAGCAGTGGCTGGTAAGCGGTCGCGATTATGAAGATGTGCCTCTTAAGGCAGCACTGGAAGAAGAACTGATTTAAAAACGTCAAGATTACTTTTTAATACGCGCTCAGGCTGTAAGAGGATAAAAGCATGAAAACGCAAGAATCTCATTGGCATAAAGGCTTTCGCGATGGATTCAGCTTCAAAGAAAAGCAGATGTTTGATAATGCCTTTGATCAGGAAGAATACGATAAAGGTTTTTTTGATGGTCGAACCGAGTATTACGACATAAGCGGCACATAACAGAAAACAATAAAAAGCTGCCTTCGGGTGGCTTTTTTGTTGCGTGCGAGGTATTGTTGTCATATAATAGATTCACTGCTTACAAAGGATAAATCAAAATGACATATAAGATGTATGAGAAGGTTGAAGGTCGCGGCTACTTTGTTGGCTATAAGTGTAAGCATTGCGGTCGTTCTGAGAATGAGCACAAGGCTACAGGTAAAAACTGCGTGAAAGATGCGCGTAAGACCATTCAGGAATACTCGGCGGAAGTTTTTGAAGCCAATGAGAAAAAGCCTGAGTTTGTTAAGTTTATCATTTAAGGGCTGCTATGAACTTCCATGAGCGCAAACAACGTCGTACAGATGAATATCATCGCTTTGTTTATGGTTATAAGCTGCGTAAGTGTGGTGCTTGTGCGGGAAGCGGTCGTTATGATGCGAATGGGTCGCCTGCCTGTGGCTCCTGTAATGGAACAGGAAAAGAGCGATACAAGGCGAAATCTTACTCTAAAGAAACAGAGGAAGGTGCTAAATGAGTTATGATATTGATGATTTGATTTCCTCATTAAAAACAGGAAAAATAACAGGATCAGCAGAGAACTTGCTTGCTGAGCTGATTGAGAAAAAGAGTGTCTATCAGAATGCTTTAGCTCAGCCTCGCACTCTCTATATTGTGATTGATTCCTATATCAGGGATTTTGATAAACATAAAGAGTCCGGCTTTAATATGTTTGGGGCGACTGTTGAGATTTTTGATGGGGAGACTAAAGTTGATACTGTGTTGCGTTATCTGGAAGGAATTGATCGGGCAGTGTTAAAAAATGATTATCCTTTGGATGAGTTAATTGCGAATATTAAATCAGACGAGAATTTTAAAGAACGCCTGAGCAAGGAAAAATATGTATCTTTGCCCGGTGGTGAGCTATCAGTTAATGAAGATATTCCTCTTGACAGCTTCAATGTAAAATTAATTTTAAAATAAAGGAAGCCACTATAAAGTGGCTTTTTTAATGGCTAAAAACCGTTTGGCAATGTTCTTTATTATTTCATCAGCACGCTCATCATAGGCAATATCTTTAAAGCTGATGTTTGCTATATAGTGAAGATAAAGCACATACATTGGCTCTGAGGATAATCTCAGTCGTCCGGTCATAAACAAGTCTTTAAGCCTCTCAGGATCGCGCCTGAAGATGTCTATAGCGATGTTAAGTTGTTTGCTATCTGATGCGTTCATGGTTTCTCCTTGTGCCTTAAAGTCAGTCTATCATGCAGATTCAGGCTCTGTAAAGTTTGGATATTTTTATAGCACATTACTTTATTGTCAGTTATAATGCGTTATCTTGTAAAACTACTGAGGTCGCTATGATATTCCTGTATGTTGTTAAAGAAAAAAATGAGAAAACCGGACGTGTTGAGGAGATCGTGAGTCATGGTGTTAACTCAGAAACAGGTCAAAATGTCGTACTGCCTTGGGAATCTCCTAAAGCGTTAGGTGCACACTATTCGCAAGAACACGGTTATTACCTGCCTTAAATTGTTGTCTTTATTGTGGGCTTGAGATATAATAGGCTCATATCACAAGATAAATCACTAAGAGAACGGATATGCAGATCTTAAAAATGGCGTCAGAGATGGTTGAGTCTTTAAATCAAAAGACGGATGCTTACCTTCAGAAGCAGGCGGATAAGCATGGTGTGAGTCTGGATGAGTACAAGAAGTGGCTCAACAAGCGCTATGAGATTGAGATGGGCCGGAAGTATCTCAAGATCTGGTATAGCACTAACGAGAATAAATCCATCGTGATGTTTATTGATGAAAATGGTGATATCTTCAAGCCTGCTGGCGTTAATAAGGTTGCTGCGGGTATCCGTGGGAATATTGCTGATTGGGAGTCATGCCTCAATATTCAGGCAAACTCTCACCTTGTATTTCTCTAAGAAGCTGCCCAAAGGCAGCTTTTAAATGGTCATAAGCATAAATGAGAGGAAATATGTTGAATAAAAATGATTTACCTTCAAATGTAGCGCAATATATCAGTGAAAATCTTATTCGCGGAGAAGCAAGCTTTACTTATAATGTAAAGATGTTTTGGTTTGGAAGATTTGATAAGTTGCGTCATGAAGACACTATTCATCTTGATTGGATCAGTGAGCATATTTTACGTAAAGAGTTAGGATATAAAGGTAAAACCGCCAACTCTCTGCTGCTTGCGGATTCAGTTAATTATGAAAAGGAAGCAAAATCGCTGTTTGAGAGTCTTAAAACATTAATGAAATAGCCGCCTCCGGGCGGTTTTTTAATGTATAAATCGGCATAAGATATAAATAAATCCTATTTGTGGCGATAGCCTGATTTTGTATAATGAAGGTATCGAAATCAGAGAGGTAGAATCATGAAACTGTCCATTAGTGTTTTGCTGCAGCAAGAGTGTGGTGGTTGGGCAAATGTGCTTTATCAGGTTCTGGATTCCTCGCAAAATGAGCACTACGATCTCATAAAGAAAGAACTGGTCAAAAAGATGTCTATTAAGCTTAATCGTCGTGAAAAAAAGCTGAAAAAGACGCATGTTTTACTAAGCGGTCAGGAGCTTTTTGACAAAGGGCTTTCAACTTTAAGTGATTATCTTTCAGGTGTTCAGATAAGCCGGGAGAGTAAGATGGAGATAACATTTAACGAGTGGGGCGATAAAATCGCTTGATGTGAAAATACGTTGTTGCTATAATGCTTTCAATTTAACAAACAAGGTAAAATAAAATGCAATCACTTCTGGCTTTTATGCGTGAAAAACGTTCTGAGTATCACTCACAAGTGAACGAAATGAGAAAATCACTTGATAAGGAAATGGATCAAAAGCTGGCTAAGAATCTGGATATTTACATGACTGATTCTGATGCGGAAGAAGGTGAGTCTACTTCTTTGCTGGATATTCTGAATGTATTGCGTAAGCGCGTCGTGGTGCCAGTTTCAATGAAGCAGGATTTTGAGTCGCTGGATAAAGTTCTGTCTTCGCTGGAAGTGCGTGTTCGTGTAGGTGAAGATGACCGCCGCGAAGCACTGAAAGATCTGAACGTGAAAATCGACAAGCTGACTCAGAAAACTGCAAAAGAGTTAGGTGATGCGGTTGATTTCAACGAACTGCGCATTGTCGCTATCAAAGTTGGCAAGCTGGACAAAGAGCAGGAAAAGAAACTGCTTAAAGTGATGGCGGATGAAGGCTTCCCGATGACGGAATCACATGAAGGTCAGTTTTATCGTTTTGTGGGTCGCCTGCATGATAAGCGTGGTCTTAAGAGCTTGTCTCATGTGGTGTTCAGTAAACTGGAAGGTAAGGTTACTGATGATCGCAATTTTATCTCTAACATCTCCACATCAACCGTGGGCGTGAAAACTTTCCTCGAAGGGAAGCATTATTTCCTGTAAAACACGTTAATAAAGAAAAGACCGCTCTGCGGTCTTTTTTATTTGTAGAAACGTAAATCTTGTTGTCTTTTCGTTTAAGTTTCGCTATAATCACTGGACTTAAATAACTGAGGAAAAGCAAATGGTTGGTGGACTGTTAATGGTTCTGGATGACATTCTGACGATGACTAAGACGGCGGCGAGTAAGACGGTCGGTGTGTTAGGTGATGACCTTGCGTTAAATGCTGAGCAGGTCTCTGGCGTCAAGCCCAATCGTGAGCTTCCTGTGGTGTGGGGTGTATTTAAGGGATCGCTGATTAACAAGCTGATTCTGGTGCCTGCTGCACTGCTGATTAGCGTATTTGCGCCGTGGTTAATGATCCCTCTGCTGATGGTAGGTGGTGCCTTCTTATGTTTTGAAGGTGTGGAAAACCTCAAAGAGAAGTTTTTCCATAAAGAAAAGGTTCAGGCGCATCAGGAGCAACATCTTGCAAACCTGGAGCTTTCTAAAGAAGAGATGCTCAAGCAAGAGAAGAAAAAGATTAAAGGCGCGGTCAGAACTGACTTTATTCTTTCGGCTGAGATTATTGTGATTTCCTTAAGTGCAATTAGCGCTTATCCGCTGCTGCAGAAGATCATCGCACTGAGTATTTTAGGCGTAGGCTTTACCGTATTTGTGTATGGTATTGTGGCTCTGATCGTAAAACTGGATGATATTGGTTTCTGGCTGGATGCTAAAAAATCAGCGGTGGCAAAGCTGGTTGGTCGTGGTTTTATTAACGTGGTGCCGTGGTTGATGAAAGCCCTGTCGCTGATTGGTCTGGTGGCGATGTTTTTGGTGGGTGGTGGCATCATTGTTCATGGCCTTCATCCGGTTGCTGAGTTTATCACGCATATTTCTCCGGCAGGCTGGGCGGGTTCTTTGGTCTCAATGGGCGGAAATGCGGTAGTGGCTTTGGTAGTGGGTATTGTAGTTGTGTTGATTCATGATCTGGTGCTAAAAATGATGGGGCGAAAAGCTCATTAATACAGAAAGCCACCTTCGGGTGGCTTTTTATTGTATATCATAAAGAGTTTCTGTATAATGGCAACAAATAAACCATGAGGTCTAAAAATGTCGCGTTCATATTTTGTTCAGGAATATCGATTAGAAGGTGAGATGCTGCTTTACTCGCCGCATGTCGTATTGTTGGCTGTAGATCCTGATACCTTTATTCTTGAGCTTTATGAAAAGCTGTATGCTTTCATGGCAACAGGTAAGGATATTGAGAGCAATGATTTCATTGATGTGTGTGGTGTTAGCGTTCGTCTTGAGGATGTTTTAGAGCAAGGCTGGGGCCAGTTTAACTATAAAATCAAAGAGCCTGACATTATTGATTTGGATTCGGTAGAGCCGATTAAGATTGGTGAGCGCGGTGGCAATCTCTTTATGATGGAAAAGCGGGAGTATTTGCCGGATACTGAGGACGATTTTAATATCCGTTTTATCCCTGTTGAGATTGACAGTCAAAAGACATTTGAGGAAGAGTTCAAGCAAGCGTGTGAAAAGTATGCACGTCGTGGAGAAATCCATGTTGAGTTTTACGATCTCTATTTCAGCATGGATGATGTTTGTGAGTTCGAGAGAAATAAGCTGACAGTGTTTTATCCGCATTTGACAGCTATACCTCAATAAGCCACCAGTAGGTGGCTGTTTCTATTTAAAGGAGTGTAAATGTATACAAAAGAAGAAAGGCTTGCTTTTTTAAATGATGCTCAGAGGGCAGCGCTGATTGAAAAAAAAGCATGGCTTGAAAAACTGGCGGGCGGCACAAAAGTTGAGCGGGATATTTCTATGCTTCTTCTTAGCAGTGCGAAAAGTTTTAAATCAATGAATGATAACTCCATGAGTATGGTTTTTGATGCTATGGGGTTGGGCTATTTTTATGGTCTTGAGCTTCAGGAGTTATTGGTCGAATATGGCTTGCCTGATAGCAAAGAGCGGAATATCGATGGCTATCCTGCGATCATTGAATATATTGGAAATACGCCGGACACTCAGATGACGGAAGTGTTATACATGATTCTTTCTCATCTGCGTTTATGCGTGAACTTTGGTGAGCGGAGTGATTCAAAAGAGGCTTCTGAGATTTTGGCTCCGGCTAAGGCGATGTTTGAGCAAGTAAAATCAATTATCGGTTCAGAAAAAATCGATGTTAACTACTTAACAAAATGAGGCATTTGTGAAAAAAGTATTATTACTGTGCATAGCCTTTTTTCTATCGGCCTGCGCTCAAAAAGCCGAAATCCAGACACGAGATAAGTTAGAAGCGCAATCAAAAAGCTGTTTTGTAGATGTTTTGATTAAAGATGGGAAAAAGGTTGTTGTTAGACGTGTTGAGAAATGTTCAGACCACTTTGTCATAGAATTAACAGATTCGCAAGGAGGCGAGTTTTCATTTGATTATCAAGGTGTAAAAGATTTTAAAAGTCCTGATAAAGTATTTATGTCTCTCATAATGTCATATGAAAAAATAAAGTATCAGACATTTAAAGGTGGTTATGATATTATTGAAGTTCCTGAAATCAGTAGGCGTAATATCATGCAGAGATTCGTCATGGTGCCAGAGAAGACATATTCTCAGGATTTTGAGAATATGAATATACTCATCAAAATCAGATAAGGCCTTTCAGGGCCTTTTTTTTATAAAAAGATTGTGCATTCCATTTATTGGCGTTATAATGGATTATTAACTGCTAAAAGGAAAGTAAAATGGAACAAAAGTCAGATGTGATGAAAAAGCTCAACGGTAAGCTGCGCGTGTTAAAGCATAATCCGTTGTTCAAGTTCAAGGAGTTCAATACCTCAGCGGCTCGTCATGAGAACAAAAGCGAGAAAGATGATTACGTGCTTATCCTGAACCTGCAGGATGGTAGTCGTGATAGTCTTGCGATCTCTGTTAACTATAAAGGTAAAACTGAGAAAGATGCTACGGTTGTGGTAAGCCGAGCCAAAGCCGTGCATGATCCGCTTGCTGGTTTCTATGGCGCTTATCGCTCGGAAGGTATTGTGCGTTCAGAATCAAAGAATTTTGTTGAGTTTTCAATATTACTGAATGCGTTTAACTATATTTCTCAGCATCCTGATTTCAAAAATAAAAATATGGTAGAATATTTCAGTAAGCTAATGGATTTGGACAATGCTGAGCAGGTTTCGGCTAGTCGCCCAAGAATGCGTTAAGCAATAAAAAAGCCTCAAGAGAGGCTTTTTTATTAAAGGTTTAAAAGTTGTTCTAAAATGTTTTTATTAATAGAGCACTCGAAATTTGCAAGAAAATCATCAAGGCCATCTTCTTCGATAAGGATATCATCAAACTCATCATCTTCAGGAAAGTTCTCACACCATAACTCATCGGCATCTTTGCCATGAATATCGAAGCATTCATTATCCAAGAAAACAATCATATGAGAATACCATTCGAGGCCGTCTTCAGCATCTCGACGCATAAGGGCAAAAAGTTGTCCGCCAAAACGCTTTTTAAAAGCTAAGGCAAAAGTATGACATTGGCCGGATTCAAAAATAAAAGGGTCGAAAGTTGTATTTGCTTTGTCTAAAAAAGATTGAATATCCATAGAGCCTCCCGTTTTAGTGATATTATTATATCAAAGGAGCCTTTTAAAATAAAGAATTATTTAAAATGGATAGCAGAATATTATTCCACCTTCATAATCAGCAATGGTTTAACGGGTTTCAATTTCATATTCATCTTGGTCTATATCATTGTCTTTTAAATATTTTTTAACCATTCAATATCATAAAGTGGGAGTGTTATGCTAAGTTGTTGTTCTTTGATTTGTTTCCAGTTCATGTGCGCTCCTATTTAAAAAAAGTAATCGAAAACTTGTGCATGATCAAGGTTTTTGCTATACTTACTTTATTGAAACGACATGATTATCTTAAAAAGAGGAGATCAAAATGGGCTTTAAGTTGAGCATTGTAACGGTTGACGATGGTGAGATTGAAGAGATTTTGGGCAGTGCTAACGATGCGCTGGATTACCTTTGTGACAAGGTTGATCCTGAGCTGGTAGGTCAAATGAAACTAACCACGCCATCAGGTCAGGAAGTTTCGGGCTACTATACGATTTGCGAATGGTTGGTCAAATCGGAACAGGTTAAAGCCTAAAGATAAAGCCGTCCTGGGAGGCGGCTTTTTTTAAGCATGTTTATCAGTAATGAAGAAAAAAGCTTGCGTTTAATGTCAACATTAGGTAAGATGCTTCTTATTGAAACGATGTTTCTCAACACTATCTCTAAAAGGTAAAAAACATGTCCAAGTCTTATACTGCTCTGCGTTCTGAAATTATTTCTATTTTAGCTAAAGCTGAGCTTGCTATTCGCGCTCGTGTTGCTGAACTGGATTGTGAGACTCAAGAGCCTCGAAATCTCGATCTGGATGTGATTGATGAGGATTATTGTGGTTGCTCGGTCAGCATGATTGATGCACTGGAAGATATTGTTGAAAAAAACAACAAAGGTTTAATCCATTCTGATTATCAGACAGACATGAAAAATATCGAATCATTCCTTGCGAAACTGAAAGCTGATGAAGATCGCATTAAATCAGTTAATGGTGATGCGCTGACTGTTCGTGGTCGTGCTGTGGCTGAAATCAAGCTAGAGCGTGATGCGGAGATTGCTGAGCTGGTTGGTAATCAGGTGTTGTTGAACGTTCGAGTGAAAACCGGTAAGTTGTCAGAAGATCAAGTGAAAGCAGTAAATACGCTGTTTGCTGAAAAAGGTTTTGTTGGTGGTGTAGTTCAGGGAACTAACTGGAGTAATTTTACTGGCTTGACAGAGTGCTCTGCTGATGATCTGTATGCTGAGGTTGTAGCAGCAGTGCCTAACACCACGAAAAACTTCATTGGCAAAAAAGTGAAAGTTTCACAGTATGATTTAGCTAATAGCTTCCATGCTGAGGTTCGCGATATCGTAGGATATTAATACTCAGGATTATAAATAAGAATTAAAAGGCCATCCAGCAGGGTGGCTTTTTTGTTTTAATGAAGATAATTATTGTCATTAATGATGCCTTTCTGCTATAATGAATCACTTACTTAAAAGGAAAACTCTTTATGTGCGAAAAAACGTTTAGTGCCAGCAATCTGATTGAATCTCTGAAAGGTCATAATCTTACCGGAGAAGCAAAAGCATTCTTTGATAAGCTTGTTAAAGACAGTGAAGGTCGTCGTGCTCAGTTGGAGATGCGTCCTCGCCTGATGATTGATATTGAGATCAGTGAGTGCGCTGTTGTGCTGATTGAGCGTGATAAATATTTCAGCAAGGAAGAGGTTGAAATGCTGGAAGGGGAGACCTATTTTGATACAGTTCTTCGCCATCTGAAAACTATCCCGTTTACATCTAATGAGGAAAGCGCTGTTAAAGGCGTTATAGCTGAGATTGAAAGCTATAAAGGGCTTAACTCTGCTATTGAGGCGTTAGGTGAGGATCAAATTTTTACTGGAGAGATGGATATCTTTATCAGTAAAGTTAATACGCCTACCGCAACATTAATCAAAATCGATCTGACACGCTAAGAGGTCATCATGATAGGTTATTTCCCGAAAGTTTCTGCTGCTTCTTTGTTTCATTGGGGAACGATGAACAGTGAAAATGTTAGCAAGAAAACAAGCTCTTATGAGGGCAATAACCTGTCTCTTTCAGTTTGTCCTGAGAAATGGGCAAAACTACTTAACTTGAAACCGTCTGATAAGCTGTTTTCTTTTTCTAAAGAGAAGAGCGAGTTCATTAGTATTTTACCTTTAATGAAATCAGAGCGTTATGCAGAGACACGCTTCAAGCTTTTAGAGCTTGCTGTAGATGAAGGTTTACTGAAAAAAGAACTGATCTATCGTGTTGAGTTTGAGGATGCTGAAACTGAAGAGTTATGTTTCATGACATTCTCTGGCTATGCTGAGGCGCTGAACGAGTGCGAAAGCGAAGATCAGATTAAGGATGAGTTTTGCTATGTTGGAACGCCTGAGCTTTGTGAGGCTTTAGGTATTTCTGAGGAAAATGTCCGGTTAAGTGGTGAAGAGTATGCCTTTATTGAGCTGATAAAGCGCCATACTGATGTAGACGGAATCTATTGGGCGTATAATGATAATATCAATGCGCTGAGTTTGCCACTGTATTGTATTTTCCCATCAAAAGTGAGCGAGTGGTCATATAAGGAAGTCAAATGAAAATATATAAAAAAGTAGCCATCCCCACAGATAGCCGTTTATTTTTTGTCGGTGATATTCATGGGCAATATCATGAACTACTTCGAAAGTTGAAAGAAGTCGGCTTTCAGTTTGGTCGGGATTATCTTATTTCTGAAGGTGATCTGGTTGATCGTGGTCCGAAGATTGCGGAGGTGATAAACTTCTTCATGGAAACGCCGAACTGTTATGGTGTAATAGGCAATCATGATAACTTTCTGCTTGAGCATGACACTAAGCCTGAGAAATGGTTTAATGACGCTCGCAATGGCTCTGAGGCGACCGTTAAGCAGTTAGGCGAGTCTAACCTTAAGAAATATAAAAAACTGCTCCTGAGTCATTTCTCGTTGCTTTTAGAAGTTGAACAGGCAGGAGTGAGCTTTGGTGTGATTCATGGTGGTGTGCCATTTGATAATGATAAGCCTCAGCAATGGCATAAGATTATCAGGAAGGCTAAGCGAAATAAAGGCTACCGGGCTAATCTTATGTGGGACCGGACTGTGATTCGCAGAGTGCTTGTAGAGGACGCGGATGAGCTTCCTAGTGTATCTGGTGTAGATTATCTGATTCATGGTCATACAACGCTTCCTGAGCCGCTACGTTTCCAGAATCGGTATTATATTGATACTTACGGAAGTAAAAGTGAGTTGACGCTCCTGCATTTCGATGTAGTAACAAAAAAAATGGTTTATCTTTAACTAAAAGGAAAGAAAATGAATAAAGTGGTAAAAATCAAAGATATTATTTCATCATTGAAAGGTGCTAAGCTGAAAGGCAATGCTTCTTTATTTCTCGATGCGCTGGAGAAGAAAAAAGCGGAATATGATGCTTCGAATAATAAAGAGGTGCTATTTATTGAGGTTGATACCGATGATGACTTTGCGATAGCGAATGTTAAGCCACTGCTTGGAACTTACAGTATTTCTGTGGCTATTCAAAATGGCGAAAGCTATCATGAGGCTTTGGTTCGTGGTGTAGAAAGCATGGGCATTAATATGGAAGATAAATACGGAGGTGATGAAGACCGTATCAATTACAAGGCGCAGCATTTTATGGATATGGTGAAGTCTGAAGATTCACGCGATTGTATTAACATGACAGGATGGCTGTCTGCGGGTGGGAATCAGACGATCAATGCGCAGGTGTCAGCGTGTAGCCATGATTTTGAGTTTGAAGGCATTACGGTTGATCTGAGAGATTAAAATGGTTATCAGAAAATGTTGTTTGATGAAAGGTCTGGATAAGAAGTTCATGCACGGCACTTCCCGAAGTTTTTTGCGTGAGATGGGCGATTTCAAGAAAAGCATGGGGCAGCCAGGTTATTCTGCAGTTGAGATTTTAGAAATGATGATGACTTCGCTGAGAAATCAATAAGGTCGTCCGTCCCGGAAGTAAAAAACCTTGCATAGAACGCTAACAACTGATATATTGTCATTAAATCAACGATACGGGAAGTTTCGATATGAAAGCAATGCTGATTAAGATCTGTGAAAGCGAGTTAAAAGGTGTAAACTTCCGCTGGAATCTGTTTTGTTTTGTGATGATGTTTATCACGGCGGCACTGCTGGGTAAACTACCTATGCTAACATCGTTTGCTATCTCGTTTGTAATGACGCTTTTCATTATGACTGGAAGCTATCTTTTGGATAAGGTTAATCCTAAAAAAGAGTAGAAAGCAGTTGCTTTTTATTGTCATTATAGGTGATAATGTTTGTATTGAAAGAGAGGCAGGAATATGAACTGTAAAGAAGGTTTTAATCCGATCATGATAGTAGGTTATATTCTGAGTTTTATCACATCATTCCTTATAGCGTATAAAAACGCGGGCTTTGCTGAAGCTTTTGCTCAGTCATCGGCTGTTGTGGCTTTCGTGATGGTTGTAATGACGTTCTTTGTTATTCCTCGTCTGCGCGTGTTTCAGCGGTAAAGATAAAAACAGCCTTCAAAAAAAGTCTTTGTTCAGAAAAGTAAATCATTGAAAATTTTGTTGCTTTTAGTATGGCAATCAAAGATAATCGTAAAAAATACAGGAGAGAGTTAGATGAGTGAAGCTAAAGAAAAATTGCGTGAGTTTGTGAAGGAAGAAAGTAAAGGCGCAAATCTTGTCATCAATGGTGTTATTTTTGGCTGGAATTTCCTTGATAATGTCGGACATGATGGCGTTGTAAGTGCATTTTTCGGTGCGGCTATTACCACGATTATTGTTGCAGCTATTTGCCATTTTATTGTGCATCCTTACATTATGCCAGCCCTGAAAGATTTGTTTAAGCGTTAAAAGAAGCCGCCTCCGGGCGGTTTTTTGTTGCACAAGATAAAAGATGCAGGTATAATGTCAACATGCATTACTTAATGAGAAAATGAAATGAATATTAAACCTTTTGCAATGGTCATGGTTAATCTGAATGGCGAGTGGATGCTTGAATCAGTTGAGGCTGTGCGTCTTTACAATGCCAATGCGACAGAAGCTGAAAAAGATATGCGAGAACTGACGTGTTATGCTGACTGGAAAAGCGGTTTGCTGCAATCTGATGCCGAAGTGGGCGTTTTCGTGGTAAAAGGCGCAGGCGATCTGGAGAAAGTGTATGGTGTCTCTGGTAAGCGTATGTCTGATAAAGATATTGATGTTAGCCGTATGCTTGAATGCCAAAAAGATTTTTCTTTTATGGTGAAAGATGAAGGCGTTACCTTCTCAGCATTAGATGCTGAAAAGTTCACGGCAAATAGCAATGAGTTTAAATGCGATCAGGTTATTGTTTTAGGAAACGGTGTGTTCGGCTACATCCTTGATATTGATAACGTCTCTAATCTGGAGAAAAGACAGATTTGGTATGTAGAGATTAATGAAGGCAGTAAGTATAAGCTTAAAGATGACCTCTTCTCTGTGGATGATTTGAAAAGCCTGGAAAACACTGGAGCTGTTTGTATAGGTAAGATCACGCCATAACATTAAGCCGCCTCCGGGCGGTTTTTCTTTTTAAATCTTTACGAAACGTCCTATTGCTTTTGTGATACAAATCACACTATAATGACAGCATACTATTGATTTAAGAGGTGTAATGATGGAAAACTTGAAGGCTAAGGGTAGTCAGATTAAGGAGTGGGTAGACTTTTCTGGAAATGCGCTGATCGGAACATTCCATTATCTCGGCTTGTTCATGATTGGTGGTGTCGTTATTTGGGCGTCTATCATTGAGTTGTGTCATGTTTTGGATATGGGCAAGCCGGGCATTGAAAACGTGCTAACGCTGTTCATTTATCTTGAGTTAGGCGCAATGGTAGGTGTTTACTTCAAGACAAACCATCTACCTATCCGTTTTATCATTTACATTGCTATAACGGCTATGACGCGTCATCTGATTGGCCTGATTACCGATCATGGCGAAGATTTCAGAGTTATTGTGTTTTACTGCGTAGGCATTCTGGTATTATGTGGTTCTTTATGGCTGCTCCGATACGCTTCATTCAAGTTTCCCTCAGAACGTGTGATAGAAGTGAAGCCGGACGGGAAAACAGTTGAGAAAGTCAAAGATGACGAAGTAAAGATGCCCTAAACTAACAAGCCGCCTCCGGGCGGTTTTTTCATATCGCGGTAAAAAAAGATTGACGTTGTTGTCATTAAAGCCTATACTGTTTTTATCGAAACGAGAATGGGATTGTCAAAATGGGCTACGTAAGCAAAGAACTGAAAGCAGAGCTGGTAAAACGTGTTAAGGCTGTTTTACCGAAAGGCTGGAAAGCATCTTTTAAAGTTTACAACTATTCGACGCTTCGCGTGATGATCAAGTCTGCGCCGATTGAGCTGACGGATGTTAAGCCAGAAACTCAGCGTCCTCATGTTGATGTGAACACTTTCTCACGCGCTAAGGACTTTGTTAATGTTGAAGTGGGTCAGGCCATTGAAGCTATTCTGGATGCACTGGATAGTAAAAATCATATTATCGCTGAAGATGGTGATTATGGCAGTGTCCCTTCCTACTATACGCGCTTAAGCTTTGGTGATCACAGCAGTCCATTTGTTTCTACGAAAGCTGCATGATAGAATAAAAGAGAGGGCTTAGGCTCTCTTTTTCTTTTGGAGAAGATTATCATTTTAAGGGGTTTTTATGAGTGAATCGGTTATTTATGGCATCAAAGAGGGTCAAAAAACGCAGTGGTTAACCAGTTTTAAAAATGGTCGTGGTTTAAGCCTGATGGTATGGGCGGCTTATTTCAAGCAATATCTTGGTCTGGACTATTTTGAGCGTATGCCTGAAGATAGCGATTACGATAAGCTTTGGCCTCTGTATAAGGATAGCAGACTGCCACATCATCACAAAACAGTGTTGTTAGCCACATATGACTATACGGTCATCCCGGTAGAAATGCTGCCTTCTTTTGTTGCTGACCTTGAAGCATGGGATGCGGATATGAGCGGTTTTATTGATGGCTATGTTAATCATGTGCCAGATTTAGCAGTGTATTTGAAAGCTAAAGATCTGTCTCAGTTTGATTTCATAGGTATTCAGGTAAACAGCGGCGTGGATAACCAGTATGACGTAAACTGGAATCCACGAGGAAGAAAAGGTGTTAAGCCGGACGAGCTTAAAAATATCTATGATTTAATGAAGTAATGCGCAGATAATGCTTTTATTTCATAATGTCGTGTGATATCATATTGTCATTAATCTGAGAGGATATGAAAATGGCGACGACTGAAAAAGTAGTTGTAAAGAAAATGAAGTTTGCGCGTAAAGATAGTTCGGGGAATACTGATACGCTGACTTGCTTTGAGAATGGTCGTATTGTTATGGTAAATCAGTTTGGCGTTGTCATGGGCTTATCCAATGTCATGTTTAACGCAGGCCTGAAAAGAGGCTATCAGGGTGAAGGTGATGCACTGAGGGCAGCTTTACGTGATGCGATCACGGATTACAGCGATAAAAATGCGAAGCAAGTCTTAGCGGCTCTGCAGAAGATCACGAAGTTGAATGACTGGTCTATTGTGGCGTAAGTAGCGCCAAATCATTTCATATTCAGGAGAGTTTATGTCTGCATCAGTAGAAGTTAATAAAGATGGTGCCACTTTTGGCGATGAAAGTTATGGTCGCACCGAAAATGGTTATGCCATGCATAAAGAAAGTGTTTTTGCTGAAAAGGAAGAGGCAATCGATATTGCTCTTGAGATTGTTTCTTACTACAAGCTGCATGAAATCGTTGCAGTTAAAGCGGAAATCGAAGGTTTTCACGGGCGCACGGTGGTTATGAAAAACGGTGATTTCGTGGTTTATTCTCTGCCATTCTCACCATCAAGTTTTGAAGGTAACCTTCTGTGTGATATCGATGATGTTGGCGTGTATAAATATCAGGATGTGGATCTCAAGAAAACTGTTGAGATTTGGACTGAGGCTTTGCGTGATGCGCCATGCGAAGAAATGCTTGATCTGGAAAAAGAGCATAAGGCTTCTCTGAGTATCTCCGCTTAATCTATAAAAACCGCAAGATTTCTCTTGCGGTTCACTTAATGTTGTCATATAATCTTTCTATCGAAACAAAACAGTTACTTCACACTATAGGTAAACACATGAACAACGTCGCTGAGCAAAATCTGAATGTCATCACTATTTCTGATCTGATGGGCGGGCATATTGTCGGTAGCTCAACGTTATTATCTTCTGACTTCAACAAAGCAGGTGCGCACATTGCGGAGTTTGCGAAGGCTTTGCATCCTTTAGAAGGCGATGTTGATGGTGTTGTTGAGGTAAAAGAAGTGTTATCGGGTGTTGTGGGTCTGGTAGATGGATATGAAGTGATTAAGTTCATGTTCAATCCGATGATGCTGGATTTATGGATGGTAGGATCGTCTTCTGCGCTTCCAACTAATATTGGTAAAGCAAAGGCTTACGTCCGGGCAATGGTTGAAGCCTATGCGTTGGCAAGCGATAAAAAAGCAAAACACGAGCAAGATGAAAAAGCGAAGATGCCTGAGTATGTTGTTAAGCTGAATGATTATATGGAATCGGCTTACGGCGGGGCAATGAAAAAGGTGTTTAAAGCCTACATCAACAATAAGGCTGTCTACACTGCGGAGTTGTTTGAAGGCAAATGGACATTCATCGTAGGTAAGCAGGAAAACCATGATATTCAGTGGATGCTTGCCTTTGCTGAGGCGGTGAAAGGCATCACCGATCAAGTTAAACTTCACAAATAATAAAGCCGCCTTCGGGCGGTTTTTTGTTGTTTGCATTAAGACATTATGGTAAAATAACGCTTTAATCCTGAGAGGAAATCGTTATGTTTTTTGTTCAAAAATGGCAACATGAGCTGTCTCGTTATGGTTTGGATGCGCTTTTGAAAAAGGAAAAAGCAGAAACGCTGGATGATGCTGTAAACGCCTTGTATGACGGTGATGATAAAATCAGTAGTTCATATAACATTGTAGATAAAACTCGTGGCAATGCCCCTACAACGCTTCAACAACGTCTTAATCGCATCTGGTTCACGTTAGTCTTCTGGATTTTCATTGCGCCCGTGCGTTATGTGATGACGGGATATACGGGCTTTGATGAAAGAACGCCTGCAGGTCAGTGGGTGGCACGTCTTATCGGTGAAGAGTTTGTGGCTAAGGCGAGTGGCTACAAAGGTGGTTGGCAGAAAACTCTTAGCCGTGAAGAGTTCTTGTTTGTTCTGAGCGAGAACAACGTTAAGACGCTGTATGATTTATACGATTTTCTGTTCCCAAATGAATACGATGATCGCTATGCGAAGTATTACATCGTAAAAAGTAATAATCAGGCAGACGATGCCAGCAAGCTGCAGCGTTTCAACCGTCTGTGGTTCGTGCCGTTCCTGTTTGTTTATGTGGTGATTGCCCGCAAAGTGTATTACATCATTCATGGTGATAATAGCGATCAGAAATACTCCGAAAAAACACGGTCATTTCTGGCAGCATTGCTGGGTTGGAATAAAGACGATATTTTTTAACAAACAATAAAGGAAATAAAATGAACGATGTAAAGTTAAATCCAGGGGAAAAGCTTGATAAAGGTTATCTGGTTGTGTTCACGTCTTGGGAGAATGATGCGGACAACTATCGTAGTGTTCAGACGAATGTTAAGACCAAAGCTGAAGCGTTGGTGTTGATGACTATTGGTAAAATGTTCCGATCAAAAAACGACCGACCTAATCCTGGCTTTGGGAACAAAGAGTATGAGGATTCAGAAGAGTTAAAAGAGTTGATTATTGAGGCTTTGGAAGAGAAGATTACTGATGAAGATCAGAAGGTTGCTCTAAGCGGTTATATCCAGGATGTATGGGAAGATATGGATGGAGGTGATTTTTATGACTGGCTCACCGAAAATATTCTACATTATCCCGTAGAATATGAAGGCGAGTTCTGCCGTGTTGTTGAAGAAGTCGAATTGTATGAGGTCTTGGAAGATTTCATAATGCCCAAACCGGCGATTCCAATCCGCAAAGTAGATTAACCTGACTGGAGAAAAAGAGGCTAGCGCCTCTTTTTTGTTGTCATTAATATGGAGAAATGCTATACTCTTTTTATCTTGTAGAGAGGAATGATTATGATTGAGTATACGAATCAGGGCGTGTTAGCTGAGTTTTTGCGTGAGATGGCTAAGCTTAAGCCTAGCCAGAAATATTTTCTGGTGGGGAAAGATTATGCGCCCGTATTTTATAGCTTACTGAAGCATGGTTTTGAGACAGACGCTATCAGGCATTCAGTGAGTATCTGTGTTTCGTTTTTTTATGCGGATGACAGTGTTGTTGCTTTTCAAATTGAAGGTAAAGATGTCCTGCGTTATCCTAATGGTAAGATGCGTTTCTTTAAAGAACATGCGGAACGTCTTACTGAGATTCTGACGGTTATTCCTGTGCTTGAAACGCCGAAAGAAGACCGCTTGGTGTATCTGGAAAACGTCTAATCAATAGCCTCTTTTGGGAGGCCTCTTTAAGGTGAAAACATGCCATTATATAATGAACTTCGCGCAAGAGAATGTAAGCATGGCTATAAAATACAGTATTTTGGTGGATGGTTTAAACGCTGGAAGACGCTGAGTAAGAATCAATACGGCGATCCGTGTATTTATGGGTTTGATGTGTTGCCTCTGCGAGTCATTCTTGATACACAAGAAGATGCGGAGGAATACGTAAGAACGCGTGTTACTATGATGGATCTGCAAAGCGTATCCGTTCAGGTCTTACAGTCTCGCCAAAACATTCGCCTCGTCAGATACACTACGAATGATGGCGTGTTTTATCATGTTGAAGAAAAAGAGACATCTTTTTGTGAGAAGTGGTTGACGGCTGAGGCATGGCGTCTGACTCATGAAGAGAATGAATGTGTAGATATCCGAGATAAAGTGTTAAATAAGGCTGAAGTATACATTAGAATGATTTTGAGATACGAAGCCCAACGTGCTTCAGTCCATGAAAGTATGCCATGTTAAATAAAGAGGCTCCGGCCTCTTTTTCGTTGTATATTTAACCATATTTTGATATTATAGCGCACAAAATAATAGAGGCGAATATTATGGCATTATTCAATCAGCTTCGCGTAGCAAAAAATAATGATGGTTATCATATTGAATATATGACAGGCTCTTTGTTTAAACGCTGGAAGGCGATAAAGAGAACGCGTTATGAGTTCACAAAAAGCCTGGATGATACTCTTGAGCTTGTTGATGTAAAAATGAATTTTCATCATAAGAGTTGGGCAGAAGATTACATTAAAAAATGCCTAACAGCAACGGACATTCGAGATATAAGCATGGAAGTGTTGCTTAATCTTGGTAAGGTCAGACTGGTAAAATATATTGCGGATGATGGTGTTTTCTATCATTGGGAGGAAAAGCGTAAGGGGTTAGAAGAGTTTGTTGCGGTGGATGTATGGCGTTTCGATGATGAAGCTTCTATTCCAGATTACTTTGAGAAAAACACTATTAATCAATGCGAGATGCGAGCTAAATATTTTTATCATGTATTGGCAAAAAGGAATAACATGGCAGCCTCCGTAAAACGATTTCACAAAGAGCTTTCTTGTATTTTTTGCTGGTTTTAAAAGGAAATTGTTGTCTTTAATATGACAATAATGTATACTCTCTTTATTGAAAATATGAGGAAAAGCCAATGTCATTAACGTTAAGAGAAGCCGTTGAGCGCATGAATGCCTATCTGGAAGCACATCCTGATCGTGCTGACTGTCTTGTTTATGCTCATGAGTGGGATGATCCTGAGTTCTCAAGCCAAGGCTCTGAGTTAGATATTGAGCTGCCTGACGGCTTTTCCGACACTATTCTTACTTTATTATAATTTTTTAATAAGATGCCTATCATGAAAACTGAGACAATTAAATCAGCGCGTGCCAAAAAAGTAAACCTGCAGGAAGCGACTCCGGTTTTCTTCACTGAGACGCGTCGTGCTAAAATGCTGATTACGCCATTGAACGAGCAGACGGTAGAAAGCATTCTGGCAGGACTCGGTAGCAAAAAGTTTGCTCTGATGGATCATGAGTTTATTGTGCTGGCAGAGACAATCGATGATGAAAATCCAAAAGTAGTAGGTCTGGTAAATAAGCTGGACACCTATCATGGTGAAATCACCGAGACTGATTTTAGCCTGGTGGATAATAAAACGCCTAACTATATTACTGTATATTCCGTATCAGCTATGGATCTACTGAGTGTAGTGGATAGTATTATACTCAATACAGGCGATAAAGTGGTTGCAACGAACCCTTCAGCCCTGTATTTTGATGAAGATATGTGTTCAATCACCTTTGAAACGAACCGTTCTCATGCTGAGATTTTAAAAATCGTAGAAGCAACTAATACAGAAAAAGATTGCTATGTTTGTGAAGAGCAAGATTGGCACTGTTAATTTGCTAAGGCAAGAAAGATAAAATTATAAAGCCGCCTTCGGGTGGCTTTTATTTTATTTAAAGTGGCTCATTTGATCATTTTTAATGTAGTAGATAAAGACTTTGGTATTGTTGATCATTACAGAGGCTTGTCCAATAATTTTTGCATTTGATGTCTGCGAATGTAGAGATTGTGGTGAGTTTTTCTGACCATAAAAAATGATATTGTTTTCTTTGTCGAGAAAAAAACAGTGAAAAGGCCGACTGCTAAAATCAATGATTTCCTTGTCTTCTGACACATAGTGAATGTGTAGACTTTGAGGGCCGCAAGGCACCTCAACTGAGGCGATTACATTGGCATTTTTACCAAAATAAGGACTCAGTGAGGTTAGTGGCTTAGATATCTGAGTGGATGACGAAAGAAACTCCGCATCGTAAAATGTGAAATAGTGAAACGGCTTTGTAAATAACTTCTGTTTTTTGCTCATGATTTAATCTCCTTTTGTATAACAATATCATATTTAATTAGGTGCAATCAAAAAAAGATTGCATGAAATGGCTGACCATGTTATATTGTCATTAAATAAACGTATGGAGTTAAACATGAAAAAGCTTGATGGTCAGATCAATCTGCAGCAAGAGTTCGAGGCATTATTTGAGTTTGTTGAGTTGCGTTGGGTGACTAAGCCAGGGCTTCGCGAACTGTTGGAAAAGGTGTGGTCTAAAGGCCTTGAGCTGTATGCTGATACGGCGGAAAGCGAGTATCGTGTAAGCAATAAGATCATGAAGCTTATCGATAGTGAGGATAACTATATCAATAGTTCTCTGACGGAAGCAGAGGAGTCTGTTGCTTCTCGTTCGCATCCTTATATTATCTTTTCACGCGCTTTGTTTACATTAAGTTGTTCCGGGTTGCTTAAGCAACCTGATGGCCTACGTTATTACGATATTGAGCTTATCATGAAAGGCTTGCTGGCTGAGTATCCTGAGTGCAAGCAGGCAAAGCCTAAAGGATGGTCTGCATTCAAGAAAAACTATACTGATTATGCGGGTATGGACGAATACAATGAGAAAGAGGATAAAGCTGTTTTCAATGGAACTGACATCGAACCAGATGATCGCTCTTTTGTTCTAAAAATCTCATTGCCTCAAGTGATGTATGATGATGTTTGTCAGGGAAATAAGGCTATTGTAGTTCTGATGATGGCGGTAGCTGATCATGCGCGTAAATGTATTAGCCACAACAATGCGCTCAACTTCCTGGAAGAGATGGAAAAAGTAGAAGCTTATTTTTTAAGTTTGAAAGACGTTTCGCCTATGCCTTTTTCAGTATCCTTTGAGAATGTAACGGATAACAAGATTTTAGTCCGGGCTTTAGAAAAGGCGGCGGATGATTTTCTTACCGAAGAAGATTTTAAAGAACGAGTCATTCAGAGAGAAGAGTATCTGGCCTTGCCTGAAAACGAAAAGCGGCAACGGAAGGCAGACGCTGCACTGCGTATGCAGGAGATTCTTAAAAAAGCAATGAATAAATAAAAGGAGGCTTCGGCCTCTTTTTTATTGTCATTAATAGAGCATTTTGGTAAAATAATGGCATTCTGAAAAGCTTCTTACAGGTGCTATGATGAGTCGAAATATCACATTACTGAAAAATCATTTCTCTACGCCGAATGGTCTGGTTGAGTATATAAAGATGGTTTCAGATCTGAAAGGATTTTTCATGCGTGGGGCGTGCAGTCAGTTAGCGAAAATCATCTATGATCACTTCATTAGCAAGCGTGAGAACAGCTTTAAGTTGCTCTGTTTTGTTGAGAAAGAAGAGTATAACTTTAATGCAAGATCTTTAAAGAAAATGTCAGATAGTGATTTTCTTGATGCAGTGCGCTGGATAGGTGTCGCTCATGTGGCGCTGGTTGCTGGCAATCAAATTTATGATGCGCATGGTGTATCTTATTACTTTGAAGACGAATATGAGCATCTGGTTTTATCAAAAGAGTCTTTCTTTTACAAAGAAATTGACTTACCTACAGTGGCAAAAGCAAAAGAAATCTTTGCTGATATTATGCGTGATCACCGCTATGGTCATAAAAAACAGGCAGAGATTGCTGAGCGGATTATGCGCAGTGTAAAGTTTCGATAATCTATAGATTTTTCTTGCAGCAGACAGCAACGTTTGCTATTATTAAGACAACAAAATAACTGCTTAAAGGTGATGAAAATGGGTACAACTTGCATGCGTAATAATGATCCTCGTTTTAAAACGAATCAGGGTTTTTATGAGGCGGAGCTGATTAATAACTGGAATGCTAACTGTAAAGTTATTGATTATGCTGTAGTTGGAAAAACTATTTATGAGCTGATTGAGAAAACCGATAAAGACGGTGAGAAGGAAGTCTTTATCAGCACAATCCTGATTAGCCGTTACCGTGGCAATGCTGACCGTAGTGCGGAAATCTGCTATAAATATGTTGATGAGTCAATGGGGCCAACAACGCATGATTGTCCGGTCAAGTTCCTGAACGCGTCAACCTGTCAGGGTGAATATGCGGTTGCATGGCGTGAGCGTTGCCGTGGTTATCGTAAAGCGGTTGCTAAGCACAAGAAAGATATTGACGATATCTTTAAGAAAATGCCGCGTGGCGCAGTGGTGGAAATGGTTTATGGTGATTCTATCCGTGTGGCTAACCCTAGTTATAGCAAAACCTGCTTTACGGGTTATCGCCTGAACCGAGATGATTCAGAGACGCTGTATCGCTGGCGCTACAAAGATATCAAAGGTTTTGCTCTGCCTGATTCAGGCATTGGCATCGAAAAGATGGTGGCAGAAGAAGCCTAAGTCTACAGGCCGCCTCCGGGCGGCTTTTCTTTTGATGAGAGATATTCATTTTAAGATAAAAGAGCAATCAAAAGAAATAAAATGCTTGCATAGAAGTCAGAAATCCGTATAATGACAACATGCAAACAGTTATTCACTCTTAAGGGTAAAAAATGGAAACGAAATTTGATATGAAAGCAGGTCTGGCGCAACTGAAAGCTGGCGAAATCAAAGCGATTGAGCTGGGTGTTGAAGGTGAGCCGGGTGGTTATATGAGTGCTTTTATGATTCGTTATATGGATACGATTGGCGGTCGCCAGTTTGCTATTCATCATCTGTCTCGCGGTATGACGGGTAGTGGCATGTATTTTGGTGATGATGCAGAGCTGACTGAAAGCGAGGCGCATCGTTTCGCAGATAAGTATTTTAAACCGAATGCTAATCCGGCTGTTCAGGCGTTTCTTGAGAAACATCGTAGCAAAATGAAGCCAGTGGATTTCTTCGCGGTATAACAAACAAAGGGCCGCTTATGCGGCCTTATGAATAAGGAAAGTGCGATGATCAAGGTCAATTACGTCGATTACTATAGTTATGATAAGTATGAGAAGCTGATTGAAGGCAATCTGCCCGAAGGTGTTAAGCGCGTAGAAGCGTCGTATGATGGTGGTCGCGGTGCGGTTTATATTGGTGATGAAACTGTACTTGATGATTTAGGTGCTGGAGATTATAGCGTAAACCATAAAGGCGTAAGTCTATCTGTTGATCGCGGTCGTTTCTACTTCGGTGCTGATGGCGTAAGTTTTCAGGATCTCAGCGCAGGCTCTGATTTTAACTTTATCTTTGAGCAGGTCTGATAAAACATTCTGGCTCTGAAAATGTTTTTAAGAGAGGATTTTTCAAATGAGTTTTTATGCTTTGCTTGATAAGTTTGGCACGCCTGAAAAAGCGTTAGAGCATTTGCTGGATGAAGGAGAAAGATCTTATCGGAAAAGCGCCCACGTATGGCACTGCTATAAAGATATACGTGGCGGGAATGATGTTGCCGGAGCTAAACATGTTACGCGTGAGATGCTAAAAGGCCGTATCTATACAGTGAACTGGTGTAATGATTCAGTGTCTCTGTTCTTTCATGATTGTATCTGGATGGACCATATTGCGGGAAGAGATGCCCTTGTATTACAAACAAGATGTCAGGTTGTCATGTATCCCACGAATGCGTAATGAAGAAAAGGCGATTGTATCGCCTTTTTTATTTGGTTGATTATGACGGGATAAATGGATATAATGTCAATAATCGAAACGTGATGAGGTTGAAAAAATGAAAGCGACAGAAACTACGATTGGCGAAGTAAAAAAAGTGTTCGGCGTATTCTACGCTCTTGAAGCTAATGATGGTTTTTTGGGTGAAAAAGCGCGACAAACATCAGTAGACTTTAGGCGTATTCTGTATACTGATTTTCTTTTAACCTTTGATGAAAAGGTTAACTTCCACTATCAGGTTTTGACAGGACAGTTTAAACAAAAAGGCGGCTACGTCAAGGCAACTGAGCGGCTCTATAACCAATATGCGCAGTGGCACGATGATAATGAGCGCTACTGCAACACGCTGGATGATTTAAAGCTGTCTGTATTTAATGAATATCAGGGCATCTTCGAGCATTTCATGAAGCAAAATGAGAACTTTTTTATTTTCAGAACCCTGAAAAAAGAAGGATGGCGTAAAAATCTGCTGCTTAAAACAGATATTGGTCAGAAGGTTAACTTCCTAATTACGCAACGCGAGGCGTTAAAAGGTAAAACCTGTGATGATCTGGTTAAGGTAAGACTGACGGCTGAGTATAGTTCGGATAATACAGCGGTTATTGTTCCTGCTGGTTTTGAGCGTTTTGCTAATGCTGCAATGGTTGATGCTTACGTCATCTATAAAGATAAGATGCTTCCTGTTCAGACTTATCTTCATAGTGTGCGTTTTGATGCCCGCGCAGAGGTGTTAAACATGAAGTTTGAGACGCCAGAAGGTTGTGGCTTCAACTTCCATACCTTTACGCTCAAAGATGGCAAGTTTGTGTTTGATGACGGCGTGCTGTTTTTTGAAAAGCAGGATGCTTACAATGTGGCGCGTATGCTGATTGAAGACGAGCAGAAACGTCTGGATGAAATGCGGTCGCAGTTAGAAGCAGTCTGATAAGCAGATCATAAAATAAAGCCGCCTCCGGGCGGTTTTTGTTTTTGGAAAAGAAAAGGCTTGCTTGTGTTGTCATTAATGGGTATACTTCTTTTATTGAAACCACTGAGAGATAAACCGAATGAAAACGCTGACTATGAATGTGCCTGCCTTAACAGCTATTTGTGTTGCTGCTGCGACTAAAATGCAGAACCTGCGCGAGTCATTAGCTGCTGAAAAGCGTAAGACTGACTATGAAGATCAATCGATTGACGTTTTTGGTGGTTATGAGGAAACCTCTGTTTCTTTGACTACTGTTGTTAATGAGTTAAATGGCATGAGTTTCAATGCTGTCATGAAAGAAGAAATGGCGCAAGCACTGGCTATTCTGAATATCGTTAAAGATAAAATTGAAAGCCGTAATGCTTTGCTTGCTCAGAAAGGGCTGGATACTTCAAAACAGATTGGCAACGTACTGAAAAAAGTCCGTGCTGATTTTGAGGCTTTCGTAAATGTTGATGATCTGATTCTTTTCCGAATGAATACCTATGCTCTTACGCCTAAAAAGCAGGAAGCTGTGGCTGAGCGTTTTGCATCTTTGGGTATTGTTACCTCTGCAAATCCGTATTACGCAGGTAAGATGTTTGCTATGCTGGCAAGTGAGCGTGATGAGCGAAAAACGTCGCATCAGATTTACGAGCTGGTAGAGGACATCGTAAATGATCGGAACGTGATTGGCACCATCGTAGTTGAAGAATATGATGTCACTTCACGACTGGTTGAGCATTTCGCAGGCTCACATTAACTGACAGCTAAGCCGCTCTAGGGCGGCATTTTGTTTTGGAGGGATTATGCGTGTAAGAGGTGTTCTGCTTTTATTTTTGATTGCGGTAGTAGGCGGGCTTGCTGACAAAGGTGTTGTAGGTCATTCAGTTGGCGAAGGTGTGCGCATTACCATGATGGTATTATCTTATATCTATGCGGGTATAATGGGTGTTGGAGCAGTATATTATTTTTTCTCTAATCCAATACCGTTCAGCTTCGGTCGAAACTTCATGTTTGTGACAATGGATTGTGGCTTAATATTCTTAAGTGCGGTTATTTGTCATTTTATAGGATGGAGTCCCTCAGATGGCTTGCTTCTTGCTTGTGTGGCTTTTTACGTATATCTTAGTGGAAAGCTGCCATCTGATTCTGATTTTAACTAACCAAAGAGGTTTGTATGCAATTTGAAAATATTTTAGATGTGGTGGAAGTGGCGAGCCTTAATGAGGCATACGCTAAGCGTTTTACTAAACCGTGGCTGACGCAAAACTGCGAAGGTGAAACGGCAGAGTATGACACCGAAGAGCAAGCGTGTGCTGCTCAGCGTGCTGCGGGTTATCAGCTTTCAGATTTGATTATTGCGTGGCGTCTGCTGGGCGATGTGCCTGTAAATGAAGATGATGAGCTTGAAGATGCATTCCTTCATTTTGAAGCTGGCACGGATCGCTCAGATGTGTGGGCATGGTTTGAATCGAAAAATCCTGAGTTTTCTGTAGCTAAAGCACAGGCATTCGTTTAACATTACCATAACTAAAGGGCGCTCCGGCGTCTTTTTTCTTAACGGAGAATATATGGAAGACAAGCAAGATAACCACATGGATATTTTTAAAGAGTCCATAGAAAGAGGTCTGGCAGCCCTCAAGCGACTGGAAAATAATGAGGCTTTTGTCATGTATCACCTGGAACAGGCGAAAGAAGCTTTTGAAGGATTTTATGAGCATACGTTCAGCATCTTGAACAAAAAAGATGATTTAAGTATTGAGTTGATTGTAAAGCTTAAAGAAAAAGATGAAAAGCATGTCATCATTCGTGTTTCATTCGATGAAGACGCTATTGATAGCTTTCATTCCGATTTTAAGCAATCACAGTATAATGCTGAGCGAGAAGGTTTGGTGGATTATATTAACAGTGTTTTAAAGGATAATTATAAGATGTATAGTGTTTTGTAATAAATCATCTTTGCTTTTTCGGCTGATTATGTTATCATGACAACATGCAAACCACAGAGAAGCTGTAATGAAAAAGAAAATCGACGTAATCTTTCCTTTCGCAGAGGCAACGGGCTATATTGCTGACGTTAATGATAAAAGCTTTGATGTGTATGGCTTTGACAAAACAGGGTTAGAGAACGTCGCATGTCTGCGTTATGTAGGTGCAACTCGTCGTGGTAATGGCGATGGTAATCGTGCTCTGGAAGCTTTTATCGCAAAATGCCGTATGATGGGGGCTGATGCGATTGTATTGTGCTATGACGTTTCTGAGCGTCAGGCGCGGGGCTTCACGTTAAAAGAATGGTATGAAAAGTATGGCTTTGACCAGATTGGGAAAAGCTATTTTATGATCAAAAAACTTAAGTGAGGCCAATGTGGTTGAGATTAAAAACGCAGTAAAAGTGGAGGAGACTCCATTAAAATTAGTTGAAGACCTCTTCCGTTATGATGGCGCACTGCTGTTAGGCGTTTATCAGAAAGAGGATGGTCAGAAAGTCATCGAGTCATGGTGTGATAAGGACGTTGATGAGGTTGCTGCTGTGAGCACCTATCATTACTACACCGTGCCTGTCTCTAATGAAGATCTGGAGGCATATAAGTCTCGTGATCTGACACTTAAAGCGATAATCCAGAAAGCCGATAAAGTTGTTTTTGAAGTGATTACAGAAAGTAATGACGAATCGAAATCTGTATTTCTTGAGGTGAAGCCAGAAGATTTCCCGGAAGAGTATATGCCTGCAGAAGATTCTTACTGTATGTAAAATGAAAAGGCCGCCTCCGGGCGGTTTTTTTACATAAAAATCTTGCCAATATTGTCATTAAGGCGTATACTCGCTTTATCAAATCGACGCATATCTTTTTAAGGTGAAAACCATGTTTTATACAGCGAGTCTTAATGATAACAACCTGAATGCTATTGATGTTGTAAACGTCTTGTCTCATGTTGAGCATGAATATGACATAGCTTTCACGCGTGAGTCATCTGCTTGGCTTAAGAACGCTAAGGTTGATATGCGTCGTCTTTTTCTTAACGGTAAAATGACACGTTTTTGGCTGACGGCTGGCGGTGAAATTTTAAAAGAAGATAAGATTAAAACCGCTCCAGGCTTGATCAAATGGGATAAAGCTGAATGTAAATATGTGGTTCTTCATGGGAAGAAGGGAGATCTTCAATCAAGCGTATCGCTTGCCGATATCATGGCAGAACATTTTCTTTTAGAAGGCGCACCTATTGGGGCTTTTGAGATTTCTTTTAAAAACGCTAAGAAATCTAAAAACATGTGCGCTTTAGAAAATCTTATTGTTGAGAAAAAAGGTATTGGCACAGTGGCTGTTAAGAAGGCGGTTAAAGTGCTGCAAAAAGGCCGTTTCTATGCGTATTATGATAGCGTTAATGCCTGCGCCAAAGACATTGAGATTCCAAGTCGCAAGGTGAGCGAAATGGCAAAATCAGGTGAAGCCTATAAGCATTTTATGGTAGCATACTGCTAAGGTTGAATAAAAAGAGAGGCGTTATGTTTAAACTAAAGGCGATTTATCAGGAAAAAGACTTATTTGGCGCTATTTGCGGCTACTCTGGCGACAGCTTTTCCAGTGATTCAGATGAAAAGCGGAAAAAGAGTAAGCGAAAAAAAGACTCAAAGAGTGAGCCTGACAATAATAGTGATGTGATTGTTGCTGCGATTGCCGCTGGTATGATTGTATCAACACTGGAATAACAAAGCCGCCTCTGGGCGGTTTTTTGTTGTGCATTAAGTGTAAAACTGATATAATCATCATTCATAAACAGGAGGCGTTATGTCTAAAAATATTTCAGCTGATCAGACGTTTAACTTTAAAGTTTACCTCTATGCGTCACTGGCGTTTTTCCTGCTGGCTTCACTTTTTCAAAGTGAGCTGGTAATGGGTTTTAGCGTTGCGGCGGCATGGGCGTGTGTCGTATTTGGCATCATTAAGTATGGCGCTTTGCTGTATCGAGTATTTGTTGAGAAGAAAGATTATGTCTTGAGTTTAAAAGAGTTCATTCTGACAGCAAGTGTATTCCCGTTTTTGTTGTTTATATTGAGCGCAAGCCTGAGAGAGGCAACACATAATCAGGTTCTCCCGGCACTGATAATGCTTCAAGGACTAATGATGTTCGCATTTACGCTAAAAGATTGGAAGCCTTAATGTTGTCATTATGATAGAGTTTTGCTATAATGACACTATAGAAACCATTAGGGCTTTAAAATGAACCTGAAGACATATAAGGCGATTTATGGATTAAACCGTGCTGGTGTGCTTTGGCATGGTTTATCTTCTGAGAGAGCGTTAGAGGCGCTTAAAAACGGCTTTATTAAGCCTCACTCGGTGCAGCGTTTTTGGTCTGATGGGATGTTTTACAGTGACGATCAGCCTGAGTATGATTCATCCTATTGGGCAAATGGCTGGTGCATGAGCCGGGATAAGCTTGTTGCTGAAAAGTTTGCGGCTCGTGGTGTATTGTTCGCGTTTGATGCGCAAGCCATCAAAGAGACATTTAAGGTCGTTCCTTACTCATGGGCAGGCGCTATTCCTCGCTCAACAGCACAGACGCGCAAAAGCGAACGTGAAGAGTATGTGTTAAGTGGCGGGATCTGTGAGTCAGAAGCCTTTTATCAGGCGAGATCAGATGAGATACAAGCTCAGATAGCGCAGGTCAATGCTCAACGCAAAGTAAAAGAGATAAGCCTGGCTGAGAAGAAAAAGCGCGTAGCTGAACTTGAGGCTCTGGCTAAGGTAAGCACATTCAATCATCATTTCTATCAACCACATGGCAGGAATATGTCTTTAGCAAATGCTTTTGGCTTCTTTATCACTGAGAAACGTCCAAATGATGATGTTTGCGCCGAACTTGAGAAGCATCCATTATTTTTAGGTTATCTGTAAAAAAGACTTGCTATTGTTGTCAGTAAAACGTATACTTCTTTTATTGAAACGACACATTAATCCTTGAGGAAATGAACATGACTAAAGATGAACTGGCGCTGCTGAAAACTGAAGTGAACAACTCCGTAACTGTGAGTGTTTCTGAGCTGCCTGCAGGTTATGAAGGCACGCTGGTATACGGTTATGACTGTGATCGTAATACCGTGCATGTGTATGCGAAAGCAGGTCAGATTCACGCGGTAACGTATAACTTTGACGGTAAGCTGGTGAATCATTCCTCTGGTGAAGAAGTTTATACTGGAACTTGTAAGCCGTCGAAGCGCGCTTATCGCCAGAATACGCAGTATTTCTTTGCAAGCCTGATGGCGAAAAAAGGTTATGATCTGGCTATTACCGAAGGCAATGAAAACGAAGAAAGCTTGGCTTTTGGTGTCTTCCTTGAGCGAGCTAAACTGTTAGAAGATCTGATGGTTGCTGAATCAGAGGCTTAACCTAATGCCGCCTTCGGGCGGTATTTTTTTTGAGGACGTATCATGAGTATGTATATTAAAATTATAGCAGTTCACGCTGTAGAGCTGGCTATTTTGTTGAGCTTGGGACACTGCATGGGCGTTTTTAAGTAAAGCCATGTAAATGACAACAAAAGAGTTGTTACTGAGCGGGTTTATTGCTATACTCTTTTTATCGAAACAGGCTGAGAGGCGATAAAGATGAGCAACATGTATTATAATCGAAAGACTGGAAAATGGGTGACTAAGCGTAATCGCGGCTACCGTTCTTCTCGCGGTTATAATCGTGGCTATAACTATCATGGTGGTTATAGTGGTGGAGGCGCTTCTAATGGCTGGGTTGCTATCATCTTTTTTGGTTTGGCTGGTGGCGCAATCCTCTTCTTTTGGCTTGCTGATTTATACTTGAAGTATTTTGCTAAATAATATGCCGCCTTCGGGCGGTTTTTTCATAGGAGATTCATCAAGTGTTTTGGCCTATTTTATTTTATGCATTAGGCATTTTCATTGGATTTAAAGCGGTCTCGTATTATTTAAAGAGAAAATCTACGCAAAAGAAATAGTTTTTGTTGCTAAAGACTGTAGGTTGATGTATTATGACAACATAAACAGCAATGAGGATGTTCTGATGAAAGCTAACTTGTATAACCTGCTGACGAAAAAAGAGATGTCTTTGCGTGATATGGGCGAAAAGCTCGGTATGAGTCGTCAGCGCGTAGCTTCTCTGGTGAGCAAGCTGGAAAAGCGTGGTTATGTCAATGTGAAGCGGGCGCGTTCTCCGTATATTGGTGGGAACTATCTTCAGAACGTTTACACAGGCAATCTTTTTAAATAATCCTGAGAGGCAATGAAATGGCTAAGGTGAAGGCTTTCACGTTTAAGAATGGTAAAAAGCTGACAGGTTTGATGGCTGTTGGTAATCATATTCCACAAACCTACATCAAACATGAAGGCAAGAAAGTTGGCTGGATTCAGCCGCCAAAAGCGCGAGATGAAAAACGTGAGTTTTCAGTTTATCTGGCAGTTAAGCGCGAGCCAACACCTGGATATGCCTGTCCGTTTGAAAATGTTCTCCTGCAGTATCGCGCTACAACGCTTGAAGAGGTGAAGGCTTGGCTCAAAGCGAATACAGAATCACTGATTACACATTACGATCTGTATAAAACCGATATGGATGAATAAATCAGAAAGGGTCGAAAGGCTCTTTTTGTCTTTTGAGAGAGCATTTCAGAAAGGATTTTTGTTGTATTTAGTTGTTGTTTTAAGGTATAATAAGCGCTTAAACGAGGAGATAATATGAGCTTAACATTAAAAGAAAAGATTGAAGCGGTTCGTGAGTTGATGTCTGAGATGACTTCTTCAGAAGACTTAGGTGAGAGCTGTGCTTATACAATGGGTATTGATGAAGAAGATCTGCATGAAATCAAAGCTTTCGTTCTGGGCTTACTGGAACACGCTAAATAAAGAGGCACGTAATGGAAGTAAATATCAATATTCGAATCAATGATGATGTGCCAGAGCAATATAAAGATATCGTGATGGCAGATGTGATGAGTAAAATCCAGTCAGATATTGAAAATGGCTGTAATCAAGGCGAACTGATCAGCGAGTTTGAAGGAGATGACGGAGAAGATTTTTACTTCCGTGGCTGGTGGAAAAAGCAAACTATCGAATAATAAACTAAAGAGAGGCTTCCTCTCTTTTTTATTGTGTTTGATTTAATGTTGTCGTATAATCATCGTAATCTAATATACAGTCGAGATAAAAGAAAATGGAACAAGTTGCTACTGAGCTTTGGATTGATGATTTACGTGATCCGTCTAAAATCCTGCCTGATTTCTCTGATAAGGTAGTCTGGAAAAAAGAAGCATGGGAGGCACGGAACTATCTTTTCCGCGATGCTGCGCCTACGCTGGAGGTTTTGTATCTGGATAATAATTTAGGTGATGCTGATGTATCAGGCGAGGATTTGCTGAGCTTTGTTGCGTTTCGTCTTGAGCGTTATCCGAATCTGAAGCAGGTATATCTGCACTCAAGTGATGATGTGGCAATTGAACGTATGTTGAGCTACAAATCTCATTTTGATAAGCGAAATGTGGGATTGGATGTAGCGCCTTACCGCTCACGTTGTCTGTAAGCTACTGCAGCCCTATATCACTGTAGGGCTTTCACTATTTTGAAGAAAGGATAGAAAATGATTAAGCGTCTTTGGATTGATGATATGCGTAAAGCTGAGCATTATCTGGATAATGTCGATGGTGTGGTGAGTGAGTCTGATGCGCGTCTTGCGCGTAAGCTGGTTATTGAGAACGAGGATACCGTTGAGATTATTTACCTGGATAACTTCTTAGGGCATCCTTCGATTACAGGTGAGCACATTATGGGTCGGATTAACTATCGTCTTGATAAGTTCAAAAACCTGAAAAAGATTTATCTTCACTCCAGTGATGATAAAGTGGTAGCTCGGACGCTTGAACGTCATAAAGAAAATTTTAAAGCACATGGCATTGACGTTATTGATGCTCCTTACCGTCAGTAACCCCGCCCTGTCGGGCGAGGCTTGTTAATGAAAACGGATTCATCGTTTTCGAAACAGAAAAACCATCTGGTTTTTCTGAGCAAGTCTCCGACTTGGATTAACTGACCAGCCTCAGCCTGTAGAACTTTGGTTTTACAGGCTACGTTAAAAAACAGATGACACCGTAGGATGCTTCTCCAGTTCTACGCATCGAAAATGATAAACCCATTTTCATTACTGTCGTAATACATTAAACAGTTTTCACGGGGAGAAAACAGTGTGTATTACATGAAATGTTTTTTAACTTTGGCGAGGAGAGCTTACTTTATGAAAAACATCGTTTTTCATAAAAGATAATAAGGTAACTTATTTATAAATAATAATGAAGTAATAAAGGAACAGTACAATTGAATAGAGTTTTTGTATTAAGTCAAACAGGTAAGACGTTGATGCCCTGCCATCCGGCAAGGGCAAGACAGCTATTGCATAGCAAAAAAGCTGTCGTTAAACGCTTCTACCCTTTTACTATACAGTTAACTCAGCGTTCAGATGGATACAAACAGCCTGTTGAACTCAAGTTTGATCCGGGTTCAAAGCAAACAGGAATAGGATTAGTTTTACATGGTAAAAACAGGCTGTCTGCGATATTCGGGGCAGTGTTAACTCACCGTGGGCAGGAAATAAAAGGCAACTTAGATAGTCGTCGTATGGTGAGAAGGTCGAGGAGAAACCGTAAAACCCGCTACAGATCACCACGTTTTCTTAACCGCGTAAGAAGTAAGCATAAAGGATGGTTAGCGCCATCCGTTCAAAGTCGTGTAGATAACATAACTGAATGGTCTAAGCGTTTCATTAGACTGGCTCCTGTGGGTTTTATCACGGTAGAATCGGTTAAGTTTGATATGCAGAAGATGGAAAGCGCTGCAGTTGAAGGAATTGAGTATCAGCGTGGCACGCTGTTTGATTACGAAGTGAAAGCATATTTGCTTGAGAAATATCACTATAGCTGCGTCTATTGTGAGGCCAAGAATGTGCCATTTGAAAAAGAGCATGTTATCCCACGTAGCAGAGGCGGAAGCAACAGAATAAGCAATCTGGTGTTATCCTGCAGGGTGTGTAATGAGAAGAAAGATAATATGTCCATTGAGGAGTTTCTGAAGGATAACCAGCCTTTATTAAAAAAGATAAAGGCACAGTTAAAGACTCCGTTAAAAGATGCTGCAGCGGTCAATATAAGTCGCAAACAAATCATCAAAGAGCTGTCAGGTTTAAAGGTGCCTGTTCTGACGGGAACGGGCGCAGAGACTAAGTATAACCGGGTGTCTCAGGGCTACGCTAAGGAGCATTATGTCGATGCATTATGCGCAGGCACAACGGGAGCGAAGGTATATATTTCATCTAAGTTAAGGCCATTGCTGATTAAGAAGGAAAGAAGAAATAGCAGGCAAATGTGTTTAGTTGATAAATATGGTTTTCCGCGAGGAAAAGCGAAAGGCCCTAAGATAGTGAGAGGATTTAAAACGGGAGACATGGTTAAGGCAGTAGTATTGAAAGGGAAGAAAAAAGGAGTATATAAAGGAAAGGTATCGGTAAGATCGAGAGGAATCTTCAATATAAAAGTAAAACAGGGGAGAGTGGAAGGAATAGGCTGGAAGAACTGCGTAATGCTGTATCGTTTTGACGGATATAGTTATGCGTATGATTAAGATGTATAGACACTGCTCCAAGGAGCGAGGCTTCGATATTTCGGTAAGGCTTTTGCGAAGAAAATTGGTCAGCCTAAAAAGCTTTCTGATGTTGAAGCGGGTCGCAGTAAGCCGAAATCTAAAATCAAACAGAAGCGCCGGAAAAGCGTTTTAAAGCGAGGATAGTAATGACTGACATTAATCACAGGCGTAAGAATAAAGCGCCTAAAAACCAGCGTCACGTGCGATATAATAACGGATTTGGTTGTTGGCCTGACGAGCCTGAACAGCGCGGTCGTGAAGATGCGAATAAGCCAGTGCGAGGTAATATTCAGCGGGTGGGTAATACGGATCAGCTTGATAAATCTATGCATGGCTGGGGAGATCGTGCGAAAGTAGGTGATGAAATCATCACTGCTAGAGCATGGATTGGTAATGATTACTGTAATGGTCATCGCGGTATGGCAAAGTCTGTGCGTGGAGCCAAGAAGTTCGTAAGAACGCGTATTCGTGCAAATGCGAATGCAGCAACTCAACGTCTTGCTAAAAAAGGTGTTGAAAATGAATAAGCAGAATGCCCGTGATGACAAAATCCGTAAGAAATGGCGTCAGGGATATTTGACAAAAGTAAGCGTAGGTGGAGAATCGGTTGTGGCCCACGCCTCTATCGACTGCGATGGAAACAGCCGCATGATTGCGAAGTCTAAACGTGGAGCGAAGAAGTTTGTAAGAACACGTATTCGTGCTAACGCAAAAGCCGCCACGCGGAAACTTGTTTTAAAAGGTGATGATGAGACTTAAAATTGAAAGCCCTCTGGAGCTTTTGTTTTATCTGAAAATATCAGCCTGAACGAGAGTAAAATAAAAAGCCACCTCATGGTGGCTTTCCTTTATTCGTTTTCTGTAGGCTTCCATTCTTTGACAATCTTGTTAAACGTTTCAAGATCACGCTCAAGAGCTTTGATGTGATAGGTTTGGCGAGAAATCATATTCTCTTTATAAGAATTAAAGCCATTATCGCCTTCATTGATTGTGGTCCATTTCTTATTGTAGTTCAGAAAGCTAAACGTTTTAGCAGCTTTGAAGTTTTCCAGATTCTGCTTTTCTTTTTCAATCATCTCACTGATAGTTTTAACCATATGGCGAGGGCCATCATCAGAGATTTCCAGGTATTTAAAGTTGATGCCTGCGCAAGAATCTGTCTGATATCCATCGCCGGGACGTTCAAAGCCGTGATGAACCATTTTTTTATCTTTGCTAATGGCAATCTGACGCAGGCAGCACCCGCAAGTTTTCACGATTTTATTAGGGTTTGCCGGAGGCGCGGGTTTTTTGTTAGGATCACGGCCTTTTACGACTTTAGATTTTAAGTCTTTCATTGTGAGAGCTAAATCGAAAAGCTCTGCAGAGATACGATCATAATAGACAACCAGAGGCGCACGCTCTTTCGTTTTTTCAACTTTCTTGCGAAGAGAGATAATGTTATGGAGACTGTCAATGTAGCCAGTATTGTCAATAAAAGCACGCAGGTCGTAAGAGCATTCTTCGTAGTTATAATCTGGCTTGAGTTTTTTATCAGCACGATAACAGGCGCGATTTAGAGTATCTTTAGCATCGTTGTATACCACATTGCGAATAGATCCCGAAGCGCTGGCATCTTCAATAACCTTAATAGCCTCAATGGTTTTTTGCTTGAAAGGCTCATCCAGGCCACTTAGGAAAAAATCATATTTCATCGTCGTATCTCCTGTTAAGTTGAAACCATTATAGCTAAAGAACGGGTTAAAGTCAACTTTTTAATGTCTTTATATAAACTATTTTTTAATAAATAAAATAAATTTAGATTGAATGCGACAACATAAGTAGGTATAATAATGTAAATTAACTAAGTGAGAGATAAGATTATGATTGATAGGCTGAATGATAAAGCGTTAGATAAAATCGTAGCTTCTATGTTTTTTGGCTGGTCTTTATCGTATAACTCTGGCCCAAGCTTTATGACTAAAAAGGCGCGTGAAGCAGCGCAATGGGTTGTGCGTAAAACTGAGCCTCCATTCAGCGCACTAAATGGAGAATCTGTGTGGGAAGGTTCTACGCCTTTTGAAGCGCTGGGCAAGGCTATTGCTGCGTTTGATGTAAAAGTTAAGCCTGTAGTGGATGATGGCATGGAATATAATGAAGATGCTATCCTTGATGCGGGTGAGATATTAAATGTTTTGTATAATCTAAATTACCGAAATGTAAGTTATGAGGAAACCTATAAGGTTGCAAATATCCTCAAAGACATGATGGGAAAATACACCGATCCCGATTCTGATTTGGTTAAAGCGCGTTTTCAGCAGTTTATTGATGTTGTTTATTCAAGAGAGTTTGTTCATGAGGTGCTTGAGGAAAACAAAAGCTTTATCGATTTCCTGCGTGATCAGATTGTTGATGAAGATTACACATTGTGTAATCATATCATTAAAAACGAACCAACGCTGTAAATCTAAGTTTTGTGTATAGCATAAGATTTAAAAGAGACGCTCAGGCGTCTTTTTTGTTGCATTTATGACAACAAGAAAGATAATGCGTTATTAAATATACTGAGGTAATGTATGAAAACTTCTGTTAGTGATCATGATATGGTTTGGATAACTGAAGCATGTGAAATCATTGATAACCTTCGTGCCGAAAACGAGAATGGTAATCATGATTCAGTTCAGGAGGATATATCGGAAATCTTTAGTGGCTGCGATTTAAGCATGTTCACTGAAAATGAAAAGACAGTGTATCAAAACTATATTGCCTCTATGTCCGAAAAGTTGTTGCCTGAACAAAAGCAGGAAGCGATTGATGACCTTCTTTATATTCTTCATGAGAGTATAGTGTGCTTCAATGAGCCACTGGCCCGGCAGGTGATAAAAATCATGTGGTAGTAAATAAAGCTTGATTAAGACAACACGAAAAGCTATACTGATTTCAACTTAACGAGAAAGAGATTTTGTGATGAAAACTGAAAAGCTGCAGCTGGCGAAAGAAATCAAGACATTTATTGAGAAATATGCGAAGATTCGTGCTGATTTTGATCCTGAATGGGATGATGAGGAAGACCGTTTCAACGGCCCCGATTCTGCTATGATGGCGTCAGCCGCTGGACAGCTTGAGAACGGAGAGAAGCCTCTGCGTGTTCATTCTGACTGGCATAGCGGTTGTTATAAAACAACTCTTGATGATAAAGGTTTTGCTATGCATCAGTCTCTTGTTGAACGTATCTACCTCATCATTGATGGTAAATAAGGAGTAATCATGAAAAGAGTTACTGTTTTTGGACTCCGTTGCCGTGAACATGATGGCGGTGTGTTTTATGTGGTTATGGATGCTGACGGCACAGTCAAATCTTTTGATAAACGCCCTTTCTTCAAAGATGGTGTTTGGACAAAGCTGGTTGGATCTAAGAGCTTTTCTGTTTATGGTAAAGTAATGTCCGTACCACAAGGCGTAGACCCAAGTAAATGTATTTGGGATTATGATGAGGCATGGAACACTCCAATCACTGTAAATAACTGGCAAGATATTTCTCTGTGCGATATTGAAACTGCTGATGCTGAATTTAAACGCTTATTGAGAGATTATGCTATCAATCGTGTGAGCAAGGGTAGTGCAAAAGGTTTAAATATCAGAAGTGAATGGCTTGAAGAAAATGAAAAAGAAGCAGAGACAATCGAAAAAGACTTAATCTTGCTTTTTAGAAAAGTGCAGAAACGATAACTAAACAATAAAAGAGTCTTGCTCAGCAAGGCTCTTTTGCATATAAAAAAGAAAAATATTAACGAATACAGAGGATAATATGACAAAAAAAATCATTGAAGTAGTCGAGCCGCTGGATAAGAGTAGACTAAAGCGTCTGTTTTCAGGTGAGATGACGCTGCATGAGTTTAATTATTTTAAAGAGGAAATAGATAATCGACTGTTTTATTTTTTATCCTTAGCTGCGCAGATGTCAGATGCTGAGATTTCTTGGTTTGACTATGGTAATGGTGATAGCGAAAGCGAGAGTAATGGTCATTTTGATTATGAAGAATACAAGAAGGTCATTAAGGTGGTGGGTGCTACCTATAGTGAGGATGAGTATTTGCCAGAGCCGCCTCTTCTCGAAATGTATTTCAGAGAAGGACTTCCGGTTGAAGTGTTATGGTGCGATGCGGAAGAGAAAATCAAAAAGGATCTCGAAGATATTCACGCTTCTCTGAAAAGAGAGGAAGATGAAAAGCTGCGCAAAAGTCAGGAAGAAGCGCTAAAGCGAGAACAGGAACAAAAAGATTTGCTGAAAATGATGGAAGTTATTAAAGGCAAGCTTACACCAGAAGAGCTTGCGTATGTCAGTTTTTCTGTGCCTTCAGCTAAAAAACGCACCTAATTAAGTCGCCTCCGGGCGGCTTTTTTGTTTTTCTCATCATATTTTTAATGATTTGGATTGATGTTTTTGGTATGATGTCATAATAAGTTTTAACAAACCAAACGAGGCTAAAAATGTCCCTGATTATCCTGGCTACACCTGATGTGAAAATTGAGCAATCCCTGATTGAGTCCACGTTAGGTTCAGTAACTTTACGTGAAGAAGGCAAAACAATCTCAGGACAAGTATTTGCTATAAATGAAGGCGCAGTGGTCAATCTTAAAGGTGAGTTTTGGGTTTTTGATTATTGCAATGCCTGTGAATGGAAAAAAGTAAGTTTTTAATAAGAAGCCTAGCTTCTTTGCTGTAAAAAATCATGGTTAGAGTAAATATTTTGTTGACTTTAACCTGATGAGCGCGTAGAATAGCTTCATAGGTTGATAGAGACCTGAAACGTAAACTTAAACTTTGAGGTGATGTGTATGAGCGGTATTAATAAGGTTATTCTGGTTGGTAATCTGGGTCAAGATCCTGAAATCCGTTATATCCCTAATGGTACGGCTGTATGCCAACTGTCTCTGGCGACAAGTGAAACATGGCGTGATAAGCAGACTGGTGAAAACAAAGAGCTGACTGAATGGCATCGCGTGGTGCTGTGGGGTAAAGTCGCTGAAGTAGCCGCTGAATACCTGCGTAAAGGTTCGAAAGTTTATATTGAAGGTGCTCTGCGCACTCAGAAGTGGAAAGACGATAAAGGTAATGATCGTTATACTACTGAAGTGGTCGTGTCTGGCAATAAAGGCACTATGCAGATGCTGGGTAATGCTTCAGGCAATCAGCAAAGCGGTCAGCCACAACGCAACCAAAATCAAAATCGTCAGGATCAACAGCAGCAAGCGCCGCAACAGCAACAGCAGTTCTCTGGTCAGCCTCAACAGGCGCAGTCAACCGCAAATGCACCGATGGATTTCGACGACGATATCCCATTCTGATAACTGAACACTATTAGGTCAGCATGTGCTGGCCTTTGGTTAAACTAAATCATTAATAACAAGACTTGGAGTAAATATCATGGCAAAACCTGTAAAAGACACAAATAGCATTGCGAATATCACCACTGAAGAGTTTGCGAAAGTAACCGCAAAGCTTGAGGGTTGGGCTGTTCGAACGCATGACATTCTGGAAGACATTTTACTGAAGCAACGTAACGTAGTGGAAACTGCTAAGAAATACGACGTTTCTCGCCAGTATATCTATAAAACGGTTTCTCGCTTCAATGCGGTTCGTGATGAGCTGAAAAAAGCAGAACAAGCCTAATACTCAAATCACGAAGCATGGAAGTTGAAATTTTTGAGAGATATTCATTTAAGTTTATTTTTTATAAAAGCTTGCTCTGTGTTGAAAAATGGATTAATATTTAAATAACCACCTTCGGGTGGTTTTTTATTGCACAAAAGTAAGCATTTGATATAATTAAATAAACTTAACAAAAGGATTGATTATGAAAGAAGAGCGTAATGTATTTGAAGAGCTATTAATTGGTCGCACGGCGGATGGTGTTGCTGAGACTTCTGACACTCTTGAGAAATCCACTTATCTCTATTTATGGAATGATGTGGTAAAAGATGGAAGCGGTGAAGTAAGAATGGATAAAGTCTGGAAAGATCTGCCATTTGAGCATAAAGATAATATTTTAAAGGACCTTGTAGTGCTTGATGAGCTTGAAAATGTGGAATCTCATTCAGGTGATAAAGCTGTTTTATACAAGATGCGTGAAATAGATCTCATGGAAAGAATGATTTCAGGGAATATAGAAACAACAGATGCTGGTTTTGTCATCAAAATCAAAAAAGATGGTGTGGAGAGCATGGAAGGTTTTGTAACGGAAGATCTGGCAAGAGAAAGGCATCTGCAGTTAGCTGAAGATTTTGATGTAGAGGCTCCGGCTCCGAAAAGACCACGTATATAAGTTAAAAAAGAAGGCGCTAAGCGCCTTCTTTAACATTATAAGAAAAAATATTTGCCGGGTCGCTTTAGGAAAAAATCTACTAATGAGCAATTTTGGTTGTATCCAGAAAGCTCAAAGTGATATGATAAACATGTTGAAACGAGTGGATGGGGATAGTCAAATGACGGCGATGATTAAAGCGAAAGAAGGTGTGTTGTGTCGTGATGCGTGGAACCCGGCTTTTATTGAGGCTGTAGCTGAGGGCGGTACCGTTGCTTCTAAAACACTAAAAGAGCACTATGCGTGTTTTAAAAGTGGCGCAACTGAAGATATAAGTGTTGCGATGTTTGATGATAATAAAGAAGCTATGCGTGTGATGCGTGAGCTTCAGGCAGCAAATCAACTGAGCCTGACTGCAACCGTGTTGACGGTTGAGTTTTTGTTCTGATCAAAAGAAAAACAAACATAAAGAGACGCTGCGGCGTCTTTTTTATTGTCTTTAAATGGAATGTCTGATATGATAGTTATTCCTTTTCAAAGAGAGTTGCTTATGTTAAAGTTTCGTAGAAAATACTTTCTTGTTCAAGATCAAGAGTTCCCACGCACAAATAAAACTATTCGTGCTCCTTTTTTTGGACTAAGTAAAAGGTATTTAAAACTTGATGAAACCTACTCTACGTCTTTATCAAGAGCAAATAAGCATTTTAGTTTTTTGGGCTGGGCATTGATAGGCGTTGAGCCTTGGATGAAACTCACAGTGGAGGAGCGAGTTGCTCTTCTTGATGAATAAAAAGAGATGCTTAGGCGTCTTTTTTGTTGTGTATGACTCCTCGTTTTGATATAATGACAACACTTAAACGATGAGAGTAAAGATGATGAAAAAGATTTCTGCTGCTGAGTTGCTGAAACTGAATAGTCAGGGTGTGTTATGGCATGGTGTTAATGGTCATCACGTTCTGGATATTCTTAAGCAGGGATATTTTGAGCCACACACGTCTCATCGTTTTTGGGCTGATGGCATTCGTCGTAAAGACAACGATGCTGCCTATGAAGATTCTAAGTGGATGTATGGCTGGTCAATGAGTCGTGATCTGACTGTTTCTCGTGGTTTTGGTGATATTCTGTTTGTATTTGAAAAAGTCGAAATCCAGAAGCAATTTAAGGTTAAGCCTTACTGCTGGGGCTTTAGTATGAGAAACTCATTTAGCCATAAGCGCGAGAAAGAAGATTTCGTGTTAAGTGGTGGTGTGGTTAACTCTAAAAACAGCTATGAGCAGCGTTATGCTGAGCTGGAGAAAGAGCTTGATTCACTGGAAAATATTATCTATTCAAAAGAAAAGACACTTGATCAGAAAGATGCTGCGCGTCTGAGTTTAGCTGAGGTTGAAGCAGAAATGGATAAAACCAACTTCATGCGTGATTTTTGTAATCCTCATGGCAAGAACCTGCCAGTTTCTAAAGCGAAGGGCTTCTTCATTAATATTTCTAAGGAAAGTATTATGGATGAGTCTGAGTTGAGTGCCGATCATAAGAAAATGATGGAACATCCTATGTTCTTAGGTTTTATTTAAGCAAAGAGGAAAAATAAATGTCTTATTATGTTAACGTAGAAAAAGAAGGTCAAGAAATCCAGGTGAAAGGTATTGCTCTTGGAAAAGAATTTGTTGTAGCTTCAGGCAAGCCTGGCGGTGAATGGACGGTAGATTTCAAAGAAGGATTCCCGAAAGATCTGGATAGCTGCGTGGAAATAGCTAATGTAGTAAATAGCGTCATGATTGAGGCTAAAAAACTGCGTATCGAGAGCGATGTCAGAAATGTAGATTTTGCTTTTGCTGGTTTTTCTGAAGAAGATTTGGAAACCCGACTCACTGATGAAATCTATGAGTTAGGCACACGCTATGACATGGAAGTTGAAGAAGTGCGTAAAGTGGTGTTTCGTGATACCGATGGGCGGCTGTTTGAGATCACATATAGTTGCTATCTGGAGCATGATTACAGCGAACATCTTCAGGTTGACTCCTACGAAGAAATTAAATAAATGTTGTCATTTAAAGTAGGCCTATTATATAATAGGCCTACTTTAACAAAGAGGCTATAGCAATGAAATCTGAAGGCGTAATGGACGTAGTGGTATGGTTAAAAAAAGAAGTCCGCAAGGCCAAAAAAGAACTGGATTCTGTAAAGAAAGAGTTTTCTGATTACGATATCTCAGTAATTGAAGCGCAGGCCAACCTTAATGCTCTGGTGCGTGTAAAGATTAAGACTGAGCGTTATGCCAAAAAGTTAAAATATGAAGAGCAGGGGAAATAAAACTTGATCAATGCGCCTTCTCTTGGTATGTTTAATACAAAAGGAGGCGCGATGAGAAAATACTTCAAAAGATACGTTCAGATAGCATTGTTTATAGACTTGCTGATAGTAATATTGATTTATAAGCTTGGCGTTGGATTGAACGACTATGTTCACTCAGGCGTATTTGGTTTTGTATCAGGTGCGTTTCTCTTCATAACAAGTGGCATGATGGTTTTTTGGTTAGTGATTTATTTGTTAACCAAAGTTATTTCACTGATATCAGGTGTTATACGATCATAAAAGATAAAGCATAGCCTCAAAGCTATGCTTTTTGTTTAAAAGAAGTCGCTATTGCAAACGAACTCTATGTGATTTATTGGATCGTTAGGAAATAACTTTTCCATGTTGGCTTTTTCTTCCAGATATTCACCTTCATCAAAATATGTGATCGTCTGAGAATATATAGACAAAGAACCATCTTCGTCAAACTCGTCACGGGAGATATAACGCTCTTCGATAATGATACCAATAACAAAGTCAGCGTAGTCATCGACATCTACAAGCGAAACGTCATCATGAAGACTAAGTTTGTTTGATACAACCTCGTGTAAAGAGCCGTCTTCAATCTCATACATTTCTTCTTCAGTAAAGGTGATGCCTCTTTTAGATAAGAATTTGAAGAGGTCAGATGTTTCGCCAGAAATATAAACGCCAATCATACGATAATAGTCTGTGTTAATACTCATTTTTCCCTCTTGTTGTTTAGGATATTTTACGTTGAGATGACGGATATGTCAAAAATAAAGATATGCCTAAAAATAGTTGTTGTCTTTTATCAGTAAGTTGCTGTATAATCTTTTAAATCGAAAAAACAGGAGCAAATTTATGCAATCTTCTAAGCGTTATACAGTATTAAACTTTTACATTCGCGGTAGCAGTCAGATCCCACAGTCTAATCATGGCGGGAGTAATCTGTGGAAAAAGTTTGTCAGTAAGGAATTTTGCCAGCAGGCGAATGAGCTTTTTGATAATTGGGCATTCAAAGCTGAAACAGAAGTTGTTCTTCAGGGCGGCAATGATGAGGCTATGGAAAAACTGTTTGCTGAACTGGATATGATTAAGCATCTGCCTTCTGCGAAGTTTAACGAGCCGGGTCTGCGCGGAACCTGTACGGTAGTGACTTTCGTTGCAGATGAGCGTATTGTTTCAGGTAATAACCATGTTCGAAACAATCGTTTGACTCCGGCGAATGTGGTAGAAAGTCTTAAAGGCGTTCTTGTTGAACATGTGGATGCTTATAAAGAGCCATTTGTTTTGACTGACGATGAGATTGCGGTTATTTCAAAAATCGCATTCATGCCTCTGGCATCGTAATATAAGAGCCTCACTTCGGTGGAGCTTTTCTTTTTTAAGAGAGATTTTATTAAATAATAAAAAAGGTAAAATATGAAACGCAAAGTATCGCAAAGAGGATTTCGACTGAGTGAGTTTAAAGATAAGATGGGAGAGAAATGCAGCATTCAAGAAAGCAGCATTATGGATAATGGTGGGCTGATTTGGCTTGGCTGTGATGATGTTAGCATTAAGCATTTGGGCGAGGAAGGTTGGAAAGATATTGATCTGAAAAAGCTGTTAGGCGATGGGGAAATTGCGTCAAATACACGTATGATGCTCTCTCAATCAATGGTGAAGAAGCTGTTGCCTCTGCTTGAACACTTCGCTGAGCATGGCTCTCTTCCTAGTGAGTAAATATGGCAGCATCAGTTATTTTTGACAAAATAAAATATGTCGATTATATTTGGAAAGGTTCGCAACCTTCCCTTCTCATTTATGGTTAATAGCGATTAAGCGTCTTTCATAAACTTAATATTCATATTGTATTTTTGACAACGAGAGGACTCATTATAAATATAATAAGGATAAGCTATGCTATTAAATAAAACACTAAAGAACATCCCTCAAGATATTTCAACTTTTGCTGAAAATATTGCCATCAAAACAGGTGTCGATTCCTATCATATAAAAAATATTGTTTCACAAATAAAAGGCTATTCTGATTTTAATGAGCTTATGCAAAAAATATCGCATAAGAAGAATGATTCATTATGCTTAAAATATAACAAATTCCTCTCTAAGTGTGATTACATTTCTCTTGTTTCTTTGATAATGGAAATGGATAAGATGGAAGTGAACGGAATCTGCGACTATGAGAGCAAGCCCAAAGAACTAATAATGATATCCAGAGGTAGAGCGGTAAATGTAAAGAACAATCATGCTGCGATAAGCCTCTCTGCTGTGGGATTTCATGCTGAAAGAATGACAGGTATTAATAACTTAAAGCAAGATAAATGCCTTACCGATCTTATTCGTTATTCTTTCAGTATAACCATTAATAAAAATATTTACTCTATCTATTTTAATATAATGCAATGTTATTCGGATAATAAAAAACATCCTCAATATTTGTCAGAGTTTTTCATATTACATAAGCAAATAAAATCATTACATGATTTTAACGATGATTTATTTATTAATAAAGATAGCATTAAAGAGTTAAGTTTTAAAATAAAAGAAAAAAATCCAACATTAAAGCATAATGCTATTCTGAATGAGATTTCAAAATGCGCTGGTTTAAAAGGATGGAGTGTTCATAATAAGCTATTGTCTAATAACGATAATATTAATAACAGCATCCTGATAGATGTTATCAAGGAAGCTAATAAAATAAATCTGGATAATTTTACATTGAGTGTAAATGAGCGGGAGTTTTATACTGTTTTAAAAAAGATAGCTTTATGGATGTTTGAAAATACAATCAAAGATATTGTTTTTTTTGATAAAAAGATAACGTATGGCAAAATAAATCAGGAAGCTATGAGTATAAGCATCAGCGATAAAGGTTATACTGATGCTTACCTGTTATTTAATAGAATATTTAATGACGAGTTATCGTATAATTTAAATTTGTATTCGAATGGTAATTCGATATTAAGTAAAGAATATAGGCATGTTAAGTTGAAAATATGCGATTTAAAAAATGGTTATAATAGAAGATATGCGTATTGCTCAATAATTTTAAATGAAACTAGTTTCAGGATAATACTTGAAGGTATAGATAAAGAAGATCTTTAAATATACAGTTAAAGATAAATGTTGTATTGGTAAGGATTGTTTATATTGAGAAAAGAAAAACGTTATTAGATAGTTGCGATGACAAAAAAGTTACCTTAAGGTAGCTTTTTGTATACAATGTTTGGAGAATCGTCTATACTAAGAAAATACTAAATGCTTTTAAGGGGATGGAATGTCTAAGTTGATTATTGGGCCTAATGATGTGTTTGTGGTTGAAACTGCAGAAATCAGAGAAATGGCTGAGAAGAATGGAGTTACTCGCGCTGTAGAAATGCTGGATGAGACTGGCTCAACGTTCGTTAAGCTTATCTTTGAAGAAACTGAGAAAGGCTTTATCGAGCCGCGTCACGAGTTTCTCGATCAAAATAAAAACAAGATTGAAAATGCTGAGATGCCTCTCAGCCCTGATGATATGCTCAGTTTTATTGGCAAATTCAATAATGTTGAGCATATTAAAGGCTTGCCTAATAATGGTGAAAAGCTTAGAACAAGAAATTCTGCTGTGAAAACAGATTATGACGTTTTCCATGATGGAGATGTTTTTCATATTCCTTATAATGATTTTATTGAGGCGATGAGAAGAATTTCACATGAGCATTATCTTCCCAAATATGAACGTATGAAAGAATATGGTGTTGAGCATATCTTATTTAGCTTTCATTACCATGATGGGCGTAAGAATGCAGGTAATAAGTTATATGGTTTATTTGAAGAAGAAAAGGTGTCCCAAATTAATCCGTATTACACAATGGAGTTTGATATTTGGGCAGTAGGTGCTCAGGGTCGCTATTTTTATGAAGGCTACAGTAAAATTAAAGATGAAAGCCAAAGAGAGTTTGAGACCATTAATAGCCTTAAAACAATGAATCGTGATTATATTGAAGCAATGGATAATAAAGACATTAGTTTTAACCATTCTCGTATGGGTCATTTAAATATAGACCGTTTCTTTAATGATTATGATTTAGCACGTAATCTAAGTCATGTCGGTAATGTAAGTAATGATGAAAGAGCCTATGCTTCCCCATCTGAAATTATCCCATTAGTGAATAAAGTTGTAGGTAGAAAATATACTGTTCAGGATGGGGATAGTTATCATATTCTAGCATCTAGCCTGAGTAATGAGATAAAGAAAAAATACGATATTGATGATACTGTAAATATTCTTTTGGTTGACGTAAAAGCTAATAGTGTAGAGTCAAAATACCTTAATATTGAGACGAGCTTTGTGAGTGGAGTTAAATCAGTGAAAGGGCCGTCATTACTGGTTCGAGAATTTGATGAAATCCTTTCTTCTTCTGATCAAAGTCAAGGTCAGGTTTTAATCAACAGGAAAAATCCTGAGATATTAATCTCAAGAAGAGAAAATCAGGATAAAAAACTCTCCGCTCAGATTCCAGGTGTGAGCCTTGACAAGCCCTACTTAATCAATGTGGCAGATCTTGAGGCTTTAAATAATGCTGGACTCAATAAGCAGCTTGAAAAAGTGAAAGCGTTAGGTAATACCGAAGTATTAGTGGCTATCAAAAAAGATTTGCCTTACAAGCTTAATGGAAGGACAGATATTTTAACGCATAAGTATAACAAAGAAGTGGATTTCAACCTTGAGCAGTTCCCTGAGCTGGATGTTTATGTGTTTAATAATCAGACAGGTAAAGGCTATGATCCTGCTGTTCTTAAATCTATGACAGTTGAATCTATTTTAAAAGATCAGGATGCGGCTAATCAGGCGCTGACTGAAAAATCTGATGATAGTGTTTTCCCGACTAATGACAGAAGCCTGAAAAGTGCCAGTATTTATTCATTAGGCGCTAATGATATCTTCACGCTGTTAAAAGATAAGTCTCCGCTTATGAAATCAAGCTTCAGGACTGGTTTTTTCAGTGAAAAGACAGAGTTTAACCTTTACATGGTAAGCGCCATCGGTAAAGAACGTGTAAAGGAACTGTCTCAAGATTTAAATGAAAATCAAGAGGTTTCTTCTAGGCCAAGAATGCGTTAAGAAAGAAAAAGCCACTTTAACCAGTGGCTTTTTTGTATACAGGATTAAGCTAATCAGTTATAATGTTAAAATCAAAGAATACATTAAGGAAGCAAAATGACTAAAGAAATGATAGGTCCAAACGATAGTTTTTCATTCGGGATTGCTAAGCTGAGGGATCTGATGAAAGCTGCGGAGAATCAAGGCTGGATTGATGAAATTGATGCTGTGCCTGAAGCTAAAACAGTGCGTATTGATTTTAAACAAGGCGAAAAATACAACAGGAAAAACGACTTTATTGAGCCAGTTTCTACCGTTTTAAACGAAAGTGGTAAACCTATTGATGGTACTGGCTTAAAGTTTAATGAAAGAGATATGCTGTATCTGATCAGTAATGTTGAAGGCGTTGTGAGAGCAAAAGGAGAGCAGGCCCCAAAAAGAGACGTTAGCTCGCCTGCAGTGATGGGGTTTTTTGCTATGAAGGATGGGGATGTGTATCGTATTCCCTTAAAAGATTACCTGTTAAATCTGTCTCAGAATGCGCATCCTGATTACCTTAAGAACGCAGAACTAATGAAAGAGTATGGCATTAAACATATTCTCATGGTTATGCGTTATCCTGATGATAGAAAAATGAGTTCTCTCAAAAACTTTTCACCGAATAATGTGAAAAATCAAAAATATTTCCTTGATCCTTATTACAGCCCAAGTCTTGAGTTATTTGCGACAGATGAGTATGGCACATTCTTTTTTGAAGGTGTTGATAGCAATATTGTTGCGTGTAAAACGGCTGAAGAGAGAAGGCCGTTGATTGCTGAATCTGTTATGGCGAGTCGCTTAAATCACGCGATTGAAACTGATTGGAGTAGAATCGAAGAAAGTAAAGTGTTTAGCAATTCCTACATGGTGCTTGAGCCTAAAAGTATGGAGCTTTTGTTAAATGACGATAATATTTATAACCGCGCCCGTCTTATTGGTAATGTTCATAATAATGAATATGCTTTTACTTCTATTGCTGACATCCATAATGTTGTGTCAAAAGTTTATGGTTTCAAGATAACAGCGCAGGCAGGTGATGAATACAGTTTGATTGTTAAAGAGCTTAGTGAGCCTGTGAGAGAGAAATATGGCTTAATCAATGATGTGGATAGCGCAGTGGTAAACATTGTTCAGCTTGAGCGAGATGATCGCTACTGTGATATTCAGTTGAGCATGAGAAATAAAGAAGGCAATTTGATTCAACAACGTTCTTTAATGAAGCATGAGCTTAACGAGATTCTTTGTGGAGTTCGGGCAGGTATGGGATTTACTCGCTCAGAAGAGATTAAGCATCCCTATTACGCGATAAAGAATGAAGCACACGTATTAACTGAGAATGCTCAGGGCGATGTAGTATTAGGCGAAGCATATATGGTAAATATCAGTGATATGAAGGAGAGAGGAAATAATGAGCTGAATGCTACCCTAGATAAACTTAAAGCCTTGGGAAATGATCACGTTTTGGTGAGCATGAAGTTTGATTTTGACTATATTCCTAATGGTCATACCGATGCGTTAAGTCGAAAGTTTAACTCAATGGTCGGCTTTGATGCTTCTAACTTCCCGGAGATGAATATCTATGGCTTTGACAATGAAAAAGGTCAAGCTTATGATCCTAATATGCTAAAGGCTATCAGTACTGATGAGATAGCAGCAGATACTGATAAGATAAAAAGAATGTTGGTTGATAGCGCATTGAAAAATGAGCATAACTATCCTCGTTCAGCAATGAACTATGAATCAGCTTCTTTACATACTTTAGGCGTAAAGGATGTGTTTGCTTTGATTGACGACAATGCCTTAAGGCATGTTGATTTCGAAAAAAGAACATACCAATACAAGAGTGAGTTCAATGTTGCGTGTGTTAATAAAGCGGCTAAAAACGCACTGAGGCTAAAATCATCTGGCCCAAGGCCTCACTAAAATAAAAAGAGCTTCGGCTCTTTTTTGTTGTCTTTGATCTGACATTTTGATAAAATAAACCCTTACTTAAAAGGAGTGTCTATGACTGAGCAAGAGTTGAGTGCCTGCCGTGAGGCGCTAAATGAGGCAATAGAGCGAGAAGATCTTGAGTGTGCGGACAACTTCCGTTTTGCTCGTGTTGGTAATGAAGATGAAGAGTTTGCCTTTAACCTCGCTATTGAAAATGGTTGCTGTGGATCATTCAATCAAAAGCTGATAATTGGTGGTGTTGAGTATATGATTGGATGTAACTACGGGCATTAAAAAAGCTTGTATTTGTTGTCATAACTTGCTATACTCTTTTGACTGAACTGAGACAATTACTGGAGAATACAATGGCTATCAAATCCCGCACTAATGAAAAACCAACGATTGACCTTCATGGGCCGGATGGTAATGTATTTGCTTTGATGGGACATGCTCGTAAGCTTGGTAAGCAGCTTGGTTTTTCTGCAGGGAAAGCTGATGCTTTGCGTAAAGAAATGATGTCTGGCAATTATCAAAATGCTATCGAAACATTTGACCGTGAGTTTGGCGACTACGTTGATTTAATCAAATAAGGCGTTCTATATGAATATTCTTACAGTGATGTTGGGCGTAGTGCTTTTGGTGTGTATTTTTATGGCGCTGTTAGCATTTAAACAGTCAAAAATGTTTAAAGACAGTCATCCTGTAACATCGAAGGATCTGAGAAAAGAAGCTTCCCAATTTTCAGTATTTGCTGTAATCTGTTTTATTTTTATAATCGGTGTTGTATCATTAACTAAATGAGGAGATGTCAATGAGTAAATCAGCTTTTATTGAGCAGCATTGCGATGCGGAAGTTTTCTTCAGCAACTACTACAAATATAGCTTCACTTATCAAGGCGAAATCGATGGTAAGGAGGTGTTAGTCACATTTGGTGGTGATCCTGATGATATTTATCGCTCTGACCTCTCAGCTTCTGAAACACTCAAGGCTCTGAGTGATGAGTTTGATCTGGAAATCAGTATTGATGGTGTAAGCCTGTAATGCTGGATAAAGGTGAGGCATGATTCAATATTTTGTATTTATTGTATTCGGTTTGCTGATGACGGTATTAAACGTCAGACAATTTCGGATGGTTTGTGAGTCAAATCCCGTTAAGTCCAGCGAGTTTAAGAATGCTGCCAAGATCTACATGATGATAGCAATAATGGGCGGTATTATGCTTTACTCCCATATCCATTACGCATGACACAACGATTAAAGAGCCATCACTGGCTCTTTTTTCTTTATAAGAGCATCGCAATCCATCTAGGCCTCTTTATAAGATAAATAATGACAATAAAGCCTTGTGCATGTTGGTGCTTGTTGTTATAATGAACCTAATACGAAGACTAACTAACTTTCTAAGGGCATCACATGACCATATCTTCTATCTCTATGGCACGTTTTACTGTTCATGGTTCTGCTATTGTTGAAACTGCGCGTGATATGGTTTTAAGTGGAGAATGGGCTAAAGCATGGGCGTATTTTAACGAATATTTTGAAGATTTCCCTATGGAGCTATCTATGGCGATTCTGCGTGGCGATAAAACGCTGACAGGCGCAAATGATGATATTCAAGTTGTCGAAGATAATGACTCTGAGGACTACAAGCAGACAGTTCGTGAGGTTTACGCAGAAGACTGTTTCTATAGCAATGGTGAGTTTTTCCAATATTCCCATATGATTGAGCCAAAAGACTTTGAGCGCATGATGGAGAATTATGGTTTACAGCATGGCTCCCATTTTGATCACGATAAAATGTTTGATGCGGCTGTAAAATATATGAGCAATAAAAATACAGAACGTCTTTTCCGTTTTGGCTCAACGTGGTTTATGGTTGCAGAGAAAAAAGATCCTAACACATCACCAATGTGGCTAAAAAAGTCTGACTTCGCTCGTTCAGCGATGGAGTGTTATAACATCATGAATGGTATTGAGGTTAAAAAAGAAGCGCCTAAGCCAGAGCCACAGCCCGATCCGGTCAAAGAAGAACAAAAGCGTGAGCGGTCAAATGCGTATTTTAAAAATGCGCGTATGGCGTATCTTGAAAGTATCGCTCAGCAATATAGCTACCCAAGCGTAGATATCATGGCGGATACAATGCGTGGAAAGGTATTGGCTGCGTGTAATGAGCGAAATGTTTCATGGAAAGAAGTTCAGTTCAAGCATAACGGTGAGGAAATCACTCAGGAAGTTCCTGTTGAACTGGTTATGGCTTATATCACCCGTGATTCAAGTATCTGGAAGCCAGTTTGTGAAAGTGGTCTGAAAATGGAAGGCGACTCCAGCTTCCACTCAGATTTATGGCTGGCAATGGGAAATGGCCTGAATGGTGAAGAGTATAACTATGATAATCCAGAGACAAGCCGTTTCTATGATATGATTGATAGTATGCGGTTTTTCTATCAAGATGCGGGCGATTTCTCAGTGCTGAATGATGCGAAAATGACGAAGTTCTCCGGGCGTGTTGTGTTTGAAAACAGTGAGAATATCACAGACAAAGATATTTTAGTGCTGCCGAATGCTAACCTGAAATATGAGGCGCTGGCGAAAAAAGCAGGTGTCGTAATCACTGAGCGCGGCGGTCCGGTATCTCACCTGGTGATTGTTGGTCGTGAAGATATGTTCCCGGTGCTCATCATGAAAGATGCTATCCAGAAACTGCGTGATTATGAAAATGCTGAGATAGACTTTGAGACAAAAACTATCAAAGGAAATTACGGGCATAAACGTTTTAATAGAGCGGAATAACCTGAGAAAATAAGCAAGAAAGGCGGCGAGTCCGCCTTTTTTATTGTCGGTCGTAAAGTCCTGCAAAAAGAAAAGGTGCAGAGCCACCTTTAAGAAGTTAAAGAGATAAATGCTTAAAAAGAAAGTGTTTTAATCAGGCTTTCACCTTCTTCAGTAAGTTCAATGGAAGGTGTGAAATAAAACTCTTCATCATCACCATCAAACAAAACAGGATCTTCTTCAGTAATAAGGCATAGACCTTTCTTAATCAGCTTTTTATAGGTTGTCATACCTGCTGTCAGGCCATCAAGATGGTCATTGATGTTTTTGTCAGGAATCTGAGAGATAAGAATAGATCGCTGCTGAGAAAGCTGGCTTAAAGCGCTCATTTCTGATTCAGTAAACTTATGAGACATGATATAAACCTCTCTGATTTGGAGTTGTCATTATAGAGTAAATGAGAAAGGCAATCAAGCTTTTTTTTGATAATGCGGATAAGGAAATGGCATAATAAAAAGAAAAGAGAGGATTTATGGAAAATACAGGTAATGCTGTTAATAAGAATAAAATATTCGCAGAAATAATAGCGGGATATCAAAAAGAGATTGATAATGGCTATGATAAAACCATTGACAGTTATTTAGGTTCTCTTGTTGAGCAATATAACAAGAAATACGAAGAAAGCTATCCGCGAAGTGTTAAGCCAGAAGATAGAGAAGTATTACTGGTTTATACGCACTCAGACAAGTCTAAGGCAGCATTCTTTTATGCGGTGCTACAAGTAGATGTTGAGAATATAAAAAGGGCTGAGATTGCGTCTCTGGAGCTTTCAGAGCTGGAGAGGAGGTTTGTCGAGCTTTCTCTAGATTATACCTATATGGAAAATCATAGAGCTTCTGGCAAAGTTGTTGTTAATCCAATGAATATCTTTGGTGCTCTAGTTTTTAAAAGCTTTGCTCAAGAAAAGATTGATCCAAAGCTTTTGAAAGACAGCAGATATTCTCAAAAGGAAATACTGGATTATTATTATAATGAAAGTGAAGGATACCGGAAAATTATCTCAGCATTAGCACATGAGTTTTTGTTATTGCTTTTAGAAGAGAAGGGAGTTCAGGAAAATGAAGTAAGTATAGAAATCGCTAATAAACCCAATAATGAATACCTCTTCATGGTGAAGAAAAAAGGAACAGAGGATGGTTTCTGGATCAGATGCATATTTGAAGGCGGTTATTACCAGTTCTGGAATGATAACGATGATAGGTTTGTTAATGAGTTTAATCTCGATTTAATCGTTCCAGACTATCGTGAATCATTAGTATAATCATGTTGTCTTTAATAGGGGATGCTGGTATAGTAAAGCTGACTGATTAACTGAGAGATTCGTTATGTTTTCTAAGATTGCTTTTAAAGGCCTGAATAAAAACAAAGAGTTTGGCTATGCTGCGAAACTTGATTTCTTTAAGAAAAACAAGAAAATCGAGTTTAAACCCGGCCTGAATATTATTTATGCTCCGAACGGCACGGGGAAATCAACGATTTTGTCGATGATGGCTTTGTCTATGGCCTGTAAGCAGTCAGGCGAATCTGTTGTTACGAATAAATGGAATAGCATGTTTGGTTTTGAGAACCTTGACGGGATTGAGGTATTTCATGATGGACAGCCAGCAATGTATTGTAATCCTCGTGAGGCTGTTGGCTTGATTGGTGGATCAGCGGCATTTGATGATGATTTCATGTCAGAAGGTATTGCGGAGTTGCGGCTGAGCGAGTCAACGGGTAAAACGACGCTTTATCGGATGGGTAAGATCGTCAATATTTTAACGGGCAATGATAAGATTGCTGATGAGGTAAAGTTCAAAAATATAAGTCGTCAGTATCTCGAAGAAGACAGGGCGAAACTATTAGAGGCGCGTATTCCAGTAGGCCAGAAGTCGATTTTACTGGATGAGCCTGAATCAGGTTTGGCAGTGCCTGTCCAGCAGCGTCTTTTTGCTATGCTCGATAAAGCGGCTAAAGAGCACGACCTGCAGATAATCGTAGCAACACACTCGGTGTTTGCTTTGGGATGTGATGCGAATTTTATTGAGCTTGAGCCAGAGTACGTGGTTTCGGCTAAGGCTAGCGTGATGTATTTACTATCAACGATGTTAGGAAAATAAAAGAAAGCAGCTTCGGCTGCTTTTTTGTTGTTTGTAATACATGATTATGGTATATTGTCGCAATAAATAATAGTTAGAGAGGCGATGATGAGTTATAACGGAGAGACTAAGCTTTATATCAGAGATGATAGTGTAGTGCCGTTTACAAAGAAAAAAGTGCTGACTTTTTACGACAATCCCTTTATTGAGTTAATGGAGGATTATGCGGAAGGTCAGAGCAATGTAAACCTGTATAACTCTATCTGGAGCTTTGATGCTCTGAAAGAGCGTTATGGTTCACGCAAAGTGGTTATGCCTCTGTGGTCGTGTCAGGAAGACCTGATGACGCAAATCGACGCTAAAGATTTTGATGAGTATGTTTATGTGGGTGATGCGCTTTGGGCAAAACCTGCGGCTTTCGGGTATAATAGAAAATCATTTGATCTAAGTTCACTTCAAATGGATGTTTTTGATAAATGGAATGCGTTGTCATTTGAAGGTCAAGACATCGTATATACGCCTGATTATGTAAGGACAGAAGTTGAAGTTGAAGTGATTACCTTTGCGTTTGAGGAATGGGAAAACACGGCGTGTCGTATTGATCGATATAACTTCAGAGCCAACTATCCAAGAAGTTATCAAATCCATGCTGATCTGGCGTTTATCACGCGTCAGGACGACTATGAGGCATGGTGTAGTATCAAGGATTTTTCTGATGAGTGTGAGCTACCAGGCTTCATTGAAGGCAAACACATCGCAATGCTAAACTATTGAGCGGAGGAAATATGAGCAAAGTAAATAATATGGTATTAAATGAAGTTAAAGAAGGATTGGGCGGAGTTTCTGAGCCTATGTATTCTATGAAAAACGACGCATATAATATTTCTGATGTGGCTGCGGAAAACTTTCAAAAACTGAATGATGTGCTTAAAGCGCTTTCTCATGATTCAGTTGAAATCGCCAATAAAGATGATCTGTTGAAGGCATTGACCGAAGTGGCCCTATCACAGAAAAATAATGTGGGATATCACAGTCGTTTTGAACAATCCCGGAATACCATCCAGGATAAAGTCATAAAATGCCAGAATTGGATTTCAGCATTGATCGAAGACCTTAAAGGATAATTGAGAAATGATTTTAACTCTGCCTAAACCTGTCATGCTAACCGTAGAGCAAGAGCGTGCCTTTATTGAGGCGAAAGAGTTTTATTACGAGAATATGTTAAAATACTCTTTCGTCTACCGCTATTTTCCATTTTTATTTAAAAAGAAAATCGCACTGTTTTTGGAGAAGTCTGATTATTATTTTGAAATCAGCCGCCGGAAGACAGAGGTTTTTAAATATAAAGTGGCTCAGGTTTTGGCTTCTGGTGATTATCATGTAAATGGTTTTAGTCATTACATTTTTAAAGTAGATGGCATTGAGCATAAGTATGGCGTTTTGGAAATCAGCGATGACATTTTTGAGACTGCACGGTTTTTAATGGCTCAGCAAGAAAAAGAAAATAACTTATCCACCAATATTGTTCAGTTTAAAAAGTGAGGAAGCATGAAAGCAAGATATAACGTTCAGGAACTCATCGATTTATGTCGGTTGGCTCCTGAAAATGAAAGCGCTAAGGCCCTGTTGAAATCGCTTCAGGATTCTCAGGTAGGTCATAAGCAAGCAACTTCTCGCTTCGATTTAGTGCTTTATTTGAACATTGATCACAAGAAAGCGCATATGATTGATAATAAGGCTGTAGATATCAATGAGAAGGTAAGCTCTGATGTTGATGTTTATGATCATATTAAAAAAGTTGTGTTAAATACGGTTATTGTCTGTGATGATGATACGGTAAAAGAGAAAGTAAATAGCTCACTTGCTGCTTTGACTGAAAAAATCGAGCAAAGCAAAGCCGAACTGCAGGATAAGGAATGTCATGAGGTCAACATGTTTTTTGATGATGGCCTGATTGAGTTTGACTGCACGGTCATGAGAACCACCAGTGTTTTAAGAAACCTGTCGTTAGGTGAGTTTGATTTTTCGACTAAAGAGTAAAAGAAGATAGCCTTTATGCGAATAAAGGCTTGTACATGACAACAAGGCAATGTATAATCCCTTTTATCAAATGCGTTCTTAGCTCAGCAGGATAGAGCAACGGCCTTCTAAGCCGTGGGTCGCAGGTTCGAATCCTGCAGGATGCGCCACTAACTCACTATACAGAGATGAATCTAATGGAAAACCGCGTAAAAGCTGCTCGTTGTTTTGACACTCACTCAGCTGATCTGACGATTGATAGCTGGATTTCTTTTATTGAATGTGACCGCCTTAATCTGGATGCCGCTTATCAGCGTGATTATGTTTGGGGCTATACTGAGCAAAATATGTTTTTGCTGAGCGTTGTTCGTGGTGCGCCGCTGAGTGCCATCTCTGTAGTAAAAACTCACAATGAACGCGGAAACTTCATTCTGGAAATTGTAGACGGCAAGCAGCGTCTGACCACTCTGAAAAAGTTCCTGAACAATGAGATCGCAGTTCGGCTGAATCAGCAGGATGTTTACTACAAAGATTTCAACAGTGCCGAGCAAAACTCCTTTAGTTCTGTAGCACTGCCTAAAATCGAACTGCGCAATGCAACGACTGCGGATAAGCTGAAGTTTTTCCTGAGCATTAACTTCACTGGTGTTCCTCAGAGTGAAGAGCATCACAAGAAAGTGCTGACCATGCTGGGCGAAACGGCCTGTTAATAATCAAGCCCTTCGGGGCTTTTTTTTATGAGGAAAGGATATGAGCGAAGAACGTAAGCTTATTTTTATTCTGGCTAAAGAAGAAACACAAGAGGTTGCCAATGCATTATGCACGCCTGAAAATATTATTGAGCGTCAGAAAGAGATTTATGACAAAGAAGGTATGACCACTAAAACGCTTGATGTGGCTGGACCAACGGATATGCTGCCACATTTTATTATGTTGGCATTTATAGGTGTCCTTATTATGGTGGGCAATAATATTTCCGTGCTTTTCGAGAGTTTCTGGAAATATTCTTTTATGGTGGCGCTGTCTGTTTCATTTCTCTGTTTCGCTCTTCATCTGATCGATAATGGTTTGTATGGGCTACGTGATAAATGGATCAAGCACAACGTAATGAAGAATTTCAAAAAGAAATCCTCATTAAGATATGTTGCGGGTCAACTCTTTTATGAAAAAGCAGGTCGGCGGGAGATATCGCCACTTCTGAAAAAGATTATTGAGCATATGGGAATCTTGAGTGAGGCTGAGCTTTACCATCTAAAAGTGAAAGGTGAAGGGAAAATCAGGCTAGCAGATATTGAAGCGATAATGGAAAATGATTTCAAGTATCAGCATTTCAAACGGCAAGTAAAGGAAATAGCATAATCATGAAAAGCCGCACGAGCGGCTTTTTTGCGTTGTGGATAAGAATATATTATAATCACTAAAAAAGGTGAGCCATGAGCAACAGAATACACAAAGATATTGGTTATTTTTTAATGAGAGACTTCCATGAGGTTTTAGTGGATGGTTATGATCAGATAATTTCTCAAAATATATTGACGAAAGAAGTGCTGGAGAATGTCTATAACGCTATTCACAATGATAAAAATAAAAACAGGAACGGCTATTTATTTGTAGAATATGAGGCAAGAACGTTATTAAGTTCCGAATCTGTTTTGCTGTCTGATTTTATTTATCCTGTTTATCATTTTGATGAACTAAAAGGAATAATGTTTACAACACCTTATTTTAAGAATAAAGGTCGGGGCGATGATTATATTGATTATTACGAAAATCATCATGATTTTAAAATAAAGATGTTGGGTGTGCCGCTGTATCCAGATAGCTCTTATGTGTTTGTAAAGCCCCTTGATCAAAATGAGAAACTCAGTCAATTTTACCCTCATTTCTATCCTGACAGGAAGACGATTCAGGTAGGCGATGCTATTGGTCGTGATACGATTAGTGCGTGTTGTGGTCTAAAATATAAAGAGTGGTCTGCGCCTAAAAATGATGAGCCTAAATATATTCATCCTTATGTTAATCCGCTGATTTATCATATTATGCGTGAAATAAAAATCATTAAAGAGATGACGTATGTTGAGTTTATTACGGCACTTGAGCCAGCTATCATCACATATTGGAAATAAGGATAATAAATGGGCATTAGAATAAATAAAGCTATCGGGTATTTCCTGCCAAAAGAAAAGATAGAATGTATTCTTTCTGAGGGTTATGAGGATAAAATCGATGAAAATGAGGTATTAGATAGACTATGGTTTGAAAGTGCTTTAGAGAAGCACTCAGGCAGCTTTCCGAACGAAAAAGGTTATCATTTAAATAGTCGATTTTCATTTTATTCATGGTTTGTAGATGGTCTTGATACTTTTAATAGCTATCGGGTTATTCAGGATATTGTAAATGGCTATAATCATGAAGGCGTATTATTCGCAACGCCGGACCTGGCAAATAAATCTCGTCATAATGACACGATAGATTATTATGAGGAAATCAAAGATCCTACATTTAAAGTGAAAAATCTTCGCTCAAGTATTTATCCAAACTTCAGCTACGTTTGTATAAAAAAGCCAGAGCTAACGGGTGATGATACAGGGGATTTTAAAAACTTAGATGCTGGTAATGCCTTAACGTCAGATAAAATAGGCTGGCTTGAGATAAAGGGCATAGTAAAATCAGAACCGAAAGGCTGGATATATCCTGAAAGCGAGGATGATAAGTATTTTCATCCTTTTGTTGATCCATTGATTTATATTGTGGCGTATGAGTTGGGCGTATTAAAAGAAGGCGTTTCTTATACTGATTTTATTCAGGTGCTTGAACCTGCTATGATAACTTACTGGAGCTGAAATGGGAATTCATGTTCATAAAAATATCGGTTATTATTTACCGGAAGAAAAAATAAGTAGTTTGCTTAATGATAATCATGAAAAGCTTTGTGATGATCTGTATTCTTTTAGTGTGAGTGTTGAGAGAATACAGGCATTATGGGATTCATGGAAATCAGAACATCCTCATTTAAAAAACGACTACCTGTTATTTAACCTGCAGCTAAAACAGTGGGCGAAGCAAAGCGAGGAAATCAAGTTAAACGAGATAATCAAGACGATTTTTGATGGTGATGATGTGAAAGGTATACTGTTCTCAACGCCTGATCTGAATAAAAAATCACGCTATGACGATCTGATGGACTACTATGAAGGCTGTTATGATGTTGAGTATCGTGAGCAGTTCCTGAGAGCACCGATATCACCTGAAAGCCATTATGTGTGTGTGCGTAAGCCTGAGTGGTCGAAAGCTATTGATGGCTACATTGATGACGCAGAACTTGTGAGTGTAAGGAATATCGAGCCGGGTAAAATCATGTCAGAAAATGACTTTTTAAATCTGGCAATGGTAAGTAAAAAGGAAATGGAGCAGTCAGTCTATCCTGAAGGTGGCGTGAAAAGCTTTCATCCTTATGTGAGTCCTCTGCCTTACCTGATGGCGTTTGAAGCGGGGCTGCTTCTGGATGGGATTGATTACCTGTCATTTATTCAGGCTGTAGAGCCTGCTATTATAACTAACTGGTGTTAAGGAAAAGCGATGAGTCATAAAGAAGAAGCGAGCTATAAAGATAAGTTATTAGAAGAAATGGAGGATGCTCTGCGACTGGCCTTACGATGTCTGGCTCCCGCGTCAGGTGAAGCTGAGCCGACTTTTGTTGATAAAATGAACGCTGTTGATAAGGCTCATACGGTGCTTGGTAAGCTGAAGCTGGTCAAGCAATAAAGATATTCCTAAAGCCACATCAGTGGCTTTTTTTATGTTGATTAAGACAACATGTGTTGCTATACTTACCTTATTGAAACGCGATACTCACTTTACTCCTTAAAGGAAATCACTATGAACGCTGTTTACTGTATTCTGGCTGTTATTGCTGTTGTTAACACTGGTCTGGCTGTTATCTATATGAAAAAATGGAAGGCGTATACTCGCAGCCTGACTAACAAAATGACACTTAAAGCGATGGAGGTATAAGAAATGGCTAAACGTAATGCGGAGCTAAGTCGTGTTGGAATGGTGGTAGCGGCTGTAGTAATTATTACAGTTTCTGTTTATTATCATTGTTTTTCTGGCTCTTCAAAGGCTAAGTCTTTCCTTGAAGAGCAAGGCTACACAGAGGTTTCTGTTTCTATGGGAAGTCTGTTTGCCTGTGAGGAAGATGAAAGGGCTACAAATTTTACAGCGAAAGATCCTGGGAGTAAAGTGGTATCAGGCACTGTATGTAATCCGATGTTTCTAAATCCAGCTATTCGTCTCGACTAAGGAGAGGTCATGTCAGTTATTAATGCTTTAGAGTTATTCAAAGAGGCGCATAATGAGGGAATGATAGGTGATGAGAGTTTTCCGTTGCCGTCTTTTCTTACCAAAGAAGCTGCCAGTAAGTTTCTGGTAGTGATTGGCAGCAATGCGACAGGTAAAAGCCTTATCACCAATACACTGCTGGTGGCGGGAAAAGGCTGGCATGGTATTAAGGGATATAATATCAGCATGGCTCGGCGCACTGCTGGTGATTCTATGGAAAAGATGTTCGTGTATCAGGATGAGCGCGATCACTCTACAGGTGTTACTACACTTCATGCGATTGCTGGGGCTTTTCATAATATCAAGGCCTATGCCACAGATAAACAGTCGCCTACATCAATGCTGCTTGTTCTTGATGAGCCAACCATTGGTCTGTCTTTAGGTTATGAGAAGGCGATGGGAAAATATCTGGTTGAGCAATATAACGCGCTTAAGGATGAGGAGCACTTCGTAGGTTTGGTTGTTGTTACCCATTCAAAAGATATGATGAGGCAGATCCAGAAAGAAGGTGTTGAGCCTACAGTCATCTCTGCTGGCGAGGCCTTTACGCTTGACGACTGGTATAAGGACGACGAAGAAAAGAGTATCGAGGAACTGATGAGTTTACGCGACAAAGGCCGAAATGGTCATAATGCGGTAAACAAATACATCCATGCGAATAAATAAGTAAAGTTAATCTTAAAAGCTGCCTCCGGGTGGCTTTTTTGTTGGTCAGGATAAGGAAAGCTGTTATGATGACGTTCCTGACACACAAGCATGGCTAATAAAATGAAAAAATACTGGTTAACATTTATTGAAAAAACCTTTGTCTCTCTGTTGGTTCTTGAGTTTAAAATCCATTACTGGCTGAAAAAGCCCATAAAAGCAAATGTAGTTGAAAAGCATAAGAAATGGCTTTTCCCTCTGTATAAAACTGGAAGTGTGGCGGAAGACTTCATGTTTAAACAAGTCGGCTTGGAGGTTTTAAGTGAGAAGGCCCAAAAAGAGTTTGAGGCCTACCTGAAAAAAAAATGATTAGTCAGGCTAAAAAATAAAAGGAAAAGACTGCTCTGGCGGTCTTTTTTATTTTTGACTCGCATTGGTTAAAAATGTATAAATAAAACTATATAAAAGCATAAATCAATAGGAGATAGCTATGAATACATTGTTTGACTTAGTGAAAGTTACCGATGCGGCGTTTAAACGTTTAGCGGTGCTGCTGAAAGATGAGACGGATAAAGACGTTAAACTGAGAGTATATATCACTGGTGGTGGCTGTAGCGGCTTTCAGTATGGTTTCACGTTTGATAGCTCGATGACTGAAGGCGACATTGTGATTGACAAAGGCGATGTTGCTGTTGTAGTTGATCCCATGAGTCTGCAGTATCTGGTAGGAAGCACGATAGATTTTACAGAAGGATTGGATGGCTCAAGGTTTATCGTTGCGAATCCGAATGCGAAGACAACCTGTGGATGTGGCTCATCGTTCAGTATTTAGTGCTTGAATACTGTTCAAATTTTATGTTGATTTTAAGATGTTGTCTCTATATAATGACAACTCAAATTTAAAAACATGAGGCGGAAAAATGGCTTACATCGTAAAATCATTGGCTTACAATGGAGTTCCTGTCTTATTTGGTCTCGTCTTATCATATTTTATAGCTTTTGAAGGTATTTATTAAGGCAAACTTAGAATAGATTGAATAATCATAGTATTTGACTGCGGGTTTTGCTATAATGACAACCATGTTAAGCCGAGGTGATGAATGAACATGAAAGATAACGTAAAAGCTGCTGTGATAGGCCTATCGATAGGTTTGGCTGTCATAAGCCCGATTGCTGCGTTGCTTATTTTTGATTCTAACACGATGAAAGAGCAGCACTGTCAGAAAACTGGCGAGACACGCGAAAGCTACTATATTCAGTATATGTATGGGGATAAAGGTCAAATCATAGGTTCTTATCCGGTCTTAACGGAAGAGAATAAATATACCTGTGATGATGGCATTCGCTGGCGCTAAGGGAACGATATGAAGAAGCTTATTTCAGTATGGATTTTTGCTTTTGTGTGTTTGCTGTCTGGTTGTGATGCGGGAAGCCCTCCAGATAAACTGGTAGGGCGTGAGTATCGTCAGTATGAGTTGATGGAGCTTGATCCACCAAAGCATGTTTATATTACCATCAAGGATGTCAAAACAGGCTATGTGTGGCAAAGGCTTTATGTTTCGAAACACTGTAATAGCTGGCGAGATATCCCGGTAGGCAGCGTATGGGGATTCGAGCTTGCCACTTATGAAAAAGCAGATGGCTCACGCTATAGCGTTGTCGAGAACTACAAAGACATTTGCTATCGCGTAAAAAATGGCGTTTCTTACGTAAAATACTAAGCCACCTTCGGGTGGTTTTTTGTTTGAAAAGGTTTGCGTAAGATCTGGTGTTGTCATATAATGAGTTTAGAAAATCACATGGGAAGAACGCATAATGTTGCCTTACGAAGAAATCAAGAAATACTTTCGGTTTGTTCAGCGCAAGCGCGGTTATAATGTTTATAAAAAAGAGCTTGAGGAGCTGGAGTCAACTTATTGGCGTTTCTCTGTTCTGGCTAAAGAGATGGGCTTGGAAGCTTTTGTAAGCTACTTCTCAAAGGCGGAAATCAGGCAAACGCAGGCTTTTATGAAAGGCGGTTGTGGTCATTTCGCTGGATTTCTTGATTTACTCTTTGGCAATGAAAATAGTGGCTTCGCTATCATGACGATTGGTAATAAAAGTCATGAGTCTTCTCCTGATGAGATTATCACAGAAAGTGCTTATGAGAAAATGGATCTGATTGGCGTGAAAGCAGGATATAGCCATGTGCTTTATAAGCATGAAGGCAAGTATTATGATGCTTGTGGTGTGTATGATTCAGCAGAGGCTGTTCTGGAGCATTGCAAGCGTTATTACGCTGACTATCTGGAGTCTGCTAAAGAGGAACTCACCGGACATTTTTACGTGTCTGAGTTTTCCAATCAGGCGCTTTGGTCTGTGAAGGGAAAAGATGAGGCAAAGAAAAAAGGTTTAGTTCATTATCTGTTGAGTCAGCATACCAATAATCTGTTTACTGGAATGGCTGAGATGTTAGATCGCATGAAAGTAAATATCACTCGTAATGAAGAATCCCAAACGGTTTTTCGTTATGAGACTTACAGACATGGAACGGGATGGTGATCACAAAATGTGTAATGAAAAGCTGCCAGTAGGTGGCTTTTTTTATCTTTGAAGGTGCTATTGATAACGCAAAGAAATTATTGTTTAATACGCATCGCATCTTAACCTTTTATATATGGAACAATCCTCAATCATGGAATACGCTACAGAGCTTTTAAAGACATTTATCGCACTTTTTGTTATTATCAATCCTCTTGCTATCATCCCGGTTTATCTTTCTCTAACAGGCGGTATGGATTTGCCGACAAAAAATCGTGTGGTGAAAATAAGCGCTATCAGCACATTTTGTGTGTTATTTATCTCAGCAGTTGCCGGAGAGATTATACTGAAAATATTCGGTATTAGTATTCCTGCCTTCCAGGTCGGCGGCGGTATTTTACTAAGCACTATCTCATACAATATGATGATGGCAAAAGATGAGCAACGCACACAGACGCCAGAGGAAAAGGCTGATAGCGCTGGGAAAGGTGTTGGTATTGCGGTAGTGCCTTTGACGATTCCTATGCTTACAGGTCCGGGAACAATGAGTCTTGCCATAGTGACAGCGAGTAAATATCATAGCTTCTTGGGATATTTCTATATTATTGTATCAGCAGCGCTTATCTCCGTGATTATCTATTACATCTTTAAGAGCGCGGATAAAATTAAACGCATGATAGGCATTACCGGAATGAATATCCTGACAAAGGTGTTGAGCTTACTTCTGATGGCGTTGGCAATAGAGCTGATTGCTGATGGTGTGAGGTTGCTACTTCCCGGATTAAATCTGATGCATGTATAAAAATAAGAGCCACCTTCGGGTGGCTTTTTGTTGTTAGTTATTCACGGATAAGCTATAATGGCAACATTGAGGCGGCTTCTTAAAGGTGAAAAATGAAAACGTTAGACTTTGATTTAGCTGTAGGTTTCGGGCCTTGTATTGGCTGGACGCGTAAAGATTTTTCTGATGAGATGCGTGCGCAGCGTGAAGTAATGGAATCGGCTTCTACTACGCTTGAACAAAAAGAAGATGCGCTGAAAGCGGCATGGTGCTTAAAGATTCGCTGTAATGATCCTGATATGTTTGATGGTATCATTTATGCTCATGCGACGGAGCTGCAGAAACGCTTCTTTATGGTGCTCAATCTTGAGATAGAAAAGGCTTGATTTGAGTAGTTGTTGAGGTTATAATGTCAACAACAAAGCAAAACACTGACTGACTAATCTGAGGTTAAAATGACTGATCTGGCTGTAGTATCTAAAAGTGGTGAAGTGCTGGGACGTTTTGTGATTCATCCGGGCAATCCCGTTCCTGCTAACCGTAATAACCTGAAAGTAGCGATTGTGGTTAACGATGAAGTGCTGGAAACGCATGAGGCTTTCCTCAGTTCAACAAAAGGCAATATGGACAAGCTGGATGCGCTTTGTCAAGCGACAGGCGATCTGAACTGTGTAATCAAAGGCTCTGGTTTTGGCTATGAGCATGATGCTGATTTGGTTGCCTTAAAGTCAGCGTAATACTATGCCACCTTCGGGTGGCTTTTCTTTTTTAAAAGAGGTGAAATGATGACCAGTATTCCAGATTATTTAAATGGTTTGAGTGAAGCGCAGTTAAAGTGCTGTTATGAAAAAGCAGGGAAAATGCTGGATGCTAAGCGGCGTGAAGAGAAAAAAATTGTATGGCGCGTGTGTTCAGGCGGTATCTGCTATGGAAACTTCCGCACAGAAGATTATTTGAAAGCGCTTGATTGCGTGGTGGAGACCGGAAAGGAAGAATGGGATCCGACTGATTTGGATAATCCTTCTTTAAAGATTGAGATTGTCGCAGAGCGCGTTCCTGCGTCAGAATACGAAAGCTATTTTGATTAAAAGGTGAAAAATGAAGCAGGCAAACTGGTTTAAGCTGAAAGAAGTGAAGCCGCATTTTTTTAATGTGGTAATTTCGCCCGATTTCTTTGATATGAGCAAAACGGATTTTCCTGAAGGAATTGCGTGTTTTTCTTCAGTTTTCTATGCTGATGAGGCTAATGAGAATCTGAAGGAGTGCGAGCGTTTTATTCAGGAAGCGGTTGCGTCTTTGCTGGAGCAGTTAGAGGAACAAGGTGTTGATCCAGTCGAAAGCCTTTCTGCTTACTGTAAGGCCAACATTAAAGATTGTTTTGTGCGCGAATACGGCGCTGCGGATTTTGAGCATGAGAAGATGCTTTATCATCCGCGATTTGTTCATCCTCATTCTGACATGGCGGAGGAAACATTTACGCATGGGATTCCTTTGAGTTTCCAGATGGAAGATATTGAAGCGGCGCGAGCGATGTGTGTTCAGTTAAACAAGCTACTGCTTGAGATCAGTGAAGCGCATCTCAAGTTCATTCAGGCATAAAAAGCCCTTCGGGGCTTAATGAGGCGAATATGTCATTCTGGCAGGCTGTTTTCATTCTGTGTGCTGTGGCACTGTTTTTTTATGTAGAGAAGCGCAATAAAGACGCTTTAGAAGCAAAAAAGGCTGCAGAGCAATATGCTCATAAGGATGATATTGATTATCATTTTTCTCTTAACAATCCATCATTTAGGCATAAAGCCTTTACAGATGAGGAGGTGTCTGAGCTTTCTCGTATTATGGGAGTAAATATTCCTCGGCCTGATCCGTTCAGGCTGCGCTCTTTCTTAGGCACGACGCTTGACTGTAAACATGTTTCTGAAATGACCTTTCATCATCTTTGCGTAAAAATGCATAAATACACATGGCGTGATAAGGAATGGATTCTTTTTGATATTGAGCGACATGCTGGGCCGCCTGTGATGAAAGGTTCTGAAATAAGCTATCCTTTTTATCATGATGAGGTGTCTTTTTGGATGGAAATTGAGTGTCTGTCTGATAAATGGCATGATTCAATAAAATCCTTGTGCAAGACAACAAAATATTGTAAAATAGCATAATCTTAATCATAAAGGGCAACAGTGATGACAACTGAAAAAGAAGTATTTACTTCTGACGATCTGAGAGTTTTGAAATTTGCTGCTAAAAGCTATATAGAGAAACTGAAAGGTGAGCACTGGATGGTTATGCCATATCTGCCTGCTGGGGCGGTAAAGGGCTATACTGAAAACAGTCTTAAAATTGAAGAACGTGTAAATAACCTTATAAGAAAAATGGAAGGTTTATTCACGAGTCAGTTTGATGAATCATGTCAAAAACCTGTCATAGATAACGAAGATTTTTCTTTGATGGCTATGATTGTTTCTCTTGAAAATAACAAAATCAGCAATATTCGCTCTCAAGCGTTTACTCCTCTTTCGAGCGTAAGTGTTGAAGATAAATATCTGGAAGAAGTTATTCGCAATATCGATAAAGATTTGCGCAAACTTGCCGAAGCTTTTGCTAGATATAACAATGCTCTACATGCTCACTAATAATACAAAGCCACTTCGGTGGCTTTTTTGTTAAATAATGATTGTGGTTGATGCTCGTTATGGTTATAATGACAACCTAAACAAAAATGAGGTAAGACATGAATAGCGCATTCTTAGCAGCTCAGGCGGCATACAAAAGCGAAGTAGAGAGCACGGAAGAGACACTGAAAGAGCTTGCGCGTCAGCGTAAAGAGATTCAGGATCGCAGGCTGGCTGCCCGTCAGCACATGCTCGATGTATTTCTTGAGAATTTCTCTGGCTCTGATGAAGATGTTGCGTTTTTAATGGATTATTCTCAGACGGGCCATCATGATGGAATTTACAACTTCCATCATAAGTATTTTTGGGAGCATGGCCTGCAAAGCGATGGTCTGTATGGTGAAAATAATCAGGTGGCTCTGCAGATGCGTTTATCAGATAAAACTGACGAAGAAATTCGGGCGATGTCGGCATATCTGATTAAGCAACCTCTGAAAATCATTAAACCGATTCAAAAAGAAGTTAACTTTAATGATGAAAAGATTTCAGGTTATCGTTTCTTTGAAATCCTGTTGAATGATACTTTCGACTATGACAGCTTTGAAGGTGGTCTTCATTTGATCGAAAAAGACGGTAAATATGCTGTAGGGAGTGCTACACGTTTTCATAGCGTGGTTCTGGTTGACTGGAATGATGATTTGGCTGAAACGCTGATTAAGGCAAAAGCTATTCTGGTCGAACAATACACTTATTGTGAAGAAGATCGCTTTTAACTCAAGGAGCTAAAAATGCATGTAAGTTTCCTTTCAATGGTGGTGGGCGTGGTGTATCTCACTACCGCTATGACGGTTTACATGATCCACACAATCATGCTGGATGATGTAAAAGCGGAAAATGTTAAACGCATTAAATATCTTAAAGTGATGCATGTGGTGTTCTCAGCGGTTCCCGTTGTAAACTGCTTGTTTATGCTTTCTGCTGGCATTGCCTTCAACATTAAGCGATTAAAGTCGCTCTGCATGAGAAAGTAAAAAATAGCAAAAAACCGACTTATCTTGTTGTCATAAAGGGATAAGTCGGTTATACTATTTCTCATAGACACTAATGAGAGAAAAGCCATGATCAAATCCTCCTTGCTAAACAAAACCACGTTATCCGGTGCGCCGTCTGAAGAAGTATTACGTGATATCATTACGCGTCTTGAAAAGCGTGTAAAGGAAGTGATTGCTCAGGCTGATGTGTTAGATTTGCCTGGTAAGATCAGTCATTCAGGTGTCTCATTATCTTTTCGTCAGGGAAGCCGTGCGGTAGCGCTGGCAACATTTAAGAGAGATGCTAGCGCAGTAATGGGCTATAAGTTGGGTCTTGAGTTTGACATCCGCGCCATCTCTGAAGATGTAGAGTATGTGCTGGATAAAGTAGTCCCTCATGAGGTGGCGCATCTGGTATGTTTTATTAACTTCAACGTTAAGGGGCGAAAAATAAAACCTCATGGCAGAGAGTTTAAAGCTATTTGTGCAATGCTGGGTGGAGAACTATCCGCATCTACAAGAAGATTTAAAACAATGGCACCTGCCAGAAAGCCTCGCGCTATTTACCGCTTTAAGTATCTCTCAGTAGAGGGTGAAGAGGTTCTTTTAACGAAAGCACAACATGATCTGCTGCAGAAAAAACGTTGCCTGACTTTTACCAACAGTAAAACGAAAAAACAACGAGTGGTAGCAAGCCGGGATTTCTATGGTAAAGTTCAGATTCGTTAAAAAGTAAAGCTGCCTTCGGGTGGCTTTTTTGTTTTAAGTGTTGTACTTAATAATCAAATAAAGTATACTTGGCATGATAAAATAGGATAAAGTTATTATGACAAATACCACTGAAAATGAAGCAGTTAACGATATTGTTGAAGCAGCAAAAGCAGGAATTAAAGGACTTAAGCTTGATGAGAAAAATCAGCTTGAGATGTATCCATTAGATATTGATACCGATGTGTTAGGTTTGGGTGTCTATGATACGTTTAAACTCACTGAAGTTATCAGGGGGCTTTCGGGTGTTCAGGTTGATCCGGTTCTACAGGACGAGTTTGAGAAAGCATTGACACATCTCAACAATATTAGTTTACATATTGAAAACAATCAGAAGATGCGTCATAAGATAAAGCAAGATTTTATCGAAAAACGGCAGAATCTGATAGAGACGACTAAAGATGAGGTGTCGAAAATCACAGGTGGTTCCGATCAAATTCGGGTAAAAATCAATACGGGATCACTGAACAAAAACCAACGCAAAGGCGTTCGCGAGGTTATGGGGAAATTGGGCTTCTCTCTTGAAAATGATAACGGTAGTGTGAAGCTGGTTTATGTGGGTGAGATGCAGCTTTGTTCAAAGCCACAGCATTGGCTTTACGAGCAGATTAATAGCGTAAGCCCGATTAATAATAACTTTATAGGTTGTATCCATGTAGAGGATAAATGGGCGGACGTGTATAAAGAAATTGACAACCTTAAATAAAATAAAGAGCCTCTTCGGAGGCTTTTTTTATAAGGAGTAGTTATGCTTAAAAAAGATTGTTGAGTGAAGATAATAGTCTTCCGATGAGTCTTTCTTTGTGTAAAGGAAAATCACTTGATATAATCATCAATTAAGACTATGATTTTGAAAGCTTTAAAGTTATAGAAAGGCAAAGAAAAAGCTTTAAAATCACACTGTTTTTTGGTATAATTCCTTATCAAAAACAGTGAGGAAAGAAGATGAGCTTACGTTTTTCTAAAGAAGATATTGAAGCTATTTTGAATAGATCGCCTTTGGTAGAGAAGAAGGGCTTTAAGGTTTCTCATGATCTGGTTGCGACTCACCCTAAGAGCAAAGAGTATGTTGTTAAGGGTGTTGGCCCTAAAGGTGATAAGTTTTCTTTTGGCTATGCTAAAATCGCTGATCGCGCATTAACGATTGACTCTGTATTAAACAGCGGTCGCAATGGGTTCTGGATTGAAAAAGCAGCGAAGGAAGAAGACCATCTTATCTTTAAAGTGGATCGCCCTAAAACTGAACTTGAGGAGCTTTTTGAGCGTCTTCAGGATATCCCTAATAAGCTGACCAGTAATGTATTTTCTGTCATGACAGAAGAGGAAGTAAAGCGTATTTATAATGAAGCTTATAAGAAGTTTGAAAAAAATGAAATAAACTTTACTAACTATAAGGTTTATCTGTTTAAAGAAGCGATTGCTTATGGTTTAGATGTTGATGCGCTTCATCGAGCACTGATTACTCTGAATCAGGATATTAAGAAGTTTAAACCGTCGCCGTCTTATGTTCTTTCTGAGGTTGTTAAGAAAACTCAAAAGAAAAGTCATTAATCAAACGTGAAAAGGAATAAATATGTCAACGATTAAAAGCATTCTTCAGTCCGCGCTGGCGGAAAGTTTCAAAAATAGCGGCTCTTATCATCGTTATTATGAATTTCATGTCGATGCTGCTTGTAGTGATCTGGAGAAAAAGGGCTACAGTATTGAATGCGAAGAAGTGTCCGAAGGTGAATGGACTGACGAAGGTCGATACCAAAATGTGGAAGATGCTGTAATGAAAATTACAGTTGATGGTGAGGTGTTCTATTTAGAAGTTAGCCAGTCTCGCTCAAGTTGTGGCGGTGGTGATTATTTTTATAATGAACCTAGTGTTCAGTCCCTGATGACAGAGGCTGAATATAATGCGCCAGACTTCGTTACTGATTTTATTTTTAATGGTTATACCGTTAAGATCATGTCAGATAAAAGCGCTAAAGTTGATAACCATTCATTTCGAAGCGTTCAGGAAGCGATTGAGGCAATTCAGTAATACAAACAACAAACAGGCTGCCGCGTGCGGCCTTTTTCTTTGAGGTGAACAAAATAATGATAGATAACAAAGCGTGTGCTTTTCCTGAAGGTGTTGAAGGTTATTGGCGCAGAACAGAAGAAAAAGATGAGACTGGCTTGCCTTTTCCGGTGATTGAAAATGTGGAAGGTTATGACCGGACCGCATTTATGGAAGCACTTCAGCTTCTCGAAAATAAAGCTGACAGGCAGCATTATCGTGGCTGGTCAATGCACAGGCTAACCAATAAGCCTAATGGTAGCATTGAGTTTACATTGGATGATTGGTCGTGGCCTGAAGGATATAAACACTATATTAGCATGGGCGTTCCTCCGAGCCGGAAATTTTATGCGTTTGTAATGAAGTTGGAAAATAAAAACCTGCCAGACTTCTAAGTATAAAGGCCGCTAAGCGGCCTTATTTATTTTTAATGGTAAGCAATGTGATTTCTGCCGGATAGCCTAAGCGCAGTGGGAAACCATTCCAGATACCTGTTCCATTGCTTAAGTAAAGCTGAGCGCTATCCACAAAGTAATGACCTGAGTTAAATCCCCTATTGGCCTTTTTAACGATTTGAGCAAGTAAAGGCATCATACCTCCATGTGTATGACCAGATAACTGCAGATCGACACCAGCTTTTGCGTTCTCATAGATGCTATCTGGACGATGATCAAGTAGAATAATAGCTTTTGATTCAGCACATCCGATAGCCTTTTTGATATCAGGTGAAGCCTGATGGTGTGCTTTTGCTGCGGGATCGGCTACGCCAGCTAAAATAAATGAGTGGCCTTGTCTTGATATCTCTACGTGTTCATTAATCAAAAGATGGACGCCATTTTTCCTATACTCTTTTGTCCATCCATCATAGTCATAATAGTAATCATGATTACCTAAGCAGCCATACACACCATGACGCGCAGAAAGCGTTTTAAGCGGTTTTATATTCTCGGCATACATAGACGGGAATCCATCGGTAAAATCGCCTGTAATGACGATAAGGTCAGGATTTAAGGCATTTGTTTGATTCACTACGGATGATAGCCATTTTTGAGTAAGCAGATTGCTCACGTGCAGATCACTGAGTTGAGCAATGGTGAAACCATTCAGAGCATCAGGCCAGTGTTTAAGTATAATCGTCTTACGCTTTACCGATGGTGCTTTATTGCCCTGATAAAAGCTGTAAAGAGACAGCAGGACGGATATGCCTATGAGTCCATATTGAGCTGATGCTGAGTTTACCGCGTGAAAGGTTGTGTTTAAAGAGAACAACCATGTAAACGCTTTTGTAAGGTTAACAGGCAAGGATATGAGGAAAAGAATGACAGCAAAAGCAAAAAGGTATTCCCATGCGTAAAGCAAAGGTTTTGGATAGTTGGCTACCATCATGCCGCTGATTTTCCGTGAAACGTAGTGTAGCTGAGTTCCGGCAAGCAACAGCAGGCCTAAGCACGCTTTAAGATAAACAGGCAGTGGTAGTGGTAGAATGATAGTGATTAACAAATAAGAGAAAAGTATCCTGGTATAAACAAAAAACATAAGGTCTCCTTTTTAAAATCAAAAATAGCATAAAAATCGAACTATCTCAAATCAGAAAAAGCTTGTTTGAGAGTTGATGTTGCGCTATAATGTCAACATTAAAAACAAATGAGGATTTAAAAATGTCTGCGACATCTTATGTTCACTGCCTGGTCAAAAAAGGCGAAGGCGATTTCGACCGTGCTTTAGCTGCAGGTTTTGCGGTTAACAACTATTGTAAAGAAGATGAAATGTGGGTTGTCCTACCTACTACTTCTAAGCAGGTGATGGAAGACATGATTTCGCATTATGGTTTTGAAAAGTTGAGTGAAGTGTCTTTCAAAGATTAATCAAGAAGCTGTTTTGTTGAAGAAAAAGCTTGTTTGAGTGTTGGTATTACGCTATAATGTCAACACTTTAAAAAATACATTAAGCGGAAGGTTAAAATGTCTAAGATTATCGATCTTGATGTGAAATATGCGGTTACTGATGGTCATTATTTTTATGATGCCTTTGGTTATCAATGCGGTCTAAATTTATCCTCAATCAATCAAGTTTGTTCAGGAAAAGAAGAGGCTGAGCGTGTATTATCTGAGATTTCAGAGAACTACGAAGGTCTTAAAGTTGTTAAGATCGATTTTTCTGCTCATATTTCTTGATTTTAAACTATCACCTAAGAGGCATAAATGATTAACTTTAACGAATACGAGATTACATCCAAAGCGGTTTATTCAATGGATTATTTTGATTTTAATCGTTTGGTTAAAACTGAGCTGCCTAAGCTTGCTGAATGTCCTGATATTGAGAAATATGAGTTTGTAGCAAGCGTAGAGGCCCACAATGACAGCTCTCATGAGTTAGGCTCTAATACACTTTATTTTACGGAAAAAGATAAAGTTGATTTCCTTGAGAAACTCAAGAAAGGCATCTGGCATGTGAACACTGATGATATTATTGATTTCCTGATGTATGAAGGAGTCCTTCCAAAAGGTGAGTATATTATCAATGTATCCTGGTAATGAAAAAGGTCTCTTAGGAGGCCTTTTTTATTATCCAGTAAAAAAATCTCTAAAAAACATTAAATGTTGTCATAAAAAGCTTGTGCATGATGGTGAAGTGCGATATAGTGTCTACATCGAAACGAGAGATGAAAGGAAATAAAAATGAGCAAACTTGATCTGATGACTTTTTGTAATAGCTGTTCAGACCGTCAAAACGCTAACTATCACGAATTTCCTAAAAGCTGGTCGGACCGAAATCGGGCGAATGAAGCGATTAAAGAAGATTTTAAAGAAAAAGTCTCCGCACATTTCGGCTATGCTGACGCGCCACAGGCGGTAAAAGATAAAGTGTTTAGCATGGCGTGGGAAGCGGGGCATTCTGCGGGCTACTATGAAGTAGCAGATAATATGGGCGAACTGTTTGAGCTGGTTGCTCTGGTTCAGGCTTCGACCGTAGAGGCATAACGTCTTCATAATCATAAAGGGCTGCTCAGGTGGCCCTTTTCTATTGGATTCCCATGAAAAGTATTCTGATTACCATTACGTTAAATCCTAAAAATGAATGGCTGGTTAGCCTTTTCAATAATGATGCTGATCGTGAAGATTGGTATGATGATGAAAAACATGAGCATCCCTATAAAGACTACGACTCAGCGATAGGTTTTGCTAAAGGATTGATGCGCTCCTATGTCAGTATGGGATTAAAAGTAGAGATAAAAAATATTCTCGAACAACAAAAAACATGTTGTCATTAACAATGTGTTTTGCTATACTGTTTTTAACGAAATCACTGAAGAGTAAATCAAAATGCTGAATGTAGAGATCCTTGGCAACAACCGTCTGACACGTCTTTGTAACGAAACTGTTTGTCGTATTGAGATGGCAGATCATGGTTTTGAGAACCTGCAGCTTGCTAAAATTGAAGCTGAAAAGCTGTATGATGACGTTAACTGTCTGGCGATTTCTGAGACGGATGTTGTGCGTAAAAACGTAATGACTGAGTTTGTTTCATTCAAGCAGTCGATTGAAGACATGAGTGTTTTGGAACTGAGTTCGAGTCTTAAAAAAGGCATTATCCATGCCGTATATCTGCTCGCTTCTGATAAAATTCGCGAAATGAAGCATCTTCGCTCGAACATTGACCGCGTAGTAACCAAATCTAAACTTGTTGCTTAACTTTTTTAAGAGAGGGTTCCAAAGAGGAGTTCTCTTTTCTTTTGTGAGGTTATATGAAAAAGACTTTAGTGAGTAAAGGTAAGAAGCCGGGTTTTGAGATTAATTTCGCCATGTATTCGCCTTTGCATGTGGATTTGTCTGATTCGGAGTTTGAGAGCTTCTGGAAGACTTTCTCTGAGCTGAATAAGAAAATCAAAGAATGGTGTGAGGCGGATATTTGTATCACATCAAAGATTAACGATATTCTAAAAGGAAGCGTGGCTAGTCTGAATATCAGTAGTATTAGCACTACAAAAGACGATCTGACTGTTCATATTTTAGGTCAGAAAGTGGTATTTGAGCGTCATACTCAGGAAAACGAGAAGCTTATGACATTCAATGGTTATAATGTTATTCTGATTGATTATTTTGATGAGCTTGGAAACCGCTTTGATGTGAACATGAGCGAATCGGCTTCTTCTAATCTCGGTCCGGGTCCCGTTGTTTTTTAATAGAGGATATTTCCAATGGTGTGTATTCAGGTTAAAGCGGTAGAGGATGAGCATGATGGTTGCGAATATGATTGCTGGAACTCGGCTTATGGTTTTGAGATCAAGGTAGATGGTGTAGAGGATGATGCTCTGCTGCCTCACGCTTCTTGCTGTGAGAGTGAAAACTTCACGGCGATTGATCTGGCTAACTATGTCCTTGAGAAAGCACGTATTCATGGTGCTGAAAACATTCATGTAGAACAAGCCTAATATTGTCAAAATAAAGCTTGTGCATAAGCGCAGGCTTTGCTATCATTACCTCATCAAGAAATACTTCTCACCTTATTTAAAAAGGATTACCATGTTAGAACTTTCTCTGGAACAGCGTTGCACTATGCTTTTTTCTCCTTTCACTCGTGATGTTCAGGCTATGCTCTTTCAGCATAACCGCGCATTAAAAGCAGTTCTGATTCACGGTGTTTCTGCTGAAGATAAAAAATCAGTAAAAAGCCTGAAGAAATATGCTGAGGCGGTAAGCGAGATTGACGGCGTAGTAAAATATCTATCGCAGAATCTGGAAGGTAATCTCAAAAAGATTGGTTATCTGCTGGAAAACTTCACCGCAGAAGAACTAAAAGAGATTCCAAACCAGAAAAAAGAATACCGGGCTTTTGTTGCTAAGGTTCAGAAGAACCTTAAGCGTGTTAAATATCAGCTAAATCAGCATCTTCACGGTTGATTTGAAGAAAGAAAAAAGCCAGCGATGGCTTTTTTTATTGCTTGTGCAAGAGAAGTAACGTTGGTATAATGGCTTAAAGAAAATATGAAGGATATCGCTAAAGTTATAAGCATTACGTTGGTTTTATGGGTGTTTATATTGTCTTTATTGATTTAAGTTTAACCGCAACGCAATCTGTTAGTAGATGAAAGTGGAAAAAATTGTTAATAATACTGTAATAGATGTTGGCGATACAGTTTACCTCATTTTTAATCGGACTTTGCCGTTAAGCCGTAAAGAAAAGGTGAGCTATAATACTCATGATGCTTTTAAGGCGTTGTCTATTTTTGATCGCGTTTCGGATGATGATGAAGATCCGATTGTTACGCCTTATTGCGAAGTGGAGGATTCTAACGGTAATGTTTTTAGCATCCCTTTGGACGAACTAAGTGTGATCCCTGACGACAACGATAAACGTATTACGTACTATAGAAAAGTAGCGCTTGGTGTTTGCGCTGCAGTAGCTGTGATTGGTGGACCAGTAGGATTTATCATTTACAAGTGTCTACAATAAAACTTAACCATTAAGATGGCCCTATTTGTGAAAACAGGGCCATTTTTATAAAAATAAAGACAATAAAAAGTTGAAATAAAGCTTGTGCAGGAAGTCAGAGTTAGCTATACTATCTTTATTGAAGCAAGACACTTAACTAAACACTCACTGAACTGGAATACAAAACATGAAACTTTATACTACTGCTAAAGAACTGGTAAAACCAACGGCTCGTTATGTTGCTCGTAAGCTGAAAGGTGCAACGAACGGTGGTGTGGCGCTGAAAGAAGTTCGCCGGGCAGTTCTGGAAGAGTATAAGCCTATGATGACAATCATCGACGGTCATTATAGCGGTGGTAAGAATCGTATGATTGACCGTAGTTTTAACAGCATGATTTATGCGGGTTATCTGGCGAAGAGTGGCTATGGCGTTTATGACAAGGCGACTAAAGAAGTTTATATTACCGACAAAGCGGTTAAAGAGTTTGGCATGAAGGTTCGCCTGTCTCAGCTTGATCTGGTGATTCCGGCTCTGGTTAGCCTGCGTGAGCTGGCGGCGCTGAGTGAAGATGGTCGTGTTAAGTCTTCTGATCTGCTGAAGGCGCTGAATGAGCAAGTTGCTCAGGAGCTGGTTGCTGAAGATATGGCAATTAACAAAGGTAATCAGCCGAAATACCGCCAGATTATCCGCAACCTGATTTCTAACCGTGTTCTGGATAAGACAGGTCTGGTTAAGTATCATGCAGATACAAAAGAGTTTGAGTTGATGATTCGTCCTATCGCAGCCTAATCCAAAGAAAGCCTCCAGCCGGGGGCTTTTTTATTGTCAGGAAATCGTAGCAATCAATTAGCAATAGCGTTATAATATTGTCTTAATCAAATAAGAGGCTCTTAATGATGAAAAGAATATTTGAGAAGCTCAACAAAGTAGCGTGTCTGATTGTACTGAACCTTTTCCTGACTTTCTATAGTATTATGATTAATAGTGAAAATCTTGCGATGTTTTGCTTCATAGCTGGAATGCTGTTGGTCAGTTATGATGCTGGAGTCAAACAAGCTGAGAAAAAGGGTTTTGAGGCAAAGGTCAGGCATATCTTTAAAAAATATTGCTTGAGAAAAACCTAAGTATGAGTTAAAATGTTGTCTTAACTTAATTTATTCATGGCGGAGAAGTGCGATGACGGATATTAAAGTTCCACACATTAAGACCATTGAGTCAGTAAAAGAATTTGAGAAGATTTTTACCAAGGCTTTTGGATTTTCTGATTTTTATGCATCCAAATGGTGGAGCCTGGGTGGTTCTTCTGGTGGGGATTGTTATGGTAATCCTACGCAAGCTTACCCCGGCGATGAAGATCCTGATCCAGAGTTGGAAGATCGTGTATTTAAAATCATGACAGCATTCTGGCCTGATATGACCATTACTGAGTTTAGCGAGCTTCGTGAAGAAAAGGGTTTTTTAAAGTTGAAAGTTGAGGATGGTGGTGGAGATTATTATGGAAACTTTTCAAGCAGCGCATCTGTATCTGCTGACTTTAAAGATTTCTATGCATTTGCTCACCGTTAACCAAGAGCGCTTCGGCGCTCTTTTATATTTTAAAGAGGATAGATATGAAACTGATTGTAATTCCTTCTGAAAAGGCTTTGTTTGAGCATGAATACCGTATGGATGCCTGTGAATTAGGTCTTTATAAGGAGAGCGATGTAGACGCCATTAAAGGCGTTGTATTTGAAGACACCCGTAAGTGTATTGGCTACCTGCCAATCTTCTATTATGATAGCGACGGCTATATCTCAGGCTTCGAAGGCTGGGGTGGCGATGATGAGGTTGATTTCGGCATCTTGCCAGAAAATGTTAGCATTGATGATAAAGCTATCGTTGAACTTCTGCCTTCCATGATGTAATAAAGACAACAAATAAGTGGCTTTGTTGCTCTGGAGTTGTTATAATGCCTCATACCGAAACGATGAGGCATTTTCTATGAGTCAGACACATGTTTTCACACTCTCAGGCTTGGGCCAGTCACCTTTTTACCTGCATAATCCGGTTGGTCAGGAAATCGCAGATACTGCAGGTGTTTTCTTCTGTGAACATTGCGGCACTGTATTAAAAAATCGTCATTTCATCAAGTCTTCAGATGGTAAAGTGTCTGTAGTAGGCATTGATTGTCTTAATAAGAGCGGAGACAATGGCCTGATTGATGCGTTCAAGGAACAGCAGCGTAAAGCTAAACAGGAAGCGCGTCTTAATCATATTGAGGCAAAGCAAGCTGAACATAAAGAACGTGAGATTGCACGTTTCGGTGAAACGGTAGAGGTTCTGGTTGAAAATCTTCTCAAAGAAGCTGAGGCGCTCACAGCAGAAATTGAAAATGAACTTGAGATTTCTGCTGTAGGTGGGATGCTTTCAAAAAGCAATTTCGGTCAGTCTATGCTGAGAAATATGGCTTGTGGCGAAAAGCTGTCAGAGAACATGATTACGATTATCAAAGAAATCATCACCAAAGAAATGTCTGGTTCCAAGAAGAACAGCAAGGCTTATAAAGAAGCTATTCCTGTTGCTGAGCGGATGTTTGATGATCTGATGAAAAGCATTGGTGCTAAATCGGGGAGATTGGCAAAGCTGAAAGCAAAAAGAATTGAGCTACTAAATACGCGAGTATAAAAGAGAAACCGCCCGGAGGCGGTTTTTTATGTGTTCAATGTGTTATTTATCAGAGCCTGTGTCTCTGTGTCGATGATGAGGCCAAGACTTATCCAGCTATCGATTTTATTTTGATAGTAAGGACGGATACGGTCCATAATATAAAGGTATTCATCAATATCGATAAAGAGGTGCTGAATAATATTGTGGCCTTTATTATTTCGAGCATTAATATCTACGCCAAGCAGGGAGATGGCTGGATAAAGGCTTTCGTTATAATGGTAGGCTCTTTGAAAAAAGAGATTGTTTCCATCTTGGTCCATTTGTAAAGGATCAACACCAAGAGAAACATAATAACCTATAGTTTCTTCTGAGCCAGCGCAAGACAGAACATTGCGGCCTTCGTTATCAATCTGGTGTGGGTTTGCGCCTGCAGCAATAAGACGCTTAACATCATTTAAAGACAAACCATGATGAAAAAGTATATTTTGACCAAGCTCGTCTATAGATGAGGTGTCGATCCCCTTATCCAAAAGATAATCAAAACTTTCATAGGCCTCATAATGCATGCGGTCAAAAAGGACGTTCTGACCGTATTTGTCTACGACATTAATATTGATTCCCGCCTCGACTAACGCTTCAGTATAAATAAGCGAGTTGCAGGCAAACAGTGCGTTTTGCCCATGCTCGTCAACCGCGTTGAGGTCGGCACCGTTATCGATGAGAATACGCATTTTATCATAGTTGTCGTAAGGGAATCTTACGGAAAACATGAGAGGTGTGAAGCCTTGTTTGCTTTGATGGTTAACATCGAGGCCTTGCTTTATCAGAAATGAGATAACAGCAGGGTCTTCGCAAAAGAAAAGTGCAGTGAAGCCATTATCGTCAACATGGTGGAGTTTGTCGAGGTTGTTTTGGGCATCTGAAACTGTTTTGAAAATAAGCGCTTTGTTGGCTTTTATCATGAAAATAGAGAATCCTATATTATGGCCTGCTCAAGTCAGGATATTTCATAATATAGGATTAGAGTGATTAAATCAAATTATTTTTAAGTTGTTCTATGCGGGCTTTTACCATACCCCATAAAAGCTGCTTTTCTGTCTCTGTTTTGAATCCATGATAGAGATAAGCGATACTGTTCTTCTCACTTTCAGCAGGCTGTGGAATATCAGAGAGCGCCTTAGTAATAACAGGATCGTTGTCAAAAAGTCCGGCATCAAAAAGACGACCGAATCGATTATTGAATCTATCGATTTCATAGCTTGATTTTTCCGTATCCTTGAAGCGACTATTTTTAATGCGATTAGTTTGAAGTCGAACAATCTGTTCAAAGTCAAATTGATTAATGTCCATATAAGAAAGCGTGCTGTCATAGTTAACAGAATAATTGCTGTAATGATGTTGAAGAAGTATTAGATTAAGAAAGTTTTGCTGATTAAGGCCTCTTGTGGTTAGTAATGCTTTAAACTCATCAAGAGATTCAGGGTAATTTGTTTTAACAAAATCCATGACAAAGGCGATAGGTTCAAAGCTGAAGTTAGCGATAAGATTGCTTAACAAAACTTTGAGATCATCAACAGGGGTGTCATTTTGAAGACTATTAAGAATCAAGTCTTTAGGCAATATACTGCGAGTATACTTGATGGCATGGGCTACCACATCCATATAGTGAAGGTTAAAAATATGGACATTGCTGAGCCAACGATGCATGCGAAGCTTTAAGGGGTCTTCGCTTTCGTCTTTACCTGTTTCATCAAACAACAGGGCAATCTCAAGCTGTTCCAAATAGGCTTGCTTATTGATCTCGATGATAGCCAAGAGTTGAGCCTTAAGCGTCTCATCGGTAGTGCTTTGATAAAGGTCAAAGGTCTTCTCAGCACTTTTAATGATATAGTGCGGTGTTGATAAGAGATAGCGTTGAGTATCATTCCTCATCAAAGTATGCTCTTGTGATTGTTTCATGCTGATTCTGGTCATGTTATCTCCTTTTATAATCTCTCGATTCTATCATAATGCTGGCTTAAAAGCGATATTTATTTAATGGGCTTATACTTACTAATCCGATAAAAAGATAGAGTTGGATAAGCCTATGTGATATGATAGAGAAAACATTGAGAGGAAAAAAGATGAGCTTTACGTATATTTTGAAAAGCGATACTTACGGTGACATCGTGATGCGAGCCATAGCGGTGGTAGACCCGCGAGCGCTGAAGTTTAAGAACGAAGATGATTTACCTGTGATATTATATGATTATGCACCACGAGGTTATTTCTTTGATAAGCATCATGCCATTTATTCTTTCTTTAAACTGGAAGAGGGAAATCTAGGTAGTGCTGTAGTGTGTGTAGCTGTTCATGAGGATAATCTTGACTGGAAGCCACTGCCTGAGTCAAGTTATTATGAGACGTGGAAGAAACGAAAGAAAGCTAAGCCGCCTTTTGTGGTTTCTGAGGCGAACGTTAACAAGTGGCTTGAAAAAGTTGGTGATACTGCCTTACCTAAGTATTTTTTAAATGCTAAAAATATCGAAGAGGTAAGGGCTAACTTTAATAAGCATTACGATCTGTAATAAAAGACTGGTAAAGGTTTTTACTTTTGAGAATAAACCTTAGTATACTGATATTTTAAAACTCAAAAATGAGGTGAGCTATGTTTTTCAAACTTAAGCCCGTTTATAGTGAGATGGATTTGGGACTTGTTGGTGGAGAAGGCACGTTGTCAAGTAGTGGTTATAGTCTTTACGATTGGTTAAACGAAAAAGAAGAAGAAAGCGAAGACGACTGATTTTAAGAAGGCCTGTTAGGGCCTTTTATTTTAATGAATAAAGCCTGAGTAGGCTTAACGCTGTAAATGCGCCTTATTTTTTAAACAAAATTCTCTATTTCTGTTATTCCTTTGGCTAATACATTAAAGTCATCAGCTTTCGGATAGCCATGTTCTTCACAGAAACTGACAAGCATATCATATTCGCCATCAATGTAATCCGAAGATTCATAGCCTCTGAGACCAACTTTATCTTTGGCATGAGCTTCAAAGTTTACATGAGTAAAAATAATCTCTTCGTCAGAGCATTGAGCTAAACTACAGACTTTTTTGACAAACTTCCTTTTAATGAGTTCAGCAAAGAGATCATCATCATCGCCTAAGACAAGCATAATTTTACCATTACAAGAAACAACAGCATAGCGACAATCGTATAAATAGAATATTTCAACCACGCATTTTTCTTTAATGCCTAATACTTTTTCACTAATAGTGTTCATACACAATCCTCGTTTATAACATTCGAGTAATAATAGTATAAAAGAGGATTAAAGGTAAAATTTATTTATTTAACTCTGCGATTTCCCTATCAAAAATAGCTTTAGCTTTTGCTTCGAGTATTGGTGTGATTTCTCGATCAACACGTTTTTTAATGCTGGGCCAATAAAGGCGTGAAAGTTCCATTCTGCTGTTCTCTGACTTAGCATAATAAATGAAACTACTCAGCAAAAGACAGTTTGTATTGCTTCCTTTTACTTCTCCAAAGAATAAGGCGTATCGAATAGCATTTAAGGTTGTTTCAGGCCCATAGCTATTTAAGAATGCTTTAAAATCTGAATTGGAAAGCGGCTCTTTTATATTATCTTTCAAAAAATGGAAGTAGTCTGCCATAAATATCTTTCTGGCATAATGGGACGTAAATCTGAGTGGAATAAAAAGAGATGCAGAGCAACACAAAAATGAAAAGGTGCATACTGATAAGAGAATAGTGCTTTGTTGAAATAAGGCATATATGAAAGCGCCAAAGAAAAAAAGTATCGCTAATAAAAAGATTACAGTGGCTTTTTGTTCATAATAATCATTGTCTTTAGTATAATAGCTTGGTGGAAAGGCGGATCTTAAAATCCGAATGAAAGCCATTTTTTCATATAAAGGACCATTCTTTTCGAAAAAAATCTCATCAATCCCTTCTTTATCAGCTTTATCCAAAACATAAGGCAAGAAGTTATCATTTTCCTTTATTCGATAGTTTTTCCTTATGTGATATTCTACTTCTTCACGTGTGAAATATTTCATAAAATCTCCTTTTAAATGTTTTCTTTATTGATAGGAGATAAAAAAGTAATGTCAAACAACACCAGATAAATGAAAAATCCGATAAAAAGATAAAATATCATCACAATTTGTGCAAAAATGATACTATTTTGTCACAATGTGCTTCTTTTCCAAGAAACAAGAAAAACCTTTTGTCTAAGACTAAGGGATTACGTATACTTCTCATCGTTGTCAGGAAGTGTAAATAAACATACTATTAATCGTTAAAAAGGAAAATTTATGAAGTCGAAGAATATGTTAATCAAGTCAGTCCTACTGTTGCTGCCACTGAGTTTTGCCTCTCATGCTCAGACTTCTGTATATGTATCAAACTCTGATTCAGGTCATATCTCGCATTACACTCTGAATGAAAAAAGCGGATCGCTGTCTCTGGTTGATGAGATTGACGCGGGTAAAAAAGCAATGCCTACAGTAGTCAGCCCTGATAAAAAGCATCTTTATGCGGCTGTTCGCCAAAAGCCTTACAGTATTGTTTCATGGGATATCGATGCTAAGACAGGTTCTGTATCGAATAAAACGGTAAATCCGATTGATACTTCCTATGCTTATATTGCTCTGGATAAATCTGGTAAGTATCTGCTGGGCGCGTCATACGATAAAGACGTGGTGGAAAGCTATGCAATTAATGGCCTGAAGCTGTCAGAGAAGCCTGTAGATGTTTATCATACTGGCCCTCATGCGCATTCCGTTATTGTGGACAACACTAACAAATCACTGTATGTGGGCAATCTTGGCGCAGATAAGGTTCTGCAGCTAAACCTGAGCAAAGATGGTAAGATTTCACCTATCGGCAATGGCTTTGCGGAGACATCGAAAGATAATGGCCCTCGTCATTCCGTGATTTCTCCTGATAACCGTTTCGTCTATAATATTGGTGAGATGGGTGGTATTGTGACGCAGTTTGAGCGCAAAGCTGATGGCTCACTGGTAAAAGTTTCTGAGTTTGCCTCACCTGTAGCAGAAAGTTATAAACTGGAGCATGGTAAAGAGCGTCCGGCTGGTTATAGCGATCCCACTCCACGTATTTGGGCATCTGATCTGAAAATTACGCCTAATGGTAAATGGCTGTATGTTGCAGAGCGCACCAGTAGCACTGTAGCGGGTTATAAAGTTGATAAGGCGACAGGCAAGCTGACCCTGATTAACGTGTGGAAAACTGAGAAACAGCCTCGTGGGATTGCGATTGATCCTGAAGGTAAGTTCCTGATTACCACAGGCGAGAAAAGCGGTTATATCAGCAGCTATGCGATTGGTAAAGATGGTTGGCTGAAAGAAGCTTCTCGTGTTCCGGCTGGTAAAGATACCGCTGTAAATGATGCAAACTGGATTTCAATCGTTAAGTTTTAATCCCGCGCTGAGCGGAAGAAAGGCATCCTTCGGGATGCTTTTTTTATAGAAAAAATAGCTTGCATTAGTCGTCTGGTCATGCAATAATCGGATTATTGACAACATAATGGTGAATATAATGAATATTAATGATAGCGATACTGTTCTGACATTTGGTTTTACGGCGGGTGCGCTGTTTGACATGAAGGAAGCGGAAGCAGTATTTGAGTCGCATTCGGAAGAAGATCGTCTGTCAGCATATAATGATTATTTTGCTCAGATGAATGCTGAGGGTAAAGTATTTAAGCCCGGCCCGGCACTTGGTTTTTATATTTCCCTGATCAAGCTGCGTAATAGCCGTAAGGTTCCATGTGATGTGGCTAAGTTCCGTTTTGGCATGAGCGCACGTTTTGACACTAACCATGCGGGTGCGATTACCCTGATGAACAGTATTGATCATTACCTGTTAGATGAAGTGAATGATTTCGTTCCAGACTATATCTCATGGACGGGTGGGCTTGAGCAGGCATCTTCTCATAAGATGCAAGGCGCTGATGTTGTGTTTACCTCGTCTGATGCTTCAGCGAAGGAATATCATAAGCGTGGCGTTGCGGCAGTTCACATTCAGAATATCAGTGAAATCCAGAACATGAAGATGTTCAACAACCGCGATAATAAAATCAACTTTATCTGTGACTTTGATGGTGTGATTGTCGATCCTACCTCAGAGATGGTTTATCAGGCAGCAAAGCAGATTAAAGGCCTGGAGCCTTTGGAAGAGTTCCGTCTCAATGAGATTAAACATCGTCATACCCCTATGGAGCTTGGCCCATTAGGTGTTGTGGTTCAGAAACTGAGTCGTGTTGTGGCATATTTCAATAAGAAGATGCTGGCAAACGAAATCAAGGCAAATGATATCCCATTAGCGACAACGATTTTAACGGCTCGCGGTGGTGCGGCTTCTATGCGTATTGTTAAGACAATGGCGCATCATAACATTCAGGTGACCCGTGCGGACTTCGCTGATGGTCGGCCTAAGCATATTGCGCTGTCTATGCTTGATGAAAGCCATATTAACCTGTTCCTTGAGGATTCTTTGGTTCATGTGGATGGCGCACGTAATAACGTATCTCATGTTCTGGCAGGTTTGGTCTTCAATGACTTTACTTCCGGTGATATGTCTCTGAACGGGGCAGTAGAGCAGCTTCGGGCGCGAGCCTAATAAGTAAAAATCTGACAAGCCACCTTCGGGTGGTTTTTTGTTTATAAAACATTAAAATGTTGTCTCTGATCATAGATTTAAGGTATAATAACGTTATTAAATCGAATGGATAAGGATAGAGAAATGAGCTTATATGTGTATATTGGTCGTTTTCAGATTCCACACTTTGGACACGCGAGTGTAATGAAACATGCCTTAGAAAAAGGTGATAAAGTATTGATTCTGATCGGCAGTGCGAATACTGAGCGCAGTCGTAAAAACCCGTTTTCTTTTGGAGAGCGTCGGGAGATGGTGGAAGGTGTGATTGCTGGATTAAAAGAGGAAACGGGGCGAGATATTACTGTTGATATTCTGCCTCTGAATGATTTTGAAAGCGATCAGGCGTGGGTTGATGAAGTTAAGCGTTTGGTTTCGCAGGAAGCTGATACATTTATTACAGGCTGTCGCAAGTCGGGTGATGAGAGCACTTTCTATCTTAACTTGTTCCCTGAGTGGAAAGAAGATTTCATCGTTGAGGTTAACGTTGAAGGCATGGATGTTATCAGCAGCACAAAAGTCCGTGAGTTGTTTTATAAAGGTGAGGCAATTCCTGATGTGGTTGCGTTATCTACCAAAACATTTCTGGAACGATTTCGTGTCAGTAATGGTGATATCTTAGCGTCATTATCGTAATAAAACATGGCCTGCTTGCTGTTTTTGGTGGTAAAACAGGCAGGCTTTATAAAATATGTGCAAAAAGCGATCAGTTGATTAAAATAGTGAAAAAAAGAGTTGTACTTGATGATCGGATAGCGTATTATTCTCTACATCGAAACGCGAGATAGTTTTTAAAAATCAAAACGTTGAGATGAAAAAAGAGTTGTACTGATAAGTGAAATAGAGTAGAATAAAACAATGCGCTCTTAGCTCAGCAGGATAGAGCAACGGCCTTCTAAGCCGTGGGTCGCAGGTTCGAATCCTGCAGGGCGCACCACTTTTACTAAGGAGTTATTATGTGTTCAGATGGTTGGTCTTTAGAAAAAGGTGAAGTTGCTGATGGTGTATGTCCTGATTGTGAAATGGATACACTTGATGGTTATGCTACTGAAGGTTGCTGTTACTCTCCGGTAGTATGTAAAACATGCGGACATGCTCCGTGTGATGATTCTTGTTAGTTAATGGCCCCTTAGCTCAGTGGTTAGAGCAGGCGACTCATAATCGCTTGGTCGTTGGTTCAAGTCCAACAGGGGCCACCAGCAAAGCTTCGATCCCTTTGCTTAGTTTATGGTTAAAGATGTAAAGATGTAAGTTAAAGAGCTATGGTCGGTAGCTCTTTAAACCGCCTCAGTGGTGAAATCGGTAGACACAAGGGATTTAAAATCCCTCGGCTTATGGCTGTACCAGTTCGAGTCTGGTCTGAGGCACCAAAAAAAGCAATAAAAAGTTGAAAAAAGAGTTGTGCATCATGATAGAGTTTGATATGATGATGTTCTTGATGTGAGGGAGTAAGTAGTTGATTTAAAGTGATGCGCTCTTAGCTCAGCAGGATAGAGCAACGGCCTTCTAAGCCGTGGGTCGCAGGTTCGAATCCTGCAGGGCGCACCAGAGTTTTCCGGTATGGCTGGTTAAACTTGTCTTATTTAGGTTGTTAGTGAAAAGTCAGTCTCTCTTATAAAAGTGTACAAAGCTTAACAGTTGTGAAACAGGTAAGCTTTATTTGGCCCGTTAGCTCAGTTGGTAAGAGCAATCGACTCATAATCGAGAGGTCGCTGGTTCAAGCCCAGCACGGGCCACCAAATCTGTGATATATTTACGATGGCTACATCTTGCGAAGATGCGCCAGAAATAAATAGAGGTTTCTTTAATGGGTGGAGCTTTCGGGCGTTGAACCCTGTTAAAGAGAATCACTTTCGGACGCCAGTAACCGGAACATTAATGTCTCCCTTAGCTCAGTGGTAGAGCCAAGGCTGTGGTTGACAGTGGTTGCGAGATAAAAAGATATTTACGTTAATCGATGCGTATCAGTTAAAGTCTGATAAGGTTCCGGTAGGAAACCTTTAGCTCAATGACAGAGCCTTGGCGGGAAGTTTCCGTGGTCGAGTAAAGAAGGTGTTATCTCAATAGCAATGCGCGTTGGTTCGAATCCAACAGGGGACACCAAATTGGAGAGTGATGGAAGGGGTAGACATCTCCGAGAGGAGTGGCGGCAGTCATTGAAGGTTCGAATCCTTCCTCTCCAACCAATAAAATGGTTTTTTAGCTCAGTTGGTAGAGCGCGAGCGCCAAAAGATCGTTTCTACTTCGGTAGACAGCTCCGGCTGGTCAAATGACAACGATTCGATCTTAGGCCAGAGGTCGCTGGTTCGAGTCCAGCAAAAACCACCAGCGTTCAAATGTCACTTTGAATGTGGTTAAACATTGATATTTACTGCTATAAAGATTAAAAAACTATTCATATATAATTAAAAGGAAGCTGATTACTTCCTTTTCATGCCTCAGTGGTGAAATCGGTAGACACAAGAGACTTAAAATCTCTCGCCTTCACAGGTGTACCAGTTCGAGTCTGGTCTGAGGCACCAACATATAAAATAAAGAAGAACCTTAGTGGTTTTTTTTTATTTTTAAATCAAAGAAAAACGGTTTAATAAAATCAGCAGGGCCTTGATTTTCTTTATGACGCGTCTCATCCATAAGATAAAGATAATCTTCTTGAGGGATAGTGAAAGTGTTTTTTATGTCTTCCCACATTTCAAGCACCAATCTCTCAAAATCAGGATGTCTTCTAAAAAACTCTCCAACAATATAATATTCCATTTCATTGTCCTCCCCATCCATCCATGATCTAAGCGTCTTCTTGCAGGGCTTATTGAAAAATATCTTTGCCCGGTCAACGCCTGCGAAGTTTACGTCCCACGCAGAAGGTGGCTTAGTCAGATATAGGTCAAAGTTTCCCGGCGTGTCGCGCCTAGTCAAATCAACTTCAAGTTCACCAATCCATTTATGGTGTCGATTGTGAAGCGTCTCAGAGAAGTCATCATTGATGGATTGTCTGATTATCTTGCGTATTTCTTCTTTGACTTGTCCTTCTGGAAAATATTTGAACAGGATGCTGCACCTATAACGCGATCCCCAAGGTCGCAAACAAAAACCCCCTCCGAAAATATCCATAAAAGGTTTCTCCAGGTAAGGTTTAATAAGCCAGACCATGCTATGTTCAATCAAATCCTCAACTGTAGAAAAAGGATTCTCGATAGGGATAGTTCCGTATTTGGTATGTTTTGGTTTTGTAATGTATATTTTCAAGTTATTTTCTCTTTTAATGTAGTCTTATAAGAATACATTTTGCCCGATATTAACGCAAAAAAAGTTGTACTTCATCCAGTATAGGATTATGATGTTCTTGATTTAAAGTGTAAAAGTTATGTTTTGATTGTTCAGTCCTGATAACCTCCTGCTTTTCAAAACAAGTTGAGTTATTGTTTATTACAGACAACCGTTCTTTTAAATATGATCAAACCTGATCATGAACGTATAAAGCAGGTTGTGAACTAACATCAACCTCTTTTTTCCTGCTAGCACTATTCCCCTTCACAATGAAAGAAAACTCGTTAGCACTTTTTATTTTCTGAGGATTATTTAGCTTTAACCTGTTTTCTAACAGCGTTTTGCCACAAATCACTCCCGGAAAAGCTACCTTAACATGATTCACCGCCGCATTGATATCTGCATTTATCACGGTGTTCAACACGCTGTCCCGGAACAACCCTCTCGTTATTTTCCCTTTCTTTACACCACGAACACCATTCAGTTCAGCAGGCGTAATCGGCTCTTTTCTCAAAGCTATTTGTTTTACTTTATTCACATCAGCCGTCAGGCTGCTTGTCTTCGATGTATAGCTTTCATCTATATTCACCACGTCAATACCATACTTTATCGCTTTCTCTTCAAGTAGATTTAATAAACGACCAAAGGGAATCTGGTAAAACTTCTGTTTCGTTTTCTTATGCTGCTTGATGTTTCCACTGGTCTTTACAAAAGACAGATTTTTAGAAATCACCAAATCAGAAACCGCATTGGTTTTCAGATAAGA